TAATCCAATCATCATGTGATGAGACTTTGAAATCAGTGGTAATGTATTTTGAAATATATTCGATGATAACTTCTTGGGGATAAATTGGCATAAATGATTACCTTTTTTTTACCAAAATGTATTTTATATGTTCTAAAATATGCCCTGAACCACTCGATTCAGGGCATGTTTTATATGTTTAAAAGCTTGTCTTCTTCTTTTTGAAGCTTTCTTGTTTCTTTGAAATTGGTTTTCTCGGCATACCTCACTGCAGAATCAGTGGCAGAGCCCTTCAGTTTGGCAAAAATTTTGTCGATCTTGAGACCAGAAGCAATGGTCAAATATTTGGGCAAAACTTTGTTTGATCGAACGACGCCGTAAATAATTCTTGCACCTTTTATTCCACCGACCTTTGTGACAATACTCATAAGTTTATCACCCTCAGCCATGGACTGTTCGTTGTTCATTCTCGTGTCGAGGAAGCGAGTCACTAGAATGTTTGAGGCTTCTCTTGGATTGCCATATGAAAATTTCGGCAAATGAGGACCATTTCCATTTTCTCCGTCTAGATCATCAATTGAATAGTTTATGAATCCACCAGAATAAACAATCGATCGATGATCAGCCTCATCAATTGCAAATGGTGTAAAATGACGGTCTTCATGATAGTTAATCAAATCCGTCAAAAGTCGAGTTGAATCAACAATTTCTTTGTTGATTCCATCAAGAGAACTATCATCAAGTTCTTTTGAGAGTTCATCATTTGATATAATAAACACAGACATATTGTTCGAAAACTCCGCTAATCGACTCAAAAGACGAGTGGCATTTGCTGTAGCGGGAATTGATTCTTTGATGAAAGGCAGCGTTGCAATCAGAAGGATTCTATTTTTCTGTCTCATCAAGATGTTGAGAAAAGCTACGACTGAAGAAGATCCACTACCTCCACCAGCTGCAACAAAATAAATAACATCCTTATCTATAATTGGTTCCAAATACCTTTCAAGTTTTTCGCGACCTTCTGCCCAAATCTTCAATCCTCTTGAATAATTTTGTCCTGCTCCACCATTAGTAATGATTCTATCTGTTCCTAGTCGAATTCCACCAGAATCTCTCACATCAGTATTAAATGTAAGAAGGGCATCTCCCTTCTGTGCATATAGAGCGGCAAGCCTGGTTCCAGTCTGGCCAACTCCAATTACAGTTTTTTCCACGTGTATTTTTATCTCCCTTTACTTTTTTGTTCTAAACGCTGCGTATGGATCTGCGCCCAATTCCCTATGACCAACAGCTTCACTCTGTTTTGCAGAAGCCTTGGCTCGAGCACTTTCAGCAGGAGTTGGAGTACTCCATTTTTTCTTATGTCCATGGCGAGAGGCTACAGTACCTCTTGATGTCGCGCCATTTGCCATGATATACCCAGTGCCACCAGTTATAATTCGATGTGTTTTTTTAGATTTACATTTTGGGCAGACAAACTTCAAATCCTCAGTCATGCCATGAACTTCTTCCCACTCATGGTCACACTTACGACAGTGGTATTGATAGGTCAAGATACTTTCTCCTTAAAGATAATTATGCATCTTCGTGTAGCTTACAAAAACAGAAAAAAGCAGATTTGAAAAGAAACGAGGCCTTGAGTTTGAAGCCAATTTTTCTCATTTGTGCCCAATCTCTGAGCTTTTTGAGCTTTTCAAAAATGACTTCAAAATCAGAATTTTGATTTTCAATCAGCGGGAATATCTTCCAAGCATATTCGGCTTCAGAAATATGTCCATCCAAATTAATTGAAAAACGCGTAGGAGTAGAAACTAGTTGCAATTTCATGGTGATGTCTTAAGAAATGGTTCACCTTTAAAGGGCCCATGATCAGACAGTGTAACCATCTTATCCATGAAATATTTCATCGATGCTAACAACTGAACGACATCTTCTTTATACAAAACACAATCAAACTCTTGAATGTAATCCTTACGTTTTCTTGAAAAAAGGTATCTGCGGGTGGCTCGCAACATTTCCTTCTTTTCCAATTTTCTTATGTCCCACCCCAAAAATACATCTATTGGATTCCCTTGCATTGTGTCTACATGAAAGAAACCAAAAACAAAATCATCTTTTGATTGAAACATTGATATGGTATGCCACTCGTTAAGCATCTTCGAATTCAAGCCCTTCTCAGTGCTTTCTTCCATCTTTGGTTCATGTAGGGCATTAATATATTTAATGTCCGTATCATCGAGGATACTATTTTCTATAGCATCATTCAGAAGCCCATTATAAAGATCTCCAAGCTGATCATATTCTATGAGGAGATCTTCCCAACGTTGCTTTGTTTGCCATGTTTTTCTAATGTCAAAGAATTGTTTAAGGCGATCCTTAAACGTCAAATAATTGTCGTACTTGAATCGAAGATAATAGGCCAATTTTTCCTGATCATCAAGAAAGTGTTTCCATCTTTCGATTTCTAAATAATGATAGTCTTGGCAGCATGAGCAAACTACCTTTGCTACTGGCTCCCAATATCCTTTGATTAAAAGCATATTTTAACTCTTTTTTATAAATTTATTACAGTTCATGTCGATCAGCTTCCATGACTGTTTGCATCCATTCACACACAGTTTGCAGAGATGATACTGATCTTTCCACCATTCTTTTTCCCAAGCCTTAATCTTTTGTTTCTCTGTCATACTAATAATTATGCCTAAGTAAAGAAACTATTTCTCACATGTATCATATCTCCATCGTCATCAAGTCCAAAGATTATTTTTATTACAAGTCCAGGATGGAGTTCTTTCCATTGACTGCCAAGAAAATTAGCGCCTACCTTGTCGGTGTCACTCTCTATTGGCTTTCTCTCAGATTCAATTAGACTGAATGGAAACCATATGAGAAATTTGAATTTTCTTAGGCTAAATCTTTCTGTTGGTATTACCACGGCCCAATGCCAATGGGATTTGCTTGAGGTTCTCTGGCTCTTGTCAGTGATATACATTCTCCAAAGTTTCCACCCAACTTTTCTCGTTCTTGGAGGATCTGTCCAATTTCCCCAAAAATCGTTCATTATTCATCCTCGTCGTAGATTCCAGTCTCTTCGGCATAATCATCTATAATTGAAACAATCTCTTCGAGGACCTCGATATCTTCATCCTCCAAATCATTTCCATTAATGTCATCAAGGAGCTCTTCTGAATCTTCTATAAATTGCATTACTTCTAAAACGTCGTCACTATCAAACTCTACATTGTCTCTTAGATCTTCTAAGGCTTCCTTCGCTCCTTCAATATCCTCAGGCTCAAGAAAAATTTCAGCTCCTAAAGCCTCTTCTTCAGTAAGAAGACCAAGTACCCCGTCCAATTCAACATCATGTTTTAAAATGCTCTTATATTTCTTTCTAGCTATTTTGAGCTTTTTATACATTCCTCTAGCCTTGTTCCTTCTCATTGACCTCTTTCTCTTAGCCTTTGAGCGTCTCAGGGCGGACTTCATCTTAGATTTGTTTCTCTTCCATCTCATATAGGCTTTTCTTGAAGCCTGTCTATTCTTTTTCTTTTTGAAGAATCTTCTCTTCTTAGGATTCCATTTGATTCTATATTTCCTGAATTTAAAAGCATGCATGTTCGATCCTCTCAGAAGCAAATAAAAGGCCCCTGTGTAATTATCTTACACAGGGGCCCTCATTCATTGTTTATTGTTCTATGTCTTCGTAGTCTCCGTCTGATTGATCAAGGGACCAACGAAGAATTAGTGTATCCTCCGGATTGTCGAAATACTCCTCAAAATTATTTACATCACCTAAGGACATTAGAGTCTTAAACGTATGCTTTACCCTCCTTCGATTAGATCTCTTGACTAGCTTTACTAGTCGATGCCTGGTATAAGCCTTGTGTGCCATGAGAGCCTCCTAAGGTGTGATGATGTCAAAGAACAATTGAATCGGATTCAAGCACGTTCGGTGCCCAAGAGTCTCCAGTTCTTGATTGTGAATTGAATCCTTTCTAAAACTAGTTTATGCGCACTTGGACCAGCCACAGAGACAGCTGACACACCCCTCCTTAAATATCAGATCACTTCCACACATAGGACAAGTGGTTGAGGTCATGACAACTTCTCCGTCTTTGATATACTTTTTGAGAACTCGAGAAACAGACTTCTCAAATCCTCCAAATTCTTTACTTTTTGAAAGTTGATCGACAACAAACTGTAATGGTGTTCCATGCCTTAGAGACATGGAAACGAGTCTCGCTAGACTTCCATATGTCCCACCAAAGTTTTTACTCAGATTTTCCACCAATACCTTTTCTTTTTCACCCTCATGAACAATCAAACTATATTGACCTTGTCCAGCTTTCTTAATGATTCCAGTTGTATATTTTGATCCGTCAATAGAACCGTTTGCATCGTCATCAACAAAGACTTCATATAAAGAACCATTTAGCTTGCCAACCAAAACTACAGTCTTCTTTTCTTTTACTATGAATTGATGAATGTCACATTCTAGAGAGGCTGGTCTATGTGGTGCCATTCTTCTCTTAATATAAGAGGCGTGGCCACTGTCACCATTACCATTTCCATTTGCTTCTTTTGGATCATTATATTCCAAGATTCCCTTCATTGAACCTAGTGGATTAAAAGTTGTGAATCCCTTCAATTCTTTTTCATATGCGTAGCTGAAGAGTTTCTTGTATTCTTCAAAAGTAATATTCTCTGGCAAATTAAGAGTCTTAGAAATTGAAGCGTCAACATACTTCTGGAAAATGGCTTGAACATCAATGGAGTCATAAGTGCTAATGTCTTTTGTCGTTACAAAATACTCTGGGACCTTCTTAGCATCAAACAAAATACCCTTCTTTGCACACCAAGCCTGGTACTGAAGCCACCCATAATCATATACAACTTGTTCAGTAAATTCATCATCAACCTTCCTTACTCTTCTCTTATACTCTAGAGCAAAGATTGGCTCAATTCCAGATGAGCAATTTTGACCAATGGTGAGAGAAATTGTTCCAGTTGGTGCTACGGTATTAATGCAAACATTTCTTAAACCATGCTTCGAGATCATTGTTTTGATTTCTTCTGGAAGTTTCTTAACGAAATTGGACTCAAGAAGTTTTTCCTTTTCACAACTTGGAAACTTGCCCTTTTCTTTAGCTAGGTGAGCTGATGCTAGATACGAGTTGTCGCGGAGAGATTTTGCGATTTCCCTGCTTAACTTCTTTGATTCCTCTGATCCGTACTTGATTTTCATCATCGCAAAAACATTGCCAAGTCCAGTGAAACCAAGTCCGATTCTTCTCCAGTCATGAGCATGCTTCGCCACTTTTTCAAGTGGGTATTCTGAGGCGTCTAGTACATTATCAAGAAATCTCACACCGAGCCTTGTAGTCTCTGCAAACGCCAAAAAATCAAACTCGGCGTTGTCTTCAAATTCATTCTTGATAAACTTTGCTAGATTAATTGCACCAAGATTACATATACCGTACCGGGGAAGCGCCTGTTCACCACAATTTTTTACGAATATACCAGAGCTTCCAATAAATCGATCGTCGTCATGAGAAGTTATTACAGCATAATTGTGGAAATCATCTACAGTCCCATTGTATACATTTTCAATTCCATCTTCTTCAACGAAAAGGACCTTATGATTTTTTCCTACCAACGAGGCTCGAAAATTTTTCATATATACTGGGTCCTGGCATCTCTCTCTAGTCTTCTCTCCAATTCTTCTTCGAGTTTCCTCACTTCTCTTTGCTCCAATATGATGTTCTTCTCTGATCTTCTGTTGTATTTCTGGGTTGTTGAATGGATTTTTCTCTGGGAATCTGTTAACAGGATTGTTTGCTCCTTTCATTCTCTCAGAGTGCATCTTGTGATGTTCTCGCCTATCCATCACGACAAGATTTTCTACTAGATCATTAAGTGAATCAAAATCATAATGATGAACTGCTTGAGTCTTGCCATCAGTTATAAGGTCGTTAAACTCAGCGATCATTTTGTATTGTCTACGATCTCGAGCGGTACCAGAGTTGATCTGTCGATAGTTGTTGTTTGGATAAGAATCGAATCTCTTTAGACTGTCGCCGGCTAACAATTTTTTGGCTTCTCTGTACGTTCCATCATTGAGCATAAAGCTATGATTTTCCGTGCACCTAATGTATGTCCCATCATCAAGATTCACTTTTACTATCTTCTTATTGTATCCAGTGCTTCTTGGATTCCTCATCATTCGAATCACCGTTTTGCCCTTTTCATCCTTAGTATAGACCGGTACATCTTCTCCAGTCTCGGCTAGATCTCTAATAGAAATAGCATTCCTTCCATCAGCAACCGCGATCAGAGTATCTCCAACAATACACGGATTGCATTCGTTGATAACATAGCTGTAATATCCGTTGTTGTATTTATTTACAATATCTACATTAAACATTCCAGGTTCGTTGTGTTCGAACCCGTTTCGAGCTATTAGATCATAAAGATACCGCGCTTTCACGGTCTTGTAGATCTTGCCATTGAAACTTAGATCCCAATCGAGATCCTTTTCAACAGCATTCATAAACTTGTTTGTGATTTTGACACTAATGTTGAATTGTGTCAATACTTTGTTTTTGTCACCCTGTTTGCATGTAATAAACTCTTCAATATCAGGATGAGAAACATCTAAGAGAGCGATGTGGGCTGCTCTCCTCGAACCACCCGTCATGATGGTCTTAGCTGAAGCATCAAAAATCCGTAGGAAAGATATAGGACCAGAAGCCTCACCACCTACTGATAAGGGGCTGTTTTTTGGTCTTAAGTTTGAAATGTCAAAACCGACTCCACCACCAACCTTACTAATCCTCGCATCTTCCTTAAGAGAATCATAGATGCTTTCCATAGAGTCATCAATCCCTATGGTATAACAATTCATTAGGTTCTTTATACCACTTTTTGGCCATGCATTTGCAAGAATTCTACCCGCAGGGATGAATCTCCCCTCAATCATCTCAGTATAAAACCGAGCTTTGATGTCTTTTCTTATTTCTACATCTTCCGATCCTGAAACTACGGTCGATATATCATCAAAAACCTCTTCTACATTCTTTCTATGAAACTTATATTTGTTGGCGAATACTTCCTCACTGATGGGTTGAATCCAGGTCCACTTGGTCACGTTTTTACCTCCATACTTTCTTTATTCGTATATCTTTCGTTTCAGACAGGATGACGTTCAGGAACAATAGGTTTTAATAAATACCTTCTATTACTATAAACTCACCATCTTTCATCTCCAGAACGGCACCTTTGATTTGGAGGGATTCTTGCAGTGGTATGCCCCATAGGGTCCAGACCTCTCCATCCTCGATTTCACTCTTTTCTATCTCCACCTCATCGAGGCATTTAGAGATTGTCTGAATGAATGCTTCTGAGACAATGATTTTGAATATCTGATCTTTGTTTTTTTCGACAAGCAACCGAAGCTTTCGAACATTTTTACATAGTCGAGATCGCATTACAACCATAAATATGCTCCGGAGACCTGGAAAAAGCAAGATAAACACATGCAGCTATATGAAGAACACGAGGTAGGCACGGCCCTTATTATCGGTCGATTCCAACCAATAACAAAAGTTCATTATGAGATAATAGACTCTGCCAGGAAGAAGTTTCAACAGATCTTCATCGTAGTCGTGCGGGGAACCAAGACCCAAAAAGACAAGGAAAAGAACCCGTTTCCATTAGGCCTCCGTCTCAGACTTATTTACATGGCTTTCGGTGGTAAGATCCATCCATCACACATCATTTCGGCTCCGTCTGGGTTTGTTCCAGAAATCATGGACAACATATTAAAACTTACATCCAAGGAAAATCTTAAAAAAAGGTTAGTTTTACTAGCAGGAACTGACAGAATAGCAGCATATAAGAAGCAGTTGGATGATTATTTTGACAACGATGGTGTCAGTGCAGAAATCCAAGAGATCGCCCGCGATATGGATTCTGCTGATAACGTATCAGCTTCTAAGGTCAGGGAAGCCATCAAAAATAATGACAAGGAGACGTTTCAAAGTTTAGTTCCCGTCGGAATCCACGACGAGTTCATGACTTTGAGAAAGTATCTCATCTCTGAAGGGCAACGCAAGTTTTTCAGAAAAATGTTTCTAGAGATGAGGAGTGGGAACCCTGGATAATCATTTTTTGGAGCTAAATACCATGGTATTACAACCTAGCCCAACAACAATGAACAGAGTGGCCTCTCTATTCAGAGAGAACAAGGATGATATACTGAACAAAATCAAGTATTATCGCCGCCAGCTGAGAAAATCAGACTCAGGAAACGTGAAAGAGTTTGTTGATCGATTCGTTGATTTTATGAATTCAGAAGATCTGTCTTTCATAAACAATAATATTGAGTTTGAATACGGCAGAACTGGCGGAGCAGACTGGGGAAAGTATGGTTTCCAGGGCGCCAGTATGTATGATGATGGTATTTTGGGAGTTAGTCTCTCTGGTGGTATTTTTAAACTGAATGATAAATCGTACGAAGTTTTTCTGAGTCTGTTACTTCAACTCTTTGCCCATGAATTAGTGCACAAGAAGCAAATGGCAAAAATCAGAAAAGCAAAAAAGACGCTTGAGAAAACGAATTTCATGAAATTTGCGAACTTGAGGGCTATTAATACCGATAAATATATGTCGGACAAATATGAGATAATGGCCTTTGCTCGCCAATCCATTGAAGAGTTTAGACAGATGGGTTTTACAAAAAAGGGAATGCTTGAGGTTATTTCAAATCCGCTCTCAAAAACCAATAAGCGACTTATTAATTCCATGAAAAGCAATTTTAGTTACTACCTTAGCTCTCTTGGAATGAGGCACCCTGCAACAAAAAGAATGATGAAAATGATGTATCAATATATAGAGGAGAGAAAATGACTTTTGAGTTCCTAACAGAGGGCGGGGTTGCCGGCCATATTTCCCACCCTTCAGATGATTTATCTCCTCAACAATTTATTGAATTCTATGATTCTCTATTAGACGGAAAACTTCTGGCTACAGAAAAGGTGGACGGTCTCAATCTTTTCGTAGGATTTAATAGAGACAAAAAGGTTGTGGCTGCTAGAAATGCTAATGAAGAGCCATTCGACAATCCATTTGAAAAGTTCAGAAAGTCACATCCGGCCTTGCCAGCTTTTAGATCAGGATTTAATGCAATTAAGTCGGCTATGGAGAAGCTATCAATCTCTGAACGCCAAACATATCAACTTATGGACATAAGTGACGAACCAAAAAACTTCATCAATCTTGAAATTATTTATGGTGAACAGCCAAATTTGGTCAAATATAGCAAAGAAAAGAACTATATTGTATTTCATGATCTTCGTGGAACAAAAGACACTGGATATGAAAGATCCCGCAACCTTAATGAGAAAGACGCTAAAAATATTCTCACCCGATTGGCCAATAAGTTTGGTACTGTCGCCACTCAGCAATCTCATTTTGACTACAACGTCTCTGGAAGATTTCCAGTTGCAGAGAAAACATTCTGGCTTTTTAAGGGCCCCATCGCAGTTTTGCCGTCCACCGTAGCAAAAAATGAAAAAGCTAAACAAGTTTGGGAAAAATATAAACCACAAATTATTAACTTTGGTGGCAATCAAGAAGAACTCAAAATCTTTATGAAAGAAGTGTCTCTTGAAGTTGGATCTGAAATTCTTGGAAACATGAAATCAAAATTGGCAGACCTGAAATCAGATGATCTTGGAATTGAAGGACTAGTGGTCCATTTCAACGGTAAGGCCTACAAGATAACTGGCAAGTTTGGTAGCTTCTATCAAGTCTTAGATCGACCACCAGATCCATTAAGTGAATTAAAAACTTTGATTGGAAATAAGGTTCTGAATGTAAAGCTCAAAGAACTAGATAAAAAAAAGGTTGCTGAATATGGCAGCGTTTCAAAGCTGCTTTTAGCTAGAAACAAGAAGCTTGATATCAATGCTGAGGTTAAAGAGAGAGGTGAAATACAGCGCGCTGTTGAAAGAGCAAGAGAAAAACTTCGAGAAATAACCCCCTCTAGAACTTTTGAAAGAGACAATATTCAGGCCCAACTATATGAACTTGATAGATTCGAGAAGGAGCTCGTCAATCATATGACTTATAAAGAGCTAGCTATCTCTTATTTTAATAATTTCTTTTGGCAGAAGAGCAAACTGTCTGAATCTTTGGACGACCTTCTGAAAAGATAAAGCAAAAGGAGATTCTAATGAACATTGTAGAATATGTGATGCTCAATTCAGAGACGAGCGCAAACTATATACCTCCAAAATACGTTGTTTTGGCTGCTTCTGTTGGAGGAAGCGCTGGTGCCACTAACCTTTGGTTACAGTGTGTTTCCCGTGGAATTGATACAGAAGTTAATCTCGACCTTCATATATCATCTTTAAGTGAAGTTTGGAGAGCCCATAGCTTTGTAAATGAAGCCGCATTTAAGACTGCAAAAGCGGCTGGGTTCTTCTTTGTGCAAAAGGAAGTAATTATTCTAAACACTGGACCAGATCCAGTTAATGGTGCCGTACCCGGTACTGGAGATAAGATTTTAATTTTAAAGACTGGTGTTGGAACTGTTCAAGGAACAGATTGGGAATATATTACTGCTCTAACATCATCAGCCTTTAAGGGAACCGTTGGAGAGTATTCTGTACAGTCTCTCTCAGATGTTTCTACCTATTTTGCGCCCAAACACATTCTAAACGGACCTTTCCCAATAGGATAATCATGAACTTCTTTGAGCGACTCTTCGAAGAACTTATTGGTAGCCCTAAATCAACTCTGAGAAAGTCGTTTGAAGAACAGCTTCTCCAATATAAAAAGAATCAAAAAAACCCAGGCGGGCATGGTGGTCCATCACCAGATCTAAGATTTGACATCAGTGGAAACGAAAATTTGACAACAGTAGTGCTCAAGGAAATGTCGAAGATTATCGGAATCAAGGTTAAAATTACTTCATATCCTCCTGGCACCGAAGATTCCAGATCTGGCAAATTTAGAACCTATCGAGTAGAAAGTGATGATGCAATCATTTATATAGTCGATTCAATGATTTCTGGAAAATCTGGAATAAAGAAATTCACTCCCAAAGCACTTAATTTAGCAGGTCAAGATTTTGCGACACCCAAAGATTTCTACAAGAAAATAGTTCCACAGATCGATAAAAAAGAAGACGATCCAAAAATAAAGAAATATCTCACTCTTCTTTTGAACACCGTCAGATATGGGAAACTAATAGATGCAGGCAATGTTGTCTATGTGAATAAAGATGAAGAATTTGATGTTGATGTTTCAATCAGCAGCAAAAATGCTATTTTAAACGATTTTGGTGAAATTCTTGGGGCAATGCTCTTTTCTAGAAAAGAAGGTAAGCCCATTAGATTCCCTCTAGAATCAAACAATCCTCTTGTTGATTTTTTCTCTGGTGATGATCCTATTTCTATGAAAGCAGGGAGTGGTGCGGCTGGATCTTTAGCTACGGTCACTGGTGACGATTTCATCAAAAAGGCCAAATCGCCAATATTGGTAAGGCTTTTGAAAACAGTCAAAGAAGAAGAAATGTTGAATGGTTATTTGAAAATCGCCAACATGTTCCCAGAGTGGAATGGTCTTAAAGAACTTCAGAAAATAACTGGTGAAATCGATTTAGATCTATCTCCTGGAGAAATCAAACAACAAATCTCTTATGCTCTCAACATGCTCTATCAACAAGGAAAGGCTGAACTGAGCTTGAGAAAGTTTTATGACAAGATCTCAACCGGAGCAAAAGAAATCAAATATGATCCAAAGAGTGAACAAGCTCAAGGTGGTGCAGGATACTTGATTGGTCCATTTATCAACGGTTTGGTAAAGTATTTGAATAGGCGGGAGGATTTGTTGGACGCTCTCAGCAAATTCTTAAGCAAGATCAATGTTCAACAAATACATGTTTATGAAGAAAAAGAAAGATTAAGATTCGTAGTAAAACTATTCTCAACCACAAAATTTGAATTTGATTCACCAAGCACATCAGTTAACACACTCAATAAAAAGCTTTCATTTAGAACGGCCTAGAGCATCTTAATAATCTTCTTGATGTCAATCTTCTCCATCCCCTTCTCAATAGAATCCTTTCTTTGAAAAAATCCTTCGAACTTTATTGCAAAAGTCAATCCACGCCTATTAACAAAAATCAATCCATCAAACTTTCCTAAAGATCTCTTTTTATATAGAGGACTGATGTCGATGACATTAATAAGGTTGCCCTTGTAGTTGATGGCACCTTTGATAAGCTTGCTTTTTCTGTTATGGACTGTCAAGATCTTGTTTATTTGAGTTGCTTCTAAATTATAATCATCTGTAATTGGAGCAGCTATTTGTTTGTCATGAATCTTAAAGATCAAGTATTCCATGTTTACACCTTGTTCTCTATTATAGGATGATTTTATCTTGCTCTGACGGGAATTCTTTTATCAATTAGGCGGCTGAAATAACCATATCTTCTTCAAAAAAAATCCTATTATAGCCTTCCTTGCGATATAACTTAATTCGTTCATTGGAGTGCTTCAATAGGATTGGATTTGTTTTGTCAAAAAAATCATAGACATCCACGGTCTTCTTAGTAGCGGTGACCCTCATTCCTCGACCTATCCTCTGCAAAACCTTAATATAGGAGCTGCCACCACCAGCTATGAATAAGTGTGCCACCGATCGTAGGTCAATGCCCTCATCAAAGATAGTAGAAGCAATAAGCACAAATTCTTCCCCAGCATCAAATCTCTTAACCACTTCAGCTCTTTCTTTTACATTGGTGACACCATGAAGAAATATGGCATTGGGAATAAGAGAGGCAAGAGTCTTTCCGTGATCTATTTTCTTAACCAAGATTAAAATTTGTCCTGTCAAATCCTGACAGAGCTTGGCGATTACTTCATTTCTGTATTTATTACGCACAATACCATATTTTTCTGCTGGCATCCATTTATAGTTGTCAATACCAATTGGTTTTGCAATTGGAACCATGTGGATAATGGGATCTGCAATCTTCTCTTCATCAATAAGCTTCTCAGATTTTACCTCGTAGATAATTCCACCAAGCCAAGCTTTTGTTTTTGCATCCCTAAACTCATCTTTTTTACCAACAAAGGGAGTTGCTGAGAATCCAAAACGGTATCTAAACATGCTGGCCATAATAATGTTTTGATATTGTTCTCCTGAAGCCCGATGAACTTCATCAACTATCAACATTTCATATTTGTTGACAAGTTTGTGGCCACTCTGAACAGTGGCCATGATTACTTGGTGTTTTTCATCAACCTCTCCGCCCTGCACGATTCCAGCATCCACGCCGGCGTCGATCATTCTTCTCAAGGTCTGTCGAGCCAAATCAATTCTAGCAAAAAGAATCAAGGTCTTCTTTTTCATGAGATTGCAAAGTGAAATAAACATTTCGGTCTTGCCACTTCCAGTAGCCGACTTAACTATCCCATTACCGAGTTTCAGACATACCTTGATGGCTTCAATTTGATAGTCGTAGAGAGTGAGATAACTAAGATTGTCTCTGATTTCTTTATCAGTGAAGCTGAAAATTTCTTTCGAACGATTGTCTTCAATAAGATATTTGGCTTGATTTGAGATTAAAAAGGCTTCAAGGTCTCCCAAGAAGCCTATTGGTAGTAGTCCTGTCGTTGGATCCTGACTCGTCCTTGTGAGAAATTTTCTGATTTTGATATATTCTCTTCGAAAGGAACCATTCACCCAACAGTTCGACAGATCACTAAATGAAAACAATTTTTCAATTTTGTCGAGATTATCACCACGACTTTTTATAGTGACAAACCTATTGTCATCGATTGAGGCTTTGAGTATGATCATCCAATAGTTTTATTTGTTTTCTTCATCCATTTCAAGGAGCATTTTTGCCCTAGCGGCTCTAATTTCATTAACGCCCTCGATGACGCTTTTAACAACCTTTTCTCTGATTATTTTTTGAAAATGTTCGATTTTTTCTGCGAGTTCATTTTCATCTGCTACTTCAATCTCAAGTTCAAGTCCATCATTTGATTCAACCGGATTGAACTGAGATGCTTGCACTTTTGCAGAAAAGGATGTCTTGATTATGGCTTTCATATACATTCTCCTATGTGTTTTTATTCGACAATGTCTTCGTCGTTCACTGTTTCAAATTCAGGAAGATCATCCAAATTCAAATCTTCATCATTGGTAACAATAAAGGCCCCCGGTGGTTCCTCAATCATGTCTTGGATCTCTGAAAGATGTGGTTCCTCAAATTCATTTTCCATTGCTTCAAGCTCTGGAAGATCTTCTGGAAGTTTTGATTTAACAGCCTCAGAAAAATTATCGGTCTCCATTCTTTTTCGTAGTTTTATTGTTTCGTTTAGAAGTGAAGGCAAGATATCAACATCACTCATGAGTAGTTTGAGATAATCTTTTCTACCAGATGGCATTATGCCTCTTGGTTTCTTAGTAAGAAAGAATTCTAAAAATACTACATCAGCTTCGTTCTCGGCTACTATCTTGATTTCGCTTTCACTTATTATGACGACTTTCATTTTTTACCTTCTTTTTGAAGGATTCTTTTATCCTTGACCACATTTTATTAATTTTGGGATGCACTACTCGAAGTGTTATTCTGATTTGACTATGAAGAACATAGCCAAAAACGACACCAATCAAAAACCAAAGTACGATCAAAAACATTTTGAATTCTCCCAGAGATTACCTTATGATGAAATAAGAAAAGATTGATCCTACCAAAAGATACCCGGCCCATGCCAGATAGACAAAACTTATTGCAATAATCGAAATTGTATTCCAACACTCTGCAATCTTCTCACTCGAATTCAAAAACAATGATCTGCTCAGCCACCCATCAAACAAATGTTCCATATTCATTTGTATCCCCTTTAGCTTAAAGTATGCTAAGGCCATTCATGAATCAATTCGAATCGAGGAACAGATCTATTTGTTGTTGGATCAATAATGTTCTCAGTAAAATTCTTCAAAGGTCTTACCCACCTCGTTCCGTCTTTGCAAGATCGATAAGAAACCAAAAGTTCTTCTGTCTCTGAATGTCGAGACATTCCTTTTACAATATAGAGACCACCCTTGAAATGTTTATACACGCCTCTTTTGATTTTTACTTCGACCTTGAATTCGTCGTCCATCTTCATCTCCTAATAACAAAATTTTTGCTTCCATATCTGGAGTAGCTTCTTTAATATATCCAGTTCCAATGCCAACGTTCGCTTGTTCAAGTGTCATAACCATCGACTTTCCATACGGAGGTTTTTTTAGTCCAGCTTTATTAGAGTTATCTTTGAACATGGTCTTATTGTTTGCAGAAAATTCAACTACTGTTTTGTTGGAAAAGCTTTTAGAAATTTCAGCCTTTGCTACACCTTGATAGATAAAGATGCCACTATCTCTAATGAGGTATTTCTTTCCAACATCTAACTGCTCAACAGACTTTTTGCGTGTTCTAAAAGCGTTGGTTTTCGTATTCTCTTTTCTTTTATCCATTTATTGAACTCTTCGGGTAAAATTTCAATGCTTTCAAATGTTGGCCATCTGTTGCTCGTGCTTTTTGTAAAAATATAGAACTTCCCAACTCTCATTTTGAAGTAATACACTCCCCTCATCACTTGATAATAGACTTGGCCAATTTCAAAGTTAAAGTAAAATGGTTCGTTGTATGAATAAGGCTCTAATTCGCCCTCAAAATAAACTTCCTCCATTAACCATTTAATAGAAGCAGGGCTTTAGCGAACTCTGTTTCTTCCAATTTTCTAATTTTGTTGTCATCTAATAGCTGCTCTATTAAGGCTTGCCCAATTTCGATTTCATAACCGCCTTTCAGCTTTTCAAACTGAAAGGCGGGGCCGTGTTGTAATCCATGCGATTTAACGCCTATGAAATAATAGAAACCATTATAAGTGTCTATTACATAGGGCTCATTGAGTTTGAAAATAGAGATTTTAGATTCCGGATAGGATTGCCTTCGCCCTCTCAGCATCTGTTTTTGCCGGCCTCAAGATTCCTGTTTCAAGGGCGATTTTACAAGTATCAAAGTCAATCCTAAAACTAGTTCTTGATCCATTGATTCTGCCCTTAAAGACGCAGTAGTCAGAGGGTTCTTCTTTCTTTTCGTTTTTATTTTCTTCTTTTGACTCTTCCTGTTCCGACTTTTCAGCCTTTACAAGAATATCAAAAATAACATATCCAGAAACTTCGGTATCTTTTTTGAAATTGAACCTTTTACCCTTCTTAGCCTCAATTTTAAAGAGCCTTGTCCAATTGATCTTGTAAATCTCCTCGGGAATAAAAGGACCATTGTCAACCACCTGCTCCAACATCTCATCACTCATACTCTCAAGTACCTCCCAATTTCTTCCCAGTTATGAACTCTATATTCAACCTTTACATTTCGGTTATAGGGCCAATCATATGCCACACTGTCTCCATTGAATGTCTCCAAGTATTTTGGAGAGTCATCAATAAGTATGTCTCCTTTGATGATCGATTTGTTCCATGAAAAAATAATTTTATGTAGATCAAAAAATGGGAGAACTTTCTTTACCCATCTGACTTTCTCAGTCCAACAATCTTCATATGTTGGCCAGGCTGCTGTTAGAATATAAACATCTCCAGCATCAGCACTGTATTTGTTGCAGAGTAGTTTCATTATTCTCTCAAAATCTGGCATTGGTTCAAGATTTTCCCAGAATTTTGGAGTGGTAAAGATTTGTTCTCTGAGTTTTACGCCATCTCCATTGACAATGTTGGGAATGTTTTTGAAGATTTCATATTCCGCATGGTTTTCACGTGGTAGCACAAAGTTTGATCCAGTAATTCTGTTGAATTCTGTTATGAATCCACCACTAAAATCATTTGCAGTATTGTCCATATCAACATGTACAATCATCAGAGTCCTGCAAAAGCATAGGTGGTTGAATATCTAGTCTTAGTTCTTCCAGATCCACCTTCGTTGAAACGATACATGTATTTGTTGATAAAGAAGGCATTTCTTGCAGCCTTCTGTACTTGCCAATCTTGAAGAATTACTTCGTCCTTGATACTTGGATCCGCAAAGTGATCAAACTCTCTATATCCTTGAAGGATTTCGTCTGTGGAGTACTCCTTGAAAATGTCGTCACCAAATTTTGCATAGAGACACAATTCAATTGTTTCGGATCTTTCAGCGATTGAGTAAAGCTCTGTGTGAGTGTGAGATCCACCACTTTCGCCAAAGTCTCCAGCACTTCCAAGAATGACTCCTCTTTGAATTGGGGCCCTTACCTTGAGCTGCTGATACACCCATGGGTTGAGATCTACGCCCGGCTGCATGTGTCCAATCCAAAACATAAAGCCATATTTTGTTAAATAAATCATAGTCAAAAATCCATAAGAAACATGAGCCCCATAGTAAATAGAATCAGTGACGTCAGCATCAAATGGATTGATAACCGCATCCTTCCATACTTTTCCCTGAGTGTCAGTAACAGAAAGAGCACCAGCTCTATCCACTCCGGTATGAATTCTCACCCATCCCCATTCCATGCTTCCATCTGCCTTGATTTTATACCCCTCAGCAATTCCAAATGGACAAGTGACACCAGCTCCTCTTCGATAAACCATGTTTGGAAAAGTTCCACTGCCGTCATCATATTTACTCATGAAATCATTGTAGGCTGTCTTATCAAGAGTTTGAATCTGTGGGAAAATGGGTGGCTGAAAATGCAATTTATCTCCAGGCTGGGCTGGGGCTACAGGTTGAAGTGTTATAGGAACAGTTCCAGGATTATTGGCTGGAATCGCTGGCTGTAGAGGCTGATTTTGATCCGGCATATTTTTTGTCCTTACGAAAAATTTTATGATTTTTTGGAACACCCTCTTTTTTATAAGTGAATAAAGACTAAGGCCTATTCCAATGAACAAGAGGATTGAGAAAATTAAGGGCCAACCGAGATGCATAGTTAGACCTTTCTGGTGGCGTCATGAACCCTTTTGTCTTTTCTGATCTTCTTTACCATCTGCTTTCGAAGAGCTTCTTTTCTCTTTTCTCTTCTTTTTGCCGAAGGTTTTGTGAAAAACTGCTTTTCTTTGTAGGCCTTGATAATACCTTCTGCTTCTTGTTTCTTCTTGAAACGTCTGATTGCCGCCTCAAGTGGTTCATCTTTGCCAACGATAATTTGTGCCATTTATGTCCCTTACCTTCTTGTAAAAATTGTTGTGCCATTAATATGATCAATCTCATGCTGAAATGCTACTGAGTTGAGTCCGTTAAATTTCTGACTTCTGCGAATGAACGCCTTTCCACTCCACTCATCCCAAATCACCACCACGTTTTTAAATCTCTTCACTGGAACGTGGCGCTTTCCAAAACCATACGACAAACATCCCTCTTCGTTTGATACCCTACCGTCAGACGCTTTGGCATATTTTGCATTGAAAAAAGTTCTAACATCAATTCCATCTCTGATGATGAAAAACATTTTCTTGATTCCAACTTGGGGTGCGGCAAGGCCGTAGCCATTCAAATCAAAAAGAATCTTCTTCATTTGTGGAACCGTTTCGTTTATAATGGCTTCTACATCATTAGCAGAAACTGGTTCACAAACAACACCTTCCACTTCCTTCGGATCAACAATCTTAAGATCCATCATTTCCCTTTCGTTAGCACTATTATATTTTTTGTGACGTCCTCAAGATTCAATTTTATATGATCCTTTGAAAATGTAAAGTGATAATATAAAATTCTTGAATCCGTTCGGTATTTTAAAGTTAGTGAATCTCCGTCCCAACTGTAATCAGCCACCCCAGCAAATTTTGGACCAGAAATTTTCACCATTCCACTAGTTCCAAACAAAAAATCTACTTTTGTTTTTCCAGTTCCAAATGACCAATCACCTAGAAATGGATTCGACAGTGAGAAAGAAGAACATCCCACTATCAACAGAACTATTAAAACGATCAAAAAATTTCGTTTCATTCTTCTTCCTTTAAAGAAGAGGCTTACGGCAGACTTATCCAATATGGCAATGACTCAATTCGGTCAAAGTGAGTTCTTCGTTGAACCACACTGCCCGGAATTGCGTGACTGGACGGTTTGGACCTGCTCCGTAAGCCTCATCAATACAATATATGCAAAAATTTAGACGGAAGCTGGCTCTGTAACTTGTGTAATCGGTGTAGTCTCAACGATCTCTTCAGCTGGTGGCTCAGCAATAGTTTCCATAACTGATACTCCCGCACCTCTTTTCCTTCTTGTCGGTTTTTCTTGAACTGGGGTTTCAGCTGAATTTTCTTCGATTGGTTCTTCAGTTTCTGTTGATTCTGTTTTGAATTCGTCTTCAGCATAAACGGAATCCAATACTCTCTGAATTTCCTTTAAGAACCAAGGAACGTCTTTTGACCATTCCTTTATCTTATCATCCCTAAACTTTCCATCAACTGTAAGAAGATTTTCCTCTCTCATCTTAGAAATGAGAACACTTACTGGAGGACAATCCCAAGGCTTAAACATCCACCATCCAGTGGATTTCTTAGGAGTTTCTTTGTTTTTGATCTGCTCTTCAACATCCTTTGCGGCGGGAATTACGAATTGATAGTCTTTTAAGATGTCTGCAATGCCAGCATATGGGTCTAGACCAGTCTGAAGATCAAGGTCAAACTTAACAATTTTTCCAAGAGTTCCAAGACGTGATTTTACCATCTCTGCTCGGATCTTCACTAGTGAAGTTCCAACAGCGGTTCGCTCAGTTTCGGATTCAGCATTGATCTTGGAGAAACGGACTTCTACAGATGGAACATATCCGAAGATTGTTCCACCAGAAACTATTTTTGATGGTCCATACCCACCAATATTTTCTGTGAGGTGTGCGGTTCCGACGACACAGATGTTCATTTTCTGCATTTTGCGAACATACTGACGGAAGAATGAGCGCATGAGTTTCGCTCTATTTCCCATGTCTGCTCCAGCTTCAGGATTTTTTTCTTTATCAGTCGTAATCATAGAAATAGAGTCTATGATCATGAGAACTTTTTTGCTACTCTTATTTTTCTCGATAGTATCGATAGTAAGAGCCATTCTAGTCTTGAGTTCTTCGACAGTGTCAACCTGTGAATATAGAATTTTCTTTGTGTCAATTCCAAGGAATCTAGCAAATTCTTTTGTGACACTGCCACCCTCAGAATCAAGATAGATGATGAGATCAATTGATGGCTCCCTCATCATTGAGAGAGAAATCATTGATTTTCCAGAAGATGGATCACCAGAAAGTAAGACAACTCTTCCTCCCGGGAGACCCCTAAACATGTCTTTACTGATTCCCCAGTTGAGTGCATAGTTTCCAGTCGTTATCCAGCTAGGAATCTCTGCAAGCTCACTTTTATCCATTGGTTCCAGTGGAGAATCTGGAAATTCTTTCTTGAAGTTTTTGATAAGTTCTTCTCTAATGTTATCCTTGTCCATTGTTTGGTACCTCTACGTTTCCTTTATGTTTGAATGATTTTATATCGACGTCTTTTGAACCATGTCGAGTGGCGATAGTGACAACTTTAATCTCTGGTGGAAATACAGATTTCAAAAGAGTTTGAAGTTGTTCCAAAGCCATGTTTGATTGATCGAGGGGGGTTTCACCTACTTCGTAGTAAGCTACAATTACATCACCAGGACTAAAGTATTTTGTCTGAACATTTTGTAAATTTATTTGATGCTGTGTGCCGTTATCATCTTGAAAGAAAAGCTTGCCCATTTTTAACTCCTACTTTCTAAACTATTAGTTAAATATGCTTTTCTTATTTTTTGTTTGATTCCATTTTTGCTTTATAGATTCTGGCCTCAACATCTTCTCTGAAAGAACTATACTCCTGCAAGTAGTGATTTAGTTCTATTCTGTCTTTGAAAACATGAAGGTTCTCCAATAGAATCACTCCTAATAGACGATGACTTTGTCTCAGGTTTAAACTATCCTCTTTTTTCTGTATTTCCAAAGCTGCATTAAGTTTGGCCTGATCAATTTTTTTCTTTTCAATCAAGAACTGACCAAAGAGAATTGTATTTGGTGGAATATGTAGCACGTTGTTTTTTTCGTCCATTTATTTAATCCAAAAGAACCATTTGTTTTTTAATCGAGTATCTATGTTGGCTTGATGTCTGTTGATTTCAAGTTGCTGAGTCATTTTAAGATTTTTGAAATCCTTAATTTTAGCTGAAAGCTCATTTCCTACAGCATCTATCTGCTGATTGTAGAATTGAAGCTGAGTCGAAGTTGCTGTCCGAGCCATTTCTGAAACCATCTGTTGATACTGAGCGATCTGATCCTGCGCTGCTTTAGTATACTCATCAGTGTATTGATCATAGAGGGTGATGTTGCTCTGAGCAGAAAGAACAAACGATTTGTCTCTCTCTTGCAATAGATATGGAAGCACTGAGGCTAGAGTAAAAACAACGGCTGCAGCAATGATACAAAAGAACATTGTCTTCTTAAAATCAATCTTGGTTGTATGTTTGATCGAATCAGAAATAAAGTTCATGAGAATTAGACCAACCGCTGGAATCGCAAACACCAGAAACAAAATCAAACCAATCATACCTTCCTCCTAAAAGAAGCTCCGGCTATTCCAGCCGCCATCTTAATCTGTTTTTCAACATCTTTTTTAGCGACTGCTGTAACTGTCGCTGCCCCAACACTAAACTTGATGTCTTCAATGTCCGTAGTGGTGGCACGCGCCCTTTTCATTTTTCAACTCTTAAAACGTCGAGGTCATCGACTAGATACACAAATTGTTTACTCATATTTTTCCAACAACCTCCCTATCCATTGTTCATATGGAAAACCAATGTCAGTATTCACATCGTCATAGGAAGCAAACACTTTTATCTTCTCTATCATCTGATCGAATTCAACCTTGTTTATGCCATACTCAAGGAGTTTCTTATATAAGTCTTGATCGAGAATTTCTCGATTTTCCAATGTGTCAATAAAAGCATGCAACTCTTTATCAAAAGCATCTCTATCAACTTTGACAATTTTTCTTACTGCTTTCGTCCCCAAAGGAATCTCGACCTTAATTTCCATAAGAAACTCCTAAAGTAAGTGGGGGTTGCCCCCCACTATACTTACTTTTAAGCTGTGGTGTCCGCAGGAGCAGGTACATCGGCTGGTGGTGTTTCGACCAATCCAAGCAGTCTCTCCTTGATGGCCAACATGTTTTCCTTTCTTACATTGATAGTCTTGATGACTGGTGCAAGAACGTCAGCCACAATGTCTCCAGAAATGCTAAGGGTGAGGGGTGCCTCTCCCTTATCATTCGCATCAACGATCTTCAATGAACCACTCTCGATAAGTCTATCACAAGTGAGTCTAGAAGCGTTGAGATTCTGAAGCTGTGAATTGACTTGATCCAACTGCTGCTTCGTCTCGTCATTTGCCATAATCTATTTTCTCCTTTTTTGAAAATATGGTTTTTCTATGCTACGGGTGAAACTGGATTCAATCCCGGACTTTGCTGTGTTTGCTGCTGTCCTGGCTGATTAGATTGCGCTGGTTGCTGAGGTTGGTTCTGTTGGTTTGGAGCTTTTTTTTGTGCTGCACCAATTTGCTTTGCAAGTGTATTTAACTGAACCTGTAGTGGGGCCAATCTAGCCTGGGCTTGCTGTGTAATTTGAGCTATTTGTTTTTGTAAATCCTCTTGCTTTTTCAACAGAGGTGCCATGTCTACTGCTTCATCGTATCTCATAAGTATTTGTCCTCCCCGTAAGGATTATCCGGCTTAGTGGGTGTAGGAGAAGGTCCAACCGGTGTCTCTGGAACCACTATAATAGTATCTTGCTGTGGTGGTGTCGGTTGTGGTGTTGGAATTACAGGCTGTATTGGCTGTGCCGGCGTCACAGGTTGTGTTGGCGTAATAACAATCGTAGGTTCTTGTCCAGGCTGAACTGGTGTAGGAGTGACTGGTGTTGGTTGAACTGGCACCGGTATCACAGGAATGACTGGTATTGGCTGAATTGGCACAGGAGTCACAGAGTTTGGTTGCACTGGTATTGGTTGAACTGGTGTTGGTATTGCAGGAGTTGGAATTATTGGAGTAGAAGATTGAGCTGCACTAGTCTGAAAAATCCTTGCTCCGACTTCAAGTTTTGGATCTTTAGCATTTGCCAAAAACTGCTCCAAAGTCACAGTAAAAGTCATACTCGTAGAATCAGAAAATGTTACACCATTTCCCAATCTAGACACCAACTTGACTAAGTTATTTACAGGCTTATTTTCCTTAAATTCTTGAATGAGAGCATCAGAGATGTGATAGTATTTTCCTAATTTAAGATTCATTAATTTTTCACTATGTGGCTAAAACCACTCTTATCCTTATGAACCACCACAGATTCAAAAGAAGGATAGTCTTTGAAATGGTCTCTGTGGTCAATTACAAACACGGTCTCTTTGTTATCTTTCAATTCTTCAAGCAATTCGAGCACGGTTGATATGCCTTTGTCATCTAAAGAATTCGACAAAACCTCATCGAGGAACATGATGTTGATTTTGGTTGTCAAGTTAGCTTTGATTAAGCTATTTAGGGCAAACAAAATTGCGAGATTTAATCGCCTTTTTTCACCACCAGAGAATTGACCAACTGTTCTTTCATTATCTAAATATGTAACTTGCTCGTTTAATTCCGTGTCCATTTGAATACTTACGGTCCCATCAAAAAACCTGTCCATATAATACTTCAATCTAGCATTGAAATACCCGATAATGTTGTTAATGCACCAGGACTTCATTGAGTTTTTCTTTGAAGAAAGACTGTCTTCCCACCATTCCAGAATGGTGAATCTCTTTTGGGCCGCCAACAGATCTCTTTTTCTAGCATTCAAATCTCTGAGAGTTTCAACTCCCTGCTGTTTGATTTTATCGAGATATTCTTTATCGATAAAAGTCTTACTGTTCAGCTCGGCAAGCTTGACTTCTATTTCAAGTTTTTTCTTTGAAAGCTCATTGAGTTCATCCAAGTTCATTGTCCTTGGAACAATGATTGCTTCATATTCTTTCTTGAGGTCCACAGAGGCTTTATTTTCATCTTTGATTTTCTTGATGCAATCTTCAATACCAGTCTCAAAATCTTTGTCTTTGGTTTCCCAACCAATTATTTGCAATTGAGAGCTTTCAATTAACTTGAGCTTTTCATCTTTACTATCAATAAAGGCATTAATCTTTTCATTCTGATCATCTTTCCAATGTTCAAGCTTATCAACATTGATTGCGTTTTCACACAATGGACAAAGTTCGGGATTTGCTTCAACTTTGATTAAAGTAGTTTGGAGATCTTTCACACTAGTATTTAGCTTCTCAATGTCTTGATTGAGCTGTTTGATAGTTTTTCGATTGTTCTTTGTAAGATCTTTGTATTCTTCTCTTGAAGAACGATAATTGTCTTTTTCTTTTTCCAAAAAGACAACTCGATCAACAATCTTTTGGTAATCGACCATTTTCTGTTCAACAAGAAGAGCCAACCTCTCTGCTTCTGTAATAAGGGCTCGCTCCTTTTCGATATCAGTTTCATTGATCTTTTTAAGATCTTTTTCAAGCTCTATTACTAGTTTTGCATTGGCATCTTTCTGTTTTCTACATGATTCAACATAGTCCGTCATAGACTTCTTGACATTTTCAAGACCATTGCTAAGGGTTTTAACTTCATATGTAAATCGCTCAACGGCCTTTTTACCAAGCTTTCTTTTCTGCTGCGCAAACCAATGGTATCTAGTAATGACATTCAACTGCAGAATGTTTTCAATAATCTCTTTCTTTCTCCAAGATTCTGCCTCGAGAAACCCATCAATAGTTTCCTGAGACATCATAACCGCATTGATGAAGGACTTGTAGTTAAACTTTATGATCTTGTCGATGATTTCTTGAGTGTCTCTTTTTTCAGCTTTTGAAATGAGATGGTCTTCATCTCTGGCACCATCAAACACCCTAATAACATCACCAAATTCTTCATCTTTTCTGAATCTATCTATCCAATAATCTTTTCCATTGATATTGAAACCTAAGCTTACTCTGCAGTTTTTTCCAATTTGCTCATTGATCATTTCAGCTATATTGACACTCTTCGAGACCTTGCCAAAAAGAGCATATTCCACAGCATGAAAAACTGTAGATTTTCCGGCTCCATTCGAAGCTCCAGTAAGCATGTTTCGTCCGGTTACTAGATAAAGTCCAGGAGTAGAAAGGTCTAGTTTTTCTTCTTGTCCAAACGAGAAAAAATTTTGAATCTCTATATCTTTAAATGTCATTCATTTTTCCATTCAATATGTGTGAAAATTTGCTCTCCATGATCATGGCATCTTTCTTCATATCCACATTAACTCTCTTTAAAAAATTAGTCCATTTGTCTATGAGAGTTCTCTTCATTTCCTCATCAATAGGAGTGATACTGAGAAGTTTTTGGCCTCTTCTGCTATCTCTTTCTTTGTCATTTAATCTTTCTCATCTCTTTGGCAGTAAGTGGCTTGATCTTAATTTTCTTTTTGCCCCAGGCCAAAAGGCTTTTGTATTGTTGTTCTTTTTCTTTCTTGGTGATACCAGCCATGGCCATAAGAGGAATAATTTTCGTTACCTTCTTTTTTGGTTTTGGAGTGTCTTGACTTAGGAGTCTTTTGGCTTCTTCTATGATTTCACTATTGTTCATCTTTTACCCTTGGGCTTCTTGGAGTAAGAGATGTTATTTGCTGAGCAATCATTTCAGGTAATGTCTTTTGAGAAGCGGACATGGTCATCATATTTTTCATATAGTTAGCCTGATTGTCGAGCACTTGAGCCGTCATAACCATCATTCTTCGCTTTCTACTGTTCCTACGAGTGATTTTTATGTCGGGTAGAAATGGTTTCCATTTCGCCACTAGAGCATCCTCCTTATCAAGTTTCTCTACACGTTGTCTTTCTTGAAAAGAAAGTTCTTTTTTATTGTTCTTCATCGGGTTTCCATCCAGTTAGATCAGCTTCTTCTATCTCTCTAAAAATTGTCATAAAGTCATCCTTAACCATGACACCAGCACTAATCTGTTCCTGTATACTTTTATCAAAGAGCTTACTGTTTGTGACATTATCGTAATAGGCCGAGGCAAGGTCATTCATTGAACCCATTGTCAGATCCTCAATCATGTTAAGCTCCTTGGCCTCATCCTCATCCTCAAAAATGAAATCAATTGATTCAGCTCCGAGAGCTAGTAGTTTTGTTTTGATCTCATCGAGATTGGCATTTTTTTTATGGGTTCTGACTCTGACAAAATTCCCTCTAACATCTTTTGGATCAAAAGAATCTGGAGAAACTTCTTTGAATACTGGAGCATCCTGATAGAATTGAAACTGCCAGCTTTGAGCTTGAGTGTCAAGGATTATGAATCCCTTCTTGTCAAATCTCTCTGAAAAACGGGTTTGATACGGAGATCCAACATATACGATATTGTTTCTTATTTGATGCCTATGAAAATGTCCAGAGAAAACGAACTTGAACTTCTCGAAAGACTCCTCAGAAAACCCCTCGCTACAAATGAAATTGTTGTCCATGGCAAAATTTTTAATGTCGAGATGAGCCAATAAAATATTATTTTCAGCATACTCAAACCTTGGAAGCTCTTCTACATATGAGAGATAATGTAATCTGACCCCATCAATGTCTTCCCAATCATAGAGTGGTACTACTTTTCCATATTCTCTGAATGCATACATGATGGAATGGTCTGTCGTTCCCATTTGAGGGGCATCATGATTACCAATCAAAAATGTTAGTTCGATCCCAGATTTCTTCATATCTCGAAGGATGTCGATACTCTTGATAAAGGGTGGGACGTAGAGTTTGTTTTTAATATGGAACCAATCACCAAGAAATCGAACTTGATTGATTTGATTTTTCTTACAATAGTTAAACAGATAAATCAAAAAACTCTGCGCGATGTCTTCAAACTGCGTCTTGCCAAAATGGTTGAATATGTGCAAGTCGCCGAATAGAGCTATTTTCAAAATGTTCTCCGGTTATTCATTCAATGTTTTTTCAATCTTCGGGAATGTTGAATTCATAAGTTCAACGAAGGCATTCTTTTCATCCATACTCATTTCATTGAGTGGCTTGAGTCTGCCTTTTTCGTCTGTTTTCCATCTTGGATCAGTTTTAATTTGTTGTTCCGACATTCCATTAAATGTCGTAACGTCTGTTTTCACATTTAAATTTGTTGATTTGAAATCACCAAGGTGACCGACAAGAAGATGATGGTCTGGTGCTGGCCTGTCTTTTGTAGTTTCACACAAAGTAATCAAATTTCTTTGATCAAGCTCAAGATCTGGACGACCTAGGGCCACGCAATAGTGAAATGGAAACTTGTGATGAACTTGAAGACTGGCTGAGGCGTTTTCTCCTGGCTTGCAACATGCACAAATCGGCTCTATTTTGAGGTGGGCCTTTTGAACTTTTGGCCATTTTGGACTTCTTGAAGCAACACCACAGCTTAGTGCTTCATTAAGTCCCCTATCTGTGCGTAGATTTAACATGAAGTTCTCCTACATTCTGATTAGAAATAATTATGCTAGCGCCCTCTTCTTATATGAGGTGTTGATGCATGAGATTTATTAGAGGCCGCTTTTATCTTAGCAGATTCTTTATCCTGTTCTGCCTTTTCTTCTTTCAATCTCTCTACTAGAAGTTCATAAATATACGAGCGCTCTGAAATCTCAAGCCCCGATGCAAACTCTGGAGAAATGTGACCAAAATATGCGAGTTGAAATAGTTGTTTGGTTAGGTTACGCCTCGTTTCCTTTGCCTCGTCATCTTGTAGAACGAAAAAAGTTTTCCGTAATTGGAATAGGCGTATCAAATTCATAGTCGCAGTGTGGGCAAACAATTCCCTTAATGTCTTCAATTCCAGAATCAAGGCGAATCAATTCTTCTCTCAAATAAGAAGCGTCTCCTGCAATCAATGACTCGATGAAGGAATCGATAACCTGGCGAGGCAGCTCGGTCTGATTAGGATCATAGGCTTTGATTATAATTGACGACAATCTCTTGACAATAGAATCATCAGTATCATTCATTTTCTTTGGCTGGTTCTGCATCTTGATAATCTCAAGCTCATCTTTTCCTCTTGGAAGCCTAAATAAAATTCTATATTTGCTCATAGGTAATGTGACTTCGAAGGGTTCCTTTACCGCAGTATCCGTCATTTCTCTGATTGGGTGGGTACTTAAATCAACCTCATATTCAAATCGCTTTTGGCAAGTATTATTTGGACATGTGATCTGGAATTTGTAGACGTTTCCATATGAAACAGATCTCAACCAAAGCATGATGAATACTCTGTCTGAAGATAGTAAAAGTCCTGGATCAAGAGGCTCATCATTTTTTCCTTTGCTCTTGATGACATTGGCAAAAAGCATATCCAATGCTTGACCGCTTTTTATAAGACGAGGAGTGGAAAGGATTTTCTCCTCATGAACTGTCATTGGTCTGACTCTAATGCCACCCTTTTCCAAAATGTCTGGGTCATCAGTGATGTCTTTATAGAGATAGCCGTGTGATGGGATTTCAATCAGCTCTGCTGCCGGTTCAAAAGCCATTTGCTGGCCTTCAATTCCTTTGACTGTAGAAATATTTTGATAGAAGTCATCACCCGGTTGCAGATTTCTGGGGGTAGGGATACTTACTTTATCACTCATTATTAGCTCCTTAGTGGGACGTTACATTTTATATCTTTAATTGGTCATAAATTGTGAATAGTTTTATAAGAAATATGCAAGTTTATCGTCTAACCAGTTTAGCGGGCCCCTCTCTGATCATAGCTTCATAATCATAGATACTCATAATTCGAAACTTCGGTTTCATTCCATGCTTGCTGAACTTGACTCGTACATATTCAGACTCTATGCCAACATTTGATCTTTTCAGTTCAACTAATTCTACGAATTGTTTATCAATAGGTAAGAAATACACCTTGTCTCGATAGAGTTCTAATAGCCTATATTGTCGATGTTTGAATTTGTCTTCAACTAGTTCTTCCGCTAAAAAATCAAGATCCATGCTATGTTATCCTTGAGTGTTATGTAAACAAGGGGGCTTGTTAGCCCCCTGAGTCTTCTGAATTATTAAGCTGTTGGGATTCCACCAGGACCAGTATCACTCTGAAGTACTGCATAATCGTATCTCAATGAGATTTCAACTTGTTGAGCATCTGAACCTTCATAGTTCAAATCCTGGAAATTCACACTTTCTGGGAAAGCTCCGAAAAGATCCCAAACTTCAATAATCTTTCCATCCGGTCCAAGCATTACAAGAGTTGCATTTGTTTTATAAACGATCGCATAGCCCTGCCCACCAGTTAGTGGGTTGTAAATTGCTGTAAACCAAGAATAGAGAACCTGAGCTGCTGATTTTACGCCCTTATCGAAATCGTAAAACATGCAGGAAATTGGTTCCCAACTTGGCTTCGATGCAAACCAGAATCTTTCATTCAGTCTGTGCAATTCAATAGGATCTAAGCTTACTGATGGCCTGCTAGCCGTCAAAATGTCAATTGCCAATGCTTCTGAGGCATCGTTTGAGCTTGCTGCATTAGGAACAGAGTCAAACTTCAAAATCCATCTATTTTTCCTCTTCGGTTCCCTAAAAGAGTGTTCTGCACTCGATAACACTATAGGCATGGTTTAACCTCCATTTCAGTTCTAAATACCCAAAATCACTTACTATTATCTTTCAGACACTTTATCGAAAATGTCAAAAGATTTGTTATGATCTAAAGACAAAAAAAGGGAGCCTTTCGGCTCCCTAAGTTATGAGTAAAAATGGCTTAATTATCCACTTACAGTTGTCTCACCAGTAGCAGCATTGATTGTGAAATCGACCTCAACAAATTCAGTGGTTTTGGTTGGCTGCAAGAAGATCTTGCCCACCATCAAATTCTGGTTGATCGTGGAGGCGGTATTTGTGCTCGAGTCGCAAACTACTGTATATTGAGTCAACCCTCTTCGCTGTCTAATTGGTTCAAGAATGGCGTTGGCCTGTCTAGCAAATGCTGCCCAATTGGTTGAGTCATCTGGTTCGAACAAGAAGCCACGAGCCATCTTGGCGATCAACTTTTCAGCGTAAATCAACAACCTTCTTACATTAATTCTATTGGTAGCAGTATCAGTTCTTTGAGTTGTTTTCTGTCCCCAAATTACGATACCCTCATTGACAAATTTTACAAGTGAATTGACTATTGCCGTTCCACCGTAGAGAATGTCTCTTTCGGTTCTGTCTGGTGAATACTCAATATTGATTGCAGCAACTTTTCCTCTAGTTGTTCCAGCAGGAGCATACCAAGGATCTGCAATATTGTCGGTATAAACCATTGCCTCTAGTGCATAGATTGAAGGTGGTAACCAAACATATTGCTTATTGTCTGAATCATAATCATATAGCCATGGCCAGAATGCTCCGACATACGAAGAGGTCAAAGTACTGCAAGCATCATTAACCATAGTAATGTCGGAATTTCTGCTAGCGATTCCAAGTCCAAGTCCAAATGGAGCAGCATCAACAACACCAAATACATCATGTCTAGATTCAACTAGAGCTGCTACAGCATTTTGAACAATTGGATCAGCTCCACCAGGAGCAGAAACTAGATTGTATTCATAAACCTCTGGGTTTGCAATCTTAGTAAGAGCATTGGCATAGTCGGCGCTCATTGTCGTGATAACGTTGTTTGAATCTTCAACCCAACCATTCGTTCCAACAGAGAAATCAGCAATCAATACGCTGGCAGAATCAACTCCATTTGGAATATCAACTGTACCAAGAACCCAATCTCCATTTGGAAGCTTAACCATGGTGCTATTTCCATCTTCATCTTCTGCATCAAGAACTATATAACCGTCATTCGCCATTACTGTATTAATATAGTTGGTAGCAGATGGATCAATCCAATTTACCTTCGTATAGGCGGAAACCTGTTGACCATTCCACAACACATACACATTTTCATTAGTTATCTGAGTTTGGCCAACGTTAATTACTTTAGTTTCTGTTCTGAAGATGAGATTATTCCCATATGAACCTTTTTCTTTAGCTCTTAGATTAACGATTCCTTCCCCAATTCCTCCTGGAGGTATACCATCTTCGGCAGCCTCTGTTCCACCCAACAGACTTACTAGTGAATTTCCAGAACTAGGTGCCGAAATGTTCACCATAGAAGTAAATGTTGAAGAGGCGGGACCAGCAGAATCAATGGTAATTTTTCCAGCACCTGAATCAACTATAGCTCTTGATTTTGGAAAATGATATATGCTATAGAGATTATCGATCGCTGCTTGAATTGCAATTTTCATACTAGCCAATGTCCATATTCCTGATGTAGGAGAAGTGATTACTACTGTTCCAACATCTTGGAATGATTTTACATTAGGTGTAGTTGCTGTTTTATTGAAAAGGAAAATACCATCAAATGTAGATGGATTTGCAGTCGATGGAGCAATTGCGTGTGGATACTCAGCGTGCCAAGTTCCATAAATCCAATCTGAATCATTATAAGTTCCAACAGTCCATCCAAGAGTAGGCAGTGCATTTCCACCGGTTGTTGGTGCTCCTAGGGTTAGGGTAGTTCCAGTTCCAGCAGTTCTTCTGATACATATTTTTGAATGTCCGCTTGCCTTCTTCATCTCAAATACAACATAATTAGAATCTGCTATTTGGGCCGTTATGTGAGAAATGGCAGCGACCACTGTTGCGCAGTTAGCGTTTAGAGTAATGGTGTCCCCGTCCAAAACAAATCCAGCCTGATTTGCACTCCAATCATGTCCAGCAAACTCAGAGGATGCCAGAACTGCAGCTCCATATGTTCCAGCTATTGTCATCAGATCAGTATCGACGTTGGCATAGGTATCACCATCTCTGTATTGTCGAAGTGTTACTAAAGCAGCACTTCCCAAAACACTACCATTTCTCGTTCCACTTGCTCCATAATACTCTGATGTTCCATTAACTGCATCTTGATTTCTTTTAAAATTAGCTGTGAATGCAGTATCTGCATTCGCCCCGACCGCGATCTTGAACAATGGAGCATCAATAGTTGTGGCTGGTGCAGGAGCTCCTATATTATTTGCAATTTCGACAGCCAATCCGGTCCAACTCTCTACAATTTTAGGGGCTTTGAATGCTCTAAAATCTGCTAGCAGATTAAATCCATATGTGCTGTTCGGTGCAAAACTTCCAGCAGCAACACCGTCTGTTGCTTTGAAAGATTGTTTCCCAACCGTAGCTACTGTGCTTGGTTGAATTCTAATTCTTTTGCTGGCATATTGAGCAGCTGATGGATATGCAGTTGGGTCTCTATTATCACCAGCTCTTACAACTAAAAGCTGACTTCCCTGGTTAAAATACTTGTAGGCAGCTTGAGCAAGATACGGAACCTGCGCGAGCGTCTTTCCAAATGTCAGATTAAAGTCTTGTTGGCTTGTGACAATGGTAGGGTCAAATGGCCCCTTTTCGGCGTAACCAATCAAAGCCGCTACATTTCCAGTTCCAGGTGTAGTCGCAGCATATTGAGACTGATCGATCTCATTAGTAATGACTCCTGGGCTTATCAAAAAATTGGCCATTAGCTTCCTCCTATTTCTTTATTACCTGAAGTAATCCCTGAGCCTTCAAGGCAATCATCTGAGGAGTCAAAACCTCAACGTCAATTGATCTTCTCTCAGGCAGTATGACACTTTTCCCATTCACTGTCAAAGTTATTGGGGAATAGGTCTTGTTCTTAACCTTTATCATTTTATAGCTCCTATCTAAGCTTTCATTTACGGATCACCCGGAACCATTTCGTCTCGTTCTTTTACCAAAGTTTCAATGTCTATAGAACCAATCATTGGTTGCTGATCATCGAATGGTTGTGGTAGGAACGCATTCATGAGCGTAAAACTCAACTCAAATCTTAAAGTTCTTTGCTGACTATCTCCAGGTTCCAATTCAGAAACATCTGCAAAGTTATCGACAATTGCTTGTGACCACTGACCATGAAATTGTCGATTCATTCTATCACCTTGGTAGTTCATTCCATATGCTGGATCACCTATCCAGAAAAACTTTTGTGGATTGAACTCAGTCACCATTTCATACTGTAAAATATCCATCTCTTGTTGATACACGGCCCACGCGTTCACGACATAATGAACTTGGTATTCTAATAGCGGAGGGACTTTCGCAACACCGACTATTCCTCCGGTATTATTATCTTTATACTGACGTATATCAAAGTTTTCGGCAGGCCTACTTTTTTCAAGGCTCAATTGGTAGTCAGTTATGTAGTAAGATAGGGCTGGCGAATCTATCTTTCCATTTCTAAGAGGTTGAACTACAGAAGCAACAGCCCTATCAAAATCAGCATAAACCACATTTATGACCCTTTTGACATGTCCTTGGGAAACAGTTTGGGAAGCCTTGAGTTTTCTATAGTTTTGATCCAGAATCAATATGTTTCCAACAACGTTCAGGATTGTGTAATATTCGTCATTTGTGGGCGTTCCAGTAATTTGGATTGGATGACCAGCTACAAATGGATTAGCTTCTGCAGTTGGTATAATCTCAATCTCATGCTGTCCTACTCCACCACCAGCGGTTCCATTGATTGTCAGAGATTTGATAACTCTATCAACTCTATCAAAGCGTGGAAGATGGACTAGACGGAGCCAGTCTCTGATGGCAAGTGAATAGTCTCTAAAAAGAGGAAAGACTTCAAAGGCCATTAGGTCTTTCTCCTCTTGTCACGATTCTTTCTATTTTTTTTGATAACTTCTTTGGCAAGCTTATCTCTTAATGACTTAAGCATAGCATTTGAAATATCCTCAACAAATTCATCTGAAACATCTATTCTTGGATTTCCTTTAAGAGTGTAATTGTCGTCCCCAATTTCTACTTCTCCACCATAAAAGTTTTTGACGATGGTGTCATCTTTTTCATCACTCATTGTTAGGGTCAGAGTGGTAGTGGATGTCGGGTTGCTTGTTATGAGGACATCTTGATCTACGTTGTATCCCTTCACCTTCTTAAGAGATGGATTCCACAATGTCATTGTCTTCACTAAATTGACAGCTGTAATAGAGACCAAACTATCTTCTTTTTTGATACTTTCAAGCGATACTGGATCACTAATGCGACTAGATTTTTTTTCGAGTTCTTCAACGATGTATGCATCAGCTGCTGCTTTTAGAGTAAAAATAATTTCCTCATGGATTTTATCGTTTTTGGCCATAATGATCCTACAATTTGCTTTAGTTTATCTTATTATGGCGTTTGATGAGATGAATTGTGTTAGATAGAATAACCCATAGTGGGAGGCTGGGAGCCCTCGGGTAGGCGAATCTGATCTAATCCTTCTGGTTTTCTAGCAACAACATGGAAATGTAGGTACTTCCATCCCCAAATTTCGTCTGCCACATATGCATCCATCACTCGATAGATTTTTCCTCTGAAAGTTTGGACAATGTCTCCAATCTTAATTTCTTTCTGTCCCAAAAGGCTTCTCATTGTTTGATAGTTGAAAGTGATAGCAAGTTCTTCTTCAACATTTTCAACACCCATTCTTGTAAGTTCCTGAGTCCAGGTCGGCTCTTGATAGTATCCAGGAACTACGATAGGATTGTCGAAAATCTCACCAGGTCGAACGATTGTAAAGTCTTTTGCAGAAAATCCACCACCACCATGGTTATACATAGCTTGAATCTTGCTCTCATCAAGAATGTCGGCCTCTGCATAAAGATCGTCTAGTGGAGATGTTTGATCCTTTGGAACAGTCTTAGCGAGGTTAAACGCATAGATCTTGAGCGGAGGAGAGGCTATTTCTAGCAGCTCCTCGTCAAGAGAGTTGATGAGATCATAATCGACAGTCTGCTGGTCATAGACCCGCAATCGTTTGACCTGATTCTTTGAGCCCATTTATTTACTTTACAAGGTTAGAATATGCGACCTTACTAGGTGGATAGAGCTGTCCACCCTTCTTCAGAACGCCCGGAGCGACCATCTTGTCTCCAGCTCCAGAAACTGGTTCATCCATAGAAGCAGCCGACTTTTTTCCCTTTTTCTTTGCTTCCTCGAGCTCGAGTTCATATACCAACTTGTCATTTAAATCTTTAAGATTCATTGCATTCTCCTTGAATCAAATTTTTCATATTTTGGAACTAGTCTTACGTATAATTATCTTCTTCTTTTTTTTCTTAAGAGCATCTTTTCCCAAATCTCTTGGCATGCCAACCACATCGGCCGCCGACATTCCTCCACCACGAGTTGTTCCTGGAGGAGTCGCCAAGGCACCAGGGGCCGGAGGAGCCATCTGTTCTACTACCTTCTTAATAAGCCTCACTTTTGTTTTCTTCATACGAGTGTCTTCGGCTGCTTTACCAAGCCTTTTCTGTTGTTTTCTCACCTCATCATCTGTCCTAACACCAGGCTTATATCCACGTGAAATCTCATCTTCTCTAGAATAGGCCGATACTGGAGAATCATACGAAGCTTCTTCTACTCTCTTGAGCACCTTCTTTTTTCTCTTCTTCATGTCTTTGCCCCATACAACATCAGGCTTAGCATTCTTGAGAGGATCGGCAGTTGGAGTATCAGTATCACAATCTTCTTTTACCGATCTAATTATCGACTTATCTTTTTTGCTGCTTCTCTTCTTTTTCTTATAATCATAATCAGATCTATCTTTCGAAACATTCATCAATCCTGCAGTTAGTGCAGAATAAGCAACATCAGATTGCCCCATAGAGGAATCTTCCTTGACAACAATAGGCATTGTTCGCCTGATTATTCCATCTTTCTTTTTTTTCTTTTGTAGAGCTTTTTCAAATTTCATATCATTGCCTACATTAAGTTATACTGACCAGTGATTTCAAAAACAGTGACGGATTTGTTTGGATACTGCCTCACATCAATGTTCTTTTTGCTTATATCCAATCTCTCAAATGCTGTAAGCAATTTGGCAATTTGATCACTATCAAGTTCATCCTCTATGATGATTTTAGTAATCCATTCTTTCTTGTCTGGATCAAGCTCCTCTGCTTTCACTTGATAATCCACTATTCCATATTTCTTGAGAGCCCCACCAATTTGAGTGTAGTGCTTCTTGTGCATTGGCTGATAGTTTTCAGCTAGTTTTTTTAGTTCCATTATGGTTCCTCATTTAAATCAATTTCAAATACGGCTTTTATGAATGCTGGAAGAAGTCTTCCAGGAAGTTCTTTCACCGAAATTTGCTCCGAATTCGCAGGATCAGGAGGAGCATCCCAAGGAGGTATGAAATAGGACCAAACATGATCAGTTTCTATCACAACTATCTCTCCTGGAAGTAGCTTCTCGACATACCATCCCCTTTGAATTTCTGGCACTCTCTGAAGTCTAGAAAATTTCTTCTGAATCTCTCGAGTGAATTTGTACCATCTCATTTCTTAAAAGCTTTATCTTTGTAGTATTTACTACACCCCTTGCATTTCAGAGTACCCCTCACATAACTCTTTTCAATTTTCTCACCACATTCACACTTATCGTCTTCAGAGGCCTCCTTCATGTCTTCAAAAATGGCCTTTTCTGCCTGTTCTCCAGTTTCCTCAATATATCTTTCCCATTTTAGACTTGCTCTCATATTGTGCTCCCCACTGTCCTACAACTTTGTTATATATTGATGATGCCAAACACTATAATAAGCACCCTTTTTACTTATGGCTTTTTTATAGTCTTTGACCGATTCATCGTCTTTCTTAAAAGACATGTTGTAGTATGTTGGATCAATTCTGAATTTCTTCTCCTTGACCTTTTCATTTAATACTTTTTCGAATGTCATCCTCTCGTTTCCTTTATCAGCTTTTTAAACAAATCAACAATCATGGTGCGAAAATTACTTTCTTCAAAGTTGTTATTCTTTACAGAGACATAACTCTTAAAAGGTTCAGTCGAATCATTCCATTTTTTATTACTAACAGTCTTATATATTCTATGCTCAATTTCGAACTTAATGATCCAATTCACATAGGATTCATATGTAATTGCATCCTCAGTTTTGCTTAGAATCTTGCTCCAAAATTGACCCTCAACAGTCTCTCTATAAAGAAACATTCCAGGTTTTATTTCGTCGAATCTCATAGCCAATTTGCCTTTACACCAAGTTCCCAAAGATATGGATTCTCTTTAAAAAACAAATGTGTGCTTCTAGGATCCAGAGCGGCCACCAATAATAATCTTCTAGAATCTTCTTCTGTTTCCAAGAAACAAAAACTTGGATATTCACCCACTTCTCTTACTGCAAGGCTATCATGGCTGTTGTCAATAATCTTTCGAACTGGCTTTCCGCGAAACCATGTCCTGCCGGCCTTCACGACAATCACCTCATAAATCCAATATTGCTCTTTATCGTGATCCATGAATACTAGGAATCTTGTTTCACCCATTTTTGGTTTGCTAAACTTCATTTTGTCCACTCATATTCAAAGATCAGCTTCAATCCAGAATATTCTTCTACATAAAAATTTGGCCAATCAGTTGGAGAATATGATTGAGCCGTTGTCTTCTTTCCATTTTCCACACAGCTTATTTGAAACTCGTCAAAGATGTTGGTAGTGATCCTTGTAATTCTCCATTTTTTTCGCTCACCACCATAATATTGCCAGAAATCAAGCCGAGGACCCTTCTCTTTCATTAACCAAATTTGCACATCATATTTTGGCAACAGTTTCAAATAATTGAGCAACCTCATCAACTATCCCGTTGTGAAAGTAAGGGGTTCTCCCAAACTGATCAACTCTTTTAACAACTCTTCTCTCTCACTTGCGGCTTCAGTTATGAGAGAATCAGCATTGAGCGTAATCTCTCCAGTAGGACCAGGCAAAGAGGCGAACTTTCCTCTGATTCTTCCAAGCATTTCCTTTGACCAGGCCAAAGCATATCGTCTAATCCAAACCAAACCTTCTTCATCGATCTCTTCTTCTGAAGGAGTTCTACTGACTTTGATTGCCATTCTTATCGAATAAGAAGTTGGAGCAGGATAAAGTCGGATATATTGTCGCATCTGTGGAGCTCTCAACATAAACATATTAGGATTATTTGGATCTAGAATTGGTTGCCCATTAACATCCAACATTATAAGATCAGGATCATCTGGCATTTCATTATGAGTTAGGTATTCATATGAAGGTTGAATACCCAATGTTCTTTCGAAAGTTTCCTTATAGGCCATGGCGATATAGAAGTCTGCTAAAAAGGCTCCACCTGTATATTGCATATAGTAAGTCAAAAAGAATGATTCTCCAGAAGAAGCTAATTGCGCAAAAATATCGGAAGTTGGCTGATACACCACTTGAATGACTTTGTCTTTAGTAATGTCAACAGGCAGCTTCACTTCGTGTTGTCCGGCGGCGATGTCAAAATAGTAATAGTATGGATCTGGAGTCATGTAATACATAAACTTCTTGATGGCCATATCAATACAGTTTGTGACTTGGTCATCAGTCAATTCTACTTTTACAACAGGATAACCCAACATTGCCCATATCCATTCTCTTGTTCCAGGATATGAAAGAGTTGGTTCTGTTCCATTTCTTCGCCAATTATCAAAAATGACTCCAAGACTCGTCTTATCACCATCTCCCTGTCCAGCCCCACTTGGTCCCAGAGGATCTCCCCACCAACAAGAAGAAGCATCAAAAACATGAAGCCCAGAAGTTCTGTCGCTATTCATCAATCCATAATTTGAGTTTCCATAGATTTCACCTCTGAAGCTATTTGAATAGCTTAAGGCTTCCTGAACAATTCCATATACATTGTTGTATACTTTGCTTTCTTCAAATTTGTTGTTATTGGCGTTAGTATACTTAATTCCTATACCGTTTGGTGCATCATTATAGGCTATGCAACCCAAGAAATTATTGTGATGGGTGCGATCTTTTCTGCCACCATCATCGCTTGGTGCAACGGTCGCTGGCAGAGGTAATGATACATGTAAACTAACTAATAGATCAAGACAAACCATCGTGCTTTCAACTATAGATGTCGTAGTTCCAGAAGAAATAGAAACAGTAGTTCCCTTCAATGAAGAAACTTGAAGATCTCCAGAAACAATATCTATAGAAAAGTCTTCATCAAAAGCAAACTTACCATCTGTTGAAAGCGAGTTGTTGTTTATCATGCTTGTCAAAGTCGCGAATGTATCTGCTATTACGAATGATTGAGATAATATGAGTTGATATTCTGTTCCGTTAACTTTGAAGAAATAAGCTCTCTGTGTTACTAAATGTGTTGGAGTGGTAGATAGAATGCCAGTAAGGCCAAAATTTTGATATCCTAAGATATTTCCAACGGTTGAAGATGAACCAACTAAATCAAATCCCAAACCACAATTATGAGAAACACAACTTTCAAAAGTTCCATTTCTGGTATTGATGAGTTCAAATCCTCGAGCAGATCCTGAAGTAATAATATCAAGAAGTGATGGAGCAACCAGCCCACCAATCGTGCCATCGAATCTAATTGCAGATCCTCCTGGATATGAAAATTCGAGATTCATTAATCTAACAGAAGATGCTGCAATTGTAAAGGCAGCAGGATTTACTGGAATTGGAGTTGTTGGGTCCACCGGTAGTGGAAGACTACCTGACTCAACAATGACTCCCAAACCCCTTAGCAAATCAACATAAGATGGTTCATCTTCTGATATTTCAGCCAGAGAAACAAGAACTCCAATGCCAGTAGGTGACCAAATTCGCAAGTCTCCAAAAACAATGTCAGCAGAAAAATTGGCAGCAAATGTAGTTTTTCTATCTATAGAGGCTGCCTTGCTCAGAGCAGTAATCAAATCACCATAAGTCATTTGAGAAACAACCGCAATATCAAATTCAGTTGCATTAACTCTGAGCACATATATTGTACCAGGAATCAATCCGGTTGATGTTGATACGGTCAAACCAATCAAACCTAGATCGTTGTATCCAGGAGTTGGCGGATTTGGAAGCACATGTGGTTTAAGACTACTGGTTTTTACAATTGCGCCCAACCCCTCCAATAAATCAACACAAGGGACAGAACTTCCACTAATTTCAGTAGTGGTACCAGATGAAACCAAAACTGCAGTGGATCTTAGTGATGAAACTCTTAAGTCTCCAGATACGATGTCAATAGAATAGTCGTCACCAAAAACACGTTTTCTTTCCAATACAACTGGTTCAGCCACCGTCTCCCCACCTTCAGTTCCCTCCGAAGCAGCGGCTGATTCTACTGGCATTGGCCTAGTCATAGCCATTCCAACAGCAACATGAAGATCTCCATATGTTAATTGAGAAGAAACAGAAAGATTATATTCAACTCCATTTACTTTGAAGAAATAAAGGGTTCCTATTTGTAGATTTGTTGAAGTAGCTGAAAGTATTCCTGTTAGACCAAAGTCTTGGTATCCTATATTGCTAATAATTTGTGGCGCTGAATAATTTAAACTAATTTTTGGTTTGGTAGCGGCGGAGCTCAGAATAGAACACTGGTATCCTACGGTCACCGGTGCCTGTAAGGCAATGTCGTTGGCTATCGTGATTGATGTGTCTAGACTACTCAAAGCAGTTATCAAATCAAAGTAGTTTCTTACTATGGACATAGTGACTTCCTGTATATGAGAATGCTACATTTATCTTATCTTTCTATGCCCGTAGGATGAAAAGGGGCATTTTTAGATGCCCCTCTGGCTACTTCATTTGCTTGTTGTATTGTTTCAAGAGAAGTTGATTGATTAAATTAAAGTTGCCGGATCTCGTCGGAGGACCATTGTAGATCTGATCCAATTGGTTGGCTGTCAATACGAGCTTAAACTTTCCAAGCATATAGTGAAATTCTTTTATTTCTTTGATTGAAAACTTAGGATTTCTCTGGACATATGTGTCGATTAGTCGAAGAATATAGCTCACCTCATATGCAGCATCATTCAAATCGGCAACTTTTTCAGTGTTATTTATGGTGAGAATGGACCCATCAAATTCAGCCTTTAGTTCGAAATCATTCAAAAATTGTACCAATTGTTGTTCTGCTTGCAGTAATGGTGTGAACAAGAGAAAAGCCAACAATACTATCAATAATTTTTTCATCTTGGACCTCCCTTTGGAAGAAGATCATCTACTCTTTGTTGAAGTTTGATAACATCTCCTTTGAGAGTTTCCAAATCTTTGACAGAGATGCTGACAGTGGCCGTGGTATTACCAAGAGTTGAATTCACTCTGACAAGATCAATATCGTGTTGGTTAACCTTCTCAAGAGCTCTATTAAGACTAGATCCAACAAAAGAAACTGCTCCAATAAGTATTAAGCCAACAACAGCGTAAACAATCTGTTGCCATGTCAGATTAATAAACTTTTTGCTTTCTTTCTTTGCGTCATGCATACGAGCCTCCTCTAAACTATCTTATAACTTTTGGCCCGTAAATGAAAAAGCCCCCTTTCGGGGGCTTGATCTTAATCGAGAAATGCGACAAATTCCATGGCCTTGGCCTTGTTTTCGAGGTTCATTTCCACTCTGTGCCAACCATCGAGGTGGATGGTGCTGTGATCGGGGTGTCTCACCCAACCACGCACAAAAGCGGTAGCTCCTCTCATCATTACAGTCCATGCCCCGCGGCGTGGTCCTTCTTCAGGATGCGCTATAATGAAAGCCTTGTACTGTGTCTCGGTGAATCCGTTTGGTGCGTGCTGGTGGTTGACCCAAACCTGCTCTCCGCCAGTTCTATAGAGCTCCTGGCAGCGATGTGGCTTTGCACCTCTTCCGCGAGAGATTGGTTCATTCTTGTGAATGAATCTTTCATCAATCTGGAGATCTGGGGCTGGAATGAAAAACCATTCTCCCTGTCTCACAAATCCCTTATTGTGTCTCTTGTTGTGGTGCTTGGTCTTTACGCCAGCTCTTTTCAAAGAAATCTTGACGAGATCGGGCTTGAGAGCCTCCATCGCGTCTTTTACATTCTTAGCACCGGCAGATTCTGGAACAGCTGCGACGAACCAGTGTCTTTCGTCATGTCCGCACAAAAACTTAGAAACTTCTCTCTTTCCGTCCAATCTCTTGAACATGAGAAGAAGATGTCTGTCGTCTGGGCGAACGTCGATAACTTGAACGTCGATGTTCTGATCGAAAGTATCAACGACGAAAACTTCGTCCTTGCCTCTCTTCACAACGTCAAGTCTTGGTGGAGTGCCTGCTCCGCGATTGCGGACAAAGGCACGGGGGTTCTGAGCGATTCGGCGCATTCTTTCAATTCTTTCGCGAGTGGCGAGGTCCTTGAATGCTTCGATCTTCGCTCCCATTTGCTCGAACTTGCGCTCGAGAACTTGTGAATCCATTACGGGTCCTCCTTGATCATTAACTAATCACTAGGAAAACCCTCCCTCGCTCTTCATAAAGCACCTCCTTTTGAAGAATCTTTTCGCACAACTCTATAAAAATCTCTCAAAATTGTCTTCACCAGCCACCGTGAAAACATCTTAATAATCTAATTATTTGACTGTTGTTGCCAGCAGCAAGCTTCTAGAAAGCCCAGGGTTCTGTCCTTGGCTTTTGGATAGTGATCCCTGTAAAATTCTCAATAATTACCTATAAGTATGCAAGGTAATTATCTTACTTAGATAACTTGCAGAAATAACACTCATCGTGATAGAGCATTAATTTTATCCAGGTGGTCTCAGTATTGTTTCTTTTGTGAAAGGTTTCAATCCTTTGTAAGAATGTATCATGTTGAGGACATCAACAAGATGTTTGATAGTCGTGATCCGTGGTGCATATAGCTCGTCACCAAAGACGTTGGTTGCTGCCCACTCCTTGCACCAAAACTCATTATTGTTATCTAATGGACATGAGGCTGACAGTGGCAAACACTGTCTGATAAAACAATTTGAACAACTTTGCGCCAGTAATAAGCGCTTAGCTTGAATATCCTCACTCATTTTTTTTGAGAGACTTATCATACTCTTCTAAAATCTTGGCGACTCTAGTTATTTCTCCAAATCCAGCTGAAGATGTACCCAATCCACCACCAAAGGCTTTTATGACCTGCATTATGGTTTCAACTATTTGGACCTTTTCTTCCCATCTTTCACAAGTTCCTTCTGAAGGAAATGGAGGAATGTTTTCTATGGTCGTAGCCACTAGATTTTTGCAATCGATAGAGCAGCCATTTTTCATGTTGTATTTGCAATTAGTACAGAGCTTGTTTTCAAGAAGATTTTTAGCGATTCTGTCAGCATCCATTAGTGCTCTACCCTTCCTGTCCATTCTATGTCTTTTTCCCAATGATTACACCAACGCTCTGGTGGTAATGGTCGACCAACGTTAGAAGAATCAAAACAACAATTCCATCCACACTCATTCGTGCATGTTTCACAAGTGTGTCCTTCTAGAAGAGCTTTAGCCAACTCGTCCTTGCTTATTGTTCCCATTTGCCACAAGTCTCCTCTTTTGGAATCTTTTTTGGCGGAATACTACCTTTCATATGGAATCTAGATTCACGCACAGGATCCAAGAAATTATCACATCTTCGATCACAGTAGAGCTCATCTCTTCTATATTCATTGATCATCCACGTGGCAACACCAGAGAGATATCGATGGGTGATTCTTCCATCTGGCCTAGGAATCAAATAGAATGAGAACTTGCACGTTTTGCAAACGTGATCCAAGAGGAGTCTTTTAGCAATTCTATCCGTATCCATCAAGAATAAAATATGCGCTTATTCTGCTCCATCCCAAAATCTGCATATATTTTCTGGTGGAATCCTCTTGGGCAACATCTGCTCTGGTGTTATTTGTTGTTTATGCATTCGAGCCGTCCGGCGTGGTGCTCGACCAGGTGGTGACAACATATCTGAATTGAGCGCACAATAGAGCTCATCATCTTTTATTTTGTCGAAAGATACCCAATGTGTTTTGTCTTGCCTTATAGTTTTTCCATTTTTGAGCGGCACTAAGCGATATACGTGACTGCAATTTCTACAATACCGACCGAGCAGCGCATATTTCGCAGCTTTATTGATTTCCATTTATATTACTCATGATCAGGAGACCATAGCTTACAAAAAAATTTCTTAGGGTGACGAATGTGATTGCTGAATGATTGCATTTCGTCACAAACATAGAGATGTTTGATCGTGTTGTCAATTTTAAATCGAAGACAATGGATGCAATTATAGCAACAAGCGTCCGCGGGGTGGCCCAGAAGAAGGCTCTTCGCTTCAAAATCTATGTCTTTTCTATTCCTTCCCAATGAACACACGTCCTTTCTGGAGGGATTCTTTCTGCTTCTATCTGTCCTATGGGTGTCCGTAATCCTGGAGTAATAGAGGAAGCCGACATGTAAAATGAATAGTTGCAGAAAAGACTTTCATCCTTTATAGCTCTTTGATTTCTATCCATTCTATAGAGATGTTGTTTATACACCATCCCATCTTTTGATGGGATTTCATAAAAAGAATGCATGCATGTTCTACAGTTGTGGCCTAGCAGAAGTCTTTTAGCTATGAGATCAAGGCTCATCCGTGTTCTCGCCCTCTTGGAAAAGTGGCCACGATTGACCATTGCCAATTTTCACATGTATCTTCCTCTGGTCTAACGACATGATATTCGCACCACTCATGTGCAGAATTGTTTGAGGCTTCATTGAAAAGATGATTTGCCCAAAAGTGCAAACATCCCGCACAAACATTCCTTTGAAGAAGATTTTTAGCTATTTTGTCGGGTTCCATTTCCAATCAACTCCATAGATATTTTTCAGAGAATCCAAATCTTCTATTCCAGCCGATTTCAAAATCATACTCTTGACGTAGTCATCAATTTCTTTCTTCATACTATTGGCCGCCATTTCGACTATTCTATATTCTAGATCAGTTTGTTTCCATTTTTCACAGGTTTTTTCAACGGGTGTTTTTGCCATATTGTCGCACCAATCACCGGTTGAATTAGGAATAAACTTATGAAAATGACAATTGTCACAACCATGCCCAAGAAGAAGATTTTTAGCTGCTACATTTTCATCCATTGAGTGATATCCATTCCAAAAAGCTCAGCCGCCTTTTTCATATGTTCGTCTTTTTCAATTTGGGCGTATTTTTCTTTTCTAGCCCTAATTTCAGCTTTTTGTTGTATTTCTTGTTTTAGAAATGCCGCCGCATCCTTTAAGATTGTTGCAGATCGAGTCATGTGTTTCCATTTTTCGCATGTATATTCTGCAGAGTTTCTCGAACATTTTCCACTTATGTAATAGAAATTACAATTGAGACATGTGTTGCCAAGAAGAAGATTCTTGGCGACCCTATCCTCTGGCATTGAACGCTTCCAATTTTTTTCTTAGAGAATGTATTTTTGTCATTGTTTTAATGTTCTTTTCAGTGTCGCTACCAATAATAGTCCAAGTTATCTTAACCAGATTTGGAGGTTCCCACTGTTCACAGATTTCAATAGGTGTTTCTTTCGACATGGTACACCACCACTCATTGTCTTCAAATTCACATCTCAGATGATTCTGGCAATATTCACAATTTACTTTATTGAGCAGAATGTTTTTGGCCAATTCGTCAGTTTCAAGTTTCATTTTTGAGAGTCATCCCCCACTCCACAATTGCATCATGAAGATCAACTAATGTTCTCTGAATTTTCGTAAGCTCAAAAGATTCATGATTCCAATGTTTGCAAGGCACTCTATTCACAAGCTTTTTCTTTTTCTCACAAAAATTCGTTTTGAGATTTATGAGATGGGAACAATCGATACAGGTTGTGCCCTCGAGAAGCATTTTGGCAAACTCATCTTTTCTCATATTTCTTGGCCATTTTTTGAATATGTCGCGTGACGCCCATAGGACTTGAACCAGATCGTAAATAAAAATCACAAATCAATTCCTTAGGACAATCTAGATTTGGTTCTTCTCTTAATATATCTGATTTCTGATGATTACGACACATCCAATCTTTTGGTTTGAAACTTCCTCTAATGCAATATTGACAACTCCAACAGCTTTCTCCCATGAGGAGTCTTTTTGCGTGTTCGTTGTCAGAAAAGGATTGTTTCATTTGACCCACTCTTCACAAACTTCTCACAAAATGAATCGGCCGCAGGATATCTCGTGTTGACATAGCACCAACCCTGCTTCATATCACCCGAATACATACAACAATTGAAGCAAGTATATCCTAAAAGAAGTGTTTTGGCTATTTCATCTTCGGTGAAGAGATTCATTTAATCCTTCTTCCAATCTATACAAAATCCATTGTGAGGATCATATTCATCTCTGGTGTAATCAACACTACACCATCCAATGTAGCCATCACTTTTACGATGATAACAATCGAGACACCCATGTCCCAACAAAAGCATCTTGGCTTTTTGGCTTTCAGACAATTTCATGGCCATTTAGATTCCTATGCTTGAAGATTTCACACATGTGTGGTAAAAATCTTTTTGAATCAAGTTCACAAAATCCCATCATGCCGTCCATTGCCCAATATGTGCAATCGAAACACTTGTATCCCATAAGAAGGTTTTTAGCGATTTTATCTTCGTCTGTCTTCGATTTCATCTGGGAATATCCTATCAAACATTTCACAAGTGTTGTTCGATAAAGAATGATGTTTCATACACCTAGTTCCATCATGCTCATTCGTAGTTAAGAACCTGCATTTGTTGCACGTTTTACCTAGGAGAAGATTTTTAGCTATCAGATTCGAAATTTCCGAATTCAATTCCCATATCCATTAAAAATTCTTCGCATGTGTTGTCTTTACTCCTTATAAGCTTTCCATTTCTCTTCAATGAGCACCCTTTCTTGCTACCAACCTCCATGTAGGAAAAGCACTTCTCACAAGTCTGTCCTAAAAGAAGATTTTTAGCAATCTCTGCCTCAATTTCTTTTGAACTTTTTATATTCGCTTTGGGTGTATTCGATATTTTCATGGAGTTTCTTCAAATACTTTTCTATGGTATTGGAGTATTTCTCTAATTTGGAGTTTCCATCCTCTTCTTCCCAAGTGATTTTACCACTTTCAATTTCTTCATCATATTTTTTCCATGGATACTGTTCTTTTTCTTTCTTCCATGGAATTCCTTTATATGGACTATAAGGACTAGGAATTGATTTTCGTCTAGTTTCCTCTTTTTCAGCTTCCTGCTTAATAACAGTCTCAAATGAATCCCAATTTACACATGTATTTTCTTCTGGCTTTTTCTTGTTGGCCTTGCAAAACCAACCGTCCTCACCTCTCCCGCAATACCCACAACCTTCACATGTTTTGCCCTCTAAGAGGTTTTTAGCAATGACATCAACGCCCATTGGTTTCTCCTATCGATTACTATACTGCCAGTATTCGCAAGTGTACTCCTCTGGCAGAGTCCAATCTCCACTGTCGTATCTCAAGCGACAGGAACCACCCTCTCTTCTTCTGCAGGTCCAACAACTTTTACCCTCTAGAAGACATCTTGCGCAAGTTGGGATCGAGAGGGTCTGTCCAATAGTCACAAGTATTCTCCTTTGGCTGTGGTTCTTCTACTACATCGTAGAAGCAATGAACTCCCCTACCGTAGTAGCAGTTGTCACAAGTAGGTCCTTCTAGATTTTTATGTGGATGTTTCTCACTCATGATACACCTCCCCACAATAACTGCAAAGATGGATAATTTTACTGTTCGGTTCATCATAACTGGTTCTTCCCATATGATGTTTGGCGAGTTGATGAAGACACTTTGGACACAACGCTCCCTCAGGGAAAATGCCTCTCAAGAGCAATTTTTTGGCTTCTTGATCAACTCGCATCTTTATAGTTCTTCTCCATATTCAAATATGCCAAGAGAAAGCAAGATAACCTTATGATGATTGATGAGATGGCTCAAGCCATCAACACCCCAATAGAAACCCCTCTCACCAAACAACAGTTGATAAAAGAATGGTTGGCAAACACTCAACCAGCCTACAAGGATGAATTGCAGTGGCCTCTTGGAGAGCTAGGTGTCTCTTTCTCCACTTTCAAAAAATACCCCTGGTTAAAAAGTGGCAAAAACAAGTATGGCGTCTATTTTTATACTGAGCTATCAAAAGACCCATACGACCGTCCAATATCACGATATGAATCGTCTGGATATGGATTGAATTTCAAGATTCCTGCAAGGCTTGAGAGCATACTCTACAAAGCTTTGAAAAAGACACTTTCCAAAAAACAAGTTCATCTCTGGTGGAACAGCTCTTATGCTCGCCATTGGGGCGATGCTTATGAAGCTAGTTTTAAGTATCCAACAACTGAATCATTCCTACAAGAAATTAAAAAGAAAGACGAATGGGGCTTATCAGGACTCAGATCTATTTATAGAGATGTCAAGCGCATGGAAGAGAAGGGCGATCTTGAAACTACAGAAGATTATCATAAGGGAAACGTCAAGGGAATGATTGTCAAATGCCTTAAAGATCTTCTCGACAAATATCCCGTCAATCCAAAAGTAAATCATTGGATAATGGAAAAATATGGGCGAGAGGTGATTTCGATTCTTTTTACAGATCCAAGAAGCTGGAACTACTAATGAAATACTGTGCAATGGTTCTAGACAGAAATGGCATCAGACAAGTGGTGTTATTTGGTCGTGGAGAAATAAACAAACAGATACGATTTGTACCAAATTTTTGGTATTATCTTTACTATTCACCAACAGCAGCCTGGGGCAGTGACCAGTGGGAAACGTCTGAAAAGATAGAACTTGTCAATTCGAAAGAGGATTTGGATGAATGGGGTGTTGAACCATCCAGTCTCTACGATGATAAGTATGTGGCTCAAAAGGCACTTGTTCGACAGCTTTTCTCACCTATTCTTATCTCTAACTCTAAATAATTTGATGTTGCTTACGCCATCGACTACACATCAAATCTTTTGCCAGAGGAAATCCCCATCGTCTTGGCTCATGGCAAATAAAGAAAATACTTGGGTTGTTGCCTCTTGCTCTGTGCGAACAAGTCCAACAGTTTCTCTCTAAGAGAAGATCCTTAGCTTGTAAGTCCGTTGATCTTTTTCTCACTTATTTCTCTAGTCTAGATTGTGCATTAGTTTGAGGAAGTCGAGAACAGCGTCAATGTTTTTCAACAGAACCTTCTGGACCTCATTCAATTCTCTGTCGTCGATGAGAGTTCCAAACACATAGCGAGTTTCTTCGTAATAGTAGCAGATGAACTGTTTAGCTTCTTTTCCACCAAGGTCTCTTTCAAGAAATTCGATGTTGTGAAGGCGATCGGCTAGTTTAACAGTAAGAGCATCGGAAGAAATTTTACGAATCTTTTGGAAGAGATAGTCTCTCTTCTTCATGATTCCACGCTCTTCCTTTTTGTTGGTGAGTTCATCAACAATGGAAGCCACTCGGTCTCCAAAGTTGTCTTTGATTTCTTGAATGAGAGTTCCCGAGTCCTCCACGACATCGTGAAGTAGGCCACAGGCGACGATTTCAGGGTCCTTGACAAGCGCTTCGAGAATACGTGCAACGGCCTTGGGGTGGGTGAAATAGGGGATGCCAGAGTATTTGCGTGTCTGATCCTTGTGTTTGAGTTCTGCGAAGGAATATGCTTTGAAAACGAGCTCTTTCAGCATAGTATGATTTTATCACATCGGACACTTACTCTAAAGCTTATCCGTGTAACTCCCTCCATTTGTTCCCATAGTCACGGCATACGTCAAGACAAGAGCTTCTACAAATCGGGTCCTCATAGACATCGTGGGATTCAAACCAATTGGCCCTTTCGGCTCTGACCTGAGAGATATCAGAGAACTTGCCAATCGGCTTTCCCTGTTCTCTGAGATAGATGACACATGGATAGTGGTCGTCTCCGATCACGGCCATATCGTCCAGCACGAGCGGACATCCGTGGTTGTCACTCTCAGAGAGACCTCTGACAGAGATTCCATTTTTGAGATTGTTGTATCGATACTCGAGGATCGGATACCTATCGAGAATCTTCTTATCAATCTCAAACAGTTCGAGTCCTACTTTCCACTGTGCTGCCGGAATGATTCGAACATCACTCCCTCCCAAAAAGTCGGCAAGCTTGATAATCTCACCAGTCTCCTTGATGTTGTCCGGTGTGAGAACTACTCCAACTGTGACATATGTCTTGTGGCTGAGTTCCATGATCGTATTGCAGATCTCATCGAAGTCTGCAACTCCTCCGCTCATAGTCTCCGCTGTTGAAGAACAACAGGCATCAAGTGAGATAGAGAAGTCATTGACTCCATATTTTATGAGAGATTCATACATTTCGATCGGAGCAGTTCCGTTGGTGGAGATGGCAATGTGCTCACAGCTTCTTCGAGCGATCAACACGAGATCCATCAAATACTTGTAATAAGTCGGCTCTCCACCAGAGAAACGGATGTTCTTCAAGCCATGAGAAACCCAAGACTCCACAATCTCAAAAGCTCTCTCCTTCGGCATGTCACCGTGGTATTCTTCCTTCACACCCCTGCAATATGGGCACTTGAAGTTGCACCTGTCGGTAAGGATCAACTCACACCTCGAAAGAGGTGAGAATTCACTTGAAGAAGCGGCTCGAGCATCAGAGAGTGTATAGAATCCTATGTCTTCAAGTTTCATATTGTGTTCCTGAACATTAGAATTATGCCTCAATCAATTAGACAACGCCAATCCACTCCTTGCAATAGCAGTTTAGCCAGTTTTGCTTTGTCGTCTGTTACCAAAACACTCGTTTTCAAAAGCTCTTTGAAATACGCCCTGCCGCCAAAATCAACAGAGGCTCGAACCGCTCCTTTAGAAAGGATGAGAAGGGCACAGTTTCCTCTTTTAGGTTGATAGCTGAAGTAGCTTCCATTTTTTTTGTTGTAGTAAATCCTAGTCTTCATAAATAAACCTATGCTCTGAGTAACACTGATATAAGATAATCAATATAGAGGAGAAAGGCGAAAATGGAGCTAAAGTCATTTTTCCGTGCTCTTGAGGAATACTTGAGCGATCCAAGAATAAAAAATCCAAATTTTGATGACACAAATTACAGATATACACAGCTACAATTGAAGCACGCGTATGATTCCTTAGCATATCTAATTAGTAGAGGAAAAGAAGACCCTTCTCGCTTATCTCCAGATGATGTTACGGCAGCGCTACAATCATTGAATCTCATAGCCCGTTTAAATGACTTCAAGATAGAGTGGTCAAAAACAGATAAAAATGGAATTCCCACAGTAGTTGGAAAGAAATAAAAACCCCTCTTTCGAGGGGTGGTTTTCACTTTCGTTCAACTCTATAAACTTCCCAATACCCCGTAAGTACATGTTTTAGCCAAACCCTTCTGAATTCGCTGGATCTCACTATCTTCCTCCACTCTTGCACACTTCCAATCCATCCAGGAACTTCATCTTGATTGTGATTCTGTGTAGGGAATGCTTCTACAAATATTGCGTCGAATTCATCAGCAATGGTGACTGTGTAGTTGCCATTACCGTAAAATGCTACCCAAGCCTCTGCTCCAGAATATTTGTCGAGAAATCTTACTTTATTAAGAGTAATAAGTCCAAGACCATGAATCATCTTCTTCGCAAAGTCTCGCATCCATTTTTCAGATTCTTTTTTCTCATCATCCATGAGATTATCTTACGAGAACTCGATGGAGTTGATCTTTATGGCATCGAGATTTCTATCATCTTTTTAGCTTCGACTGCTATGAGATTTTCCAGAGTTTTCTTATCGACCACCTCTTCCCATCCAGTCATTTGCTCGAATGTTGCAAGAGTAATAAAATCGAATCGACCAAACTCTGAAGCATCTTCATTTGCGGTGCCATATAGAAATTCGACTCCATCAATCACAGTATCGGCGGTATGGAACTTGTAGTAAAAATACCATCCATTCCTTGGGCCCTTACGGAACCAAATTTCACCAATGGCTCTGCCGAAGAGCTCTCGAAGACTATGCATTTTTGAAGATGTGTTTGGTAACAGCCAGTATTTCATCAGTCTTGGCCCGTTCAATTTTTTCGATCATCTGATCTCTGAGGTATTCAGCCACAAAGGCCTTGATATCCTCAAAATCGACCTTGACTTCTCCAATTTCATCATCATCTACATTTGGAGCCACAATATATACTTCTCCAGAATAGTCTCCATTGTGATGAAACCGCACTCCACTCTTCATCTCCATAGTATGCATCTTCTACTCCTTTAGTTTTGAAATTGTGACCGCTCCAGCGCCTCTGCAACTTGAACAGTCTTGGTGTTGTCCAACTATTTCGTCTGCTCGTTGTATTGTGCTTGTTACCACACCCAATCCACAAGGCTTACATTCAACATAATATCCCCTAGTTCTTTCTTGTGTTGGAGCGAGAAGTTCTTTAGCCTGTTTCCAGATTTCCATCTTAATTACTGACTACGATGCTTCTGGGACTGTGACATCTTGGACACTGTCTTTTGAGACTGTCCACCACCTTCATCTCTTCTTCCTTCGATAGAGAACTATGCACGACCTGTTTGCAGTGTAAACAATAGCAGTGGTAATAGACGGAGGACTCCTTACCACCTAAAAGAAGAAACTTCGCTCTTTCCCACTCTTCCATCATTTCACCTTGATTTTGTAGAGGGTATTTTCTGAGTAGTAATAAACCTCGAGTCCATTGTGGCAGAGGGTGATGTCATTGTCAAACTTGATGTCTGAGAAGATCTTCTTTTCTGGTTTAAATCTGCTTCCAATCACAACCTCTCCTTCTCCAGTGTAATGCATATAGATGTTGTTTGGAAGAGAGACGAAGTTGATTCCAGATGGAATGACGTCTGATTCCATTTCGAAGGCATATGTTTGGAAGTCTGGATTGAACTTGATCACTACTCTATTGTAGAGATTTTTGACGAATGTGAGCAATATGCAGATCCCATTTTCATATTTGGCATCAATTATTTTATGCTTCACGAGTTCAGGAATCTGAACGATCGAACATGCATCTTCCTTGAAGGGGATATAGAAATAGGGTTTTCCAAGAACGTCTGAGTAGATGATTTCACGAAACACATGGGTGGAGTTTGGAAGGATGCTCCATACGTTTCCAGTTGTGATGAAAATTTTTCCACTGATTCCCTTAAACTTGATTTCCATCAACTTGTCGTCATTAATGACATAGATTCTGTTGTCAACGATGAGCTTACGGTCTGCAATAATAGAGTCACTTAAAACCTGTCCATTGTTGTAATTGCTGACAAGTAGTTTGCCTTTCTTCACATCAATGAGATAGGCAGTATTGTCGAAGTAAATGACTCCAGCACTCTTGGATGGAAGAGGCTTATTATGAGAATTGATGTAAGAGCTTTTCTCACTGAACATAATTCTGTTTCCAAACGTCCAACCACATCCAGTGATTGTGGAATCGGCATCGAAAATCTTTTCAATCACAAACTTATCCTTACCCGTCTCAATCACAAGCTGAGCCTTGGTGATAATCTTACCAACGATTGTTGGTGGCGGAGTCCTCTTTCCTTTCTCAAAAACATCCACAAACCAATTCATATATTCTGAAGGAATAAGACCATAGTCCCTTGTTGCTGGTGGAGTACTGACTTCCTTGTTGAAGATGGAGACATTGGCCAATTGACGGGCTTTCAAATCATTCTTAGGATAATTTGGATGGTTTCCTTTGAATGGGTGAATACCAACAAAGATCTGAGTAGCCACGATCGCAAAACTATACCAATCTGTAAGAGGAGAGAATATCTTAGACTGCCAGTCTCGAATTGAAGGCATAATCACTTTAGCTGGAAACGATTTTGTCTGATAGCTATCTACGTCAATAAAATATGGGATTATGAAAGTCGTGCCATCGACGAGATAGTTGAACTCATTTCCATCCACAATGATGATTCCATTTTGATGGATATAATGGATCGTTTCAGCCATTTTCTCAACAAGTTTGGTTGCCATTTCTGGAGTGATGTTGTTGCGATTGCGGAAGCTGGTTGTGAACAATCTTGCAAGAGGAGAAGTATTTTGGACGAAGTTCATTGCGTAGCCAATAGGCAAACCCCTTGAGTTATACACATGTCCAAGTGGAGTAATGATGTTGATTCTTTTCAAAACGGACAATTCAGCAAGCTTTTGTGCAGTAATGATATCGTTTTTCTCGTGATAGATCTTATAGATGAGTCCGTCTTTTAGATAGATGACGCCCTCTCCACCTTCACCAAGGTAATTTTTGTCGGTGAGTCTCGTCTCTTTGGTTTGAAAAACCGCAGTCAATGAGCTCAATCTTCTTCCTCGATATTAGCACCCTCCCATCCATTAGGAGGCTCATCACCATCAGCTCTATGAAAATTGCCGAAGCTTTCTCCAAAGAGATGTTCTGCTATGCTTTCTTCCACGTGGACCTTGCAATTCGGATAATCAATTTTTGCTGATTCTTTTGCGTATCGAGCATGTTCTTTTGTAAGGGAAATGGCTCTAAGAGAAAAATACCCTCGGCCGCTTGGATCGTAACCAGGCTTCCACATCCATGTGAGATAGACAACAAGCTTCGGATCATCTGTTTTTTCAGTGTTGAACGTACACTTCGAAATGTCAAAATTGGTCATCGTCGCTCTCCTCAAAAATTACTGAGGCAACTGATATATCGTCGAGAGGATAGATTCCATCCCGAGCGAAACCCTCAATCATTTTCTTCATGCGACGTTTGATATACTCACCATTTTTGACTTTGATTTCAAGCATTCGACTGACGACATCTTGAACAGGAACCATAGATCCATCTGCGATTTTGCAAAAAGATCCGATACCATCAGAAACTAGCATAAACATCTCAAGATCTTGAATCGACATGAACCCTCTATAATAAGGAGGTTCCGCTCCAACTTGTTCCACCCTGTTTTCACCATCAGCAAACATATATGATCTTACTAAGAGTTCATTATTAGGATACACCTCTGACCACTGGGTCCTAATCTTTTCATCTCCATGGACTGTGAGATAATAGGGAGCGTTCTGTGTATAAGAAAGTTGAATAAATCCATTGCCCTTCTTAGATTTGAAGATAATGGCCCCATCGCCAAAACAAGCAAAATTAAACATCCCTTCGTAAAGATACCCAAGAAGAAGAGTCGCGTCGAGAGCACTCCTATTTACTCCAAGCTGATCGACGACATTGATTCCTATCTCTATGAGCTTTTTTCCAAAGGTATCTGGATCATAAGGCAGAATACCATATGCAAGAGCCGCATAAAGCTGCTTTTTGGCAGTCAGAGCAAGAAGGCGTGCCCCAATATCCGTGTTCTTCGAAGAAGAACAACCATCGCTTACAATGAGAAATGGAAGTGGTATTTTTCCAACTAGAGAATAGTCTTCACAGACTTGGTGTGTTTTTCCAATTCCCATAAAACTATCAAGTAGCATTTCTACCCCTTCTTGTAAAAGCGCTTCAGAAGAGCCTTTATGTCTAGTCCCTCCATGGGTCCATCTTCTACGAAAAAAGGTTTTTTCTTAGAGATATACCAATAGAAAGTATGTCCGTCCTCTTCGAAAGAAAATCCCAATCTCCTGCTCTCAGGTGATCCCTGTTTGCCACAATAAACCTCAATAAGAATAGAACCATCATCACAATTTGCTGCGTTAGACTCTATATGTTCTATTCCAATAGACTTGGCAGCAAATCGTAGCTTTTTCTCGAATTCTTCGACTTTAGTTTTCTGTTCCATCCTCTTCCTCATTGAGTAACACTCCACTAAGCATGTCTGAGAAGCTGTGAAGCATTTTAGATTCATCAGGATTCAAGACATCCATCAACTCAATAGCTCCATGCATTGTTGCAAGGAGATCGTTTACGTTGACATAGATCTGATCGTGGTCCTTGAGAAATCTCATGTCTCCGGCTGGTGGAGTCTCATACATTTTTTGAGAACCCATTTGAATTTGTTTCTTCATTTCTTCCACAGCCTATATGGATTTCTGACGAGATTCGAATTTGCATATCGATTGTCATCAGAGACTTCTTTGCCAATCCAAGGAGGATACAAAATTTGTTGATTCTCACTTTTGAGTTCAACCTCTGCTACAACAAGTCCAGCATTTTCTCCAAAATATTCATCAATTTCCCAAGTCATTGCCTTATACTTAAGCACATATCGAATCTTTTCAATTAGTGGTCTTTCACAAAGCAATTCCAACATGACTTCTGCATCAGCAAATGGAATTTCATATTCAAATTCAAGACGAGAAATTCCTGTTTTCTTGCCCTTAACAGTAATGAAACCCTTCATATTGACAGTTCTAACTCGAACAGTGTGCTTCATTGAAGTCGAAAAATAGCCTTGACGATATGTCTTGGCCTTGACTCCATTTCTGTAGGAGTTTCCTTTAACGAGAAACTTTCTTTCAATTTCAGTTCCCATTATCGTTCCTTACTTTGGTATGAAAATCATTACAATGCATCCTAAGATGACAATGCCGCAAACTATCATAAGAATGCGGCTTATTAGAATCATCTTTTTTGCTGTTTCGTAAACTTTTTCTGGCACTACCATATTCACCTCTTTTCAAAAAGGGGGCTTTTGACGGCCCCCTTATATGAAAAAATCAGATCCTATCATCAACCGCTTTTTAGCGGAGGGTCTGATTAGATGGTAAGATCGACTGGAGCAGAAGGCCCACCAGATCCAAGAGACTGGGACTGACTTGAAACACTCTTGCTGATGAATCCTGCAAGTTTCGCCAACTTACCTGGAGTGACGTCGCCCATGTCGATATATTGAGTAAGATCAGCATCATCCTTGTATCTCTTCAAAGATACTCCACACTGATTGGTGTTGAGACCGATGAGCACGGTGATGAGGCTTTCAATAACTTCTGCATTCTTTGTCTTATCAACCGCAGTTTTCACCATCATGGCCGAAAACTTAGAAGCATTGTCTTCACCATCAGTGATGATATAAACTGCCCCATTAACTGTGAAATCACTTGCAGTGAGGCTTTGTGAATAGGTCGCCGTAGCGCCGATGGCTTCGAATGTGGAATCAAAGAGTGCTGTTCCTCCGCCTGGATTGAATTCAGCATATTGACTGGGGTCAATGTCTGCAAGCAACTTGAATCCATGCTGTTCAGTGAGACTTGTGTTGAAGGTTACGAGGCGGAGCATGAGGTTTTCAGATCTTGGATTCTTTTGACATGCTTTCACGACTTCCTTCAACATTTTCAGAAGATCATCCTTGAAACCACTAATGCTTCCAGACTCGTCAATAACCACTGTGACCAACGTGTATTCTGTTGCTTCAAGATGTTCGGGCTTGATTGCCGAAAATGAGAATGCACTTCCCGGCACCTTCATGATCTGGTCTTCTTTGATTATAGGCATCCTTCTTCTCCTTACCTCAGAAAGTCATCGGCCTTGGCAGTCTGCATTCCGCGAGCCTTCATGTTTTTCACGAAGTCGATGCCAAGCTGCTCGAACCCTGTGACATTTGATGAAGTGTCTTCGATCAGAACGAACTTCTTGATGTTCTCTTCACCAAAATTATTGGCGATGTCGGTGATAGTAGACGCAACACAATGTGAGAGGGCTTCACCAGAGATACCAATCAGATCGACTTCCTGAAGGGTTTCAATGAGCTTGGTGTTGAGCTGAGTTGATGGATCCTCTGGATCAGGTACATCAGCCATGATGGCACTATAGTGCTCAGTCCAGTAGTTGGAACCCTTGGTGACGTAGTCGACGAATGCGGTGTCATGATCCTGTTCCCATTTGTTAAGAGCATTCCACACGACCGGCATGACTTTGGCACCATCACTTCCGATGAGACAGTGGGGCGGCCAGATGCAAAGAACGTAGCGGTTGTTGACTGTGAGTTGGTGGACATATTCCTCAGCTCCATCACGGTCCATTCCATGGGCCTTCATGGTGCGGCGGTTCTGGTAGGCTGGAACCGTCGTCTTCCAGACACCATTCTTCACATCATCTTCCGTGATGAGTGTGAAGGGTGCAGGATGGGATTTGTTGTCTTTTCCACTGATCCAGAAAGACGGATGGGCGATGTCGAACCAGTGGTGCGTGTCTAACGTGACGTGAATATCGTTCAAGCGGTCAGAAACTCGAGCAATCATCGCCGCTAGACGATCACAATCTGCATCTGCTCCAACCACCGAGAGCGCACCAGTAGGGCTACAAAAGTCCAACTGTGGGTCTATGATAAGTAGATCAATTTTGGGTGCCATCGTTCATCTTACCTCTCTTTCTTCTAAAAAGATATATGCTATCTACCTTGAGGTCTTGGGCGAATCTTTGGTCTAGGAGTGCGTGGTAGATTGTTGATTCCACCCTTCCTAATAGGACCTTCTCGAAGATTCATCATTCTTTCAATAGGTGGATTTCCCTTAGGTCTTGGTCTCTCATGCACAAAACTCTTATCCATGTCTTCTTCAACAATCTTTTCAGGCCAATCGTTCAAGATAGCCTGAAGTTCGTCCTTCATTGCTTGAACTCCCATAAAGAAATAACTCGTGTCTTTACGGCTGATGAAACTGAATTGCTTATCAAGCAACTTGTTGAGTTTATCCCTCATTTTTCTATATTTTCCCATGCTACTTCCTTTCGGTTCTCAACAGTGTGAAATGTTCCAGAGAATCTTTGATGTCTGTGATAACCGCATCCAACTCACCCATACCATTTGACAACATCACCTTGTCTTCATAGAGAGTGTAGAAGATCCTTTCACCGATATGGTCTGGATCATCTACATATACTTCGATATGGACTGTGATGTTTGGCTTGAAGGTGAGACTAAACCAAATGCTCTGGTCATGAACTGTCTCATAGCAATAGGTCTCATATTTAAGATTGCCTATCTTGTTGAAAACGGGCTCTAGAGCATGAAGGCCAATGGTGAGCGTGTTATGTAATTCCATCATTTACTTTCTCATATGTTTCATCAAAAATATCGGGCTTACAGGGATAAAGTTCTCCCTTAACACCCTTGATGATAAAATCTCCAACATTTCCCTCCATTATGCCTTCCATTGTATGGATGAAGATGCTTTTCTTTGGTCCAATTCTAAGTTCTCTACTTCCACCCAACGACTTCATTTCATCCAAATTGTCACCATTCCAAAGAATGGCATCGATCACGACCGGTTTTTTTCGATACTTCATTTTTTTTCTCCTGAATTTTATTTATCATTTGCCTCCCACCATCCACAAATAAAATCCGCAGCTCGCGGCAAATTATGATATTTGATTACAAGTCCATTATTTTTCATACTGGAAAGAACTTCATAGTGTTCTTTTCTTTTTGTTGAACCACACCCACCACTTTTTCCACCAAAATAACAATTATCACAAGAGTTTCCAGAGAGTAGTAGTTTGGCTTTTTGATCTTCGGATAGTGGCATATCTTCTTGTCCTATCCAATAGGTGGTTGTTGGGATTGGATTCATCCTCTTCTCCCACAACGTCCATCTTGTATCCATCGTCCACAGATATTGGATGAAGGAAGAGGTTCATCATCAACAGTGTTTCCAATCACAGTCATACAGGCGTATCCATTGCGATGTCCACAGTTGTCACATGAGTGAGAATCTTCCAATAATAGTTTTTTAGCTTCTTTGACTGAATCCATCAGATAGAAATATGCCAGGGTTGCAAGATAATTTTATGAAAGATCGTCGTCAGATGGTAAAGAATGTTTTTCTCTATTTGGGCAAGGGCAAACATCATGTCAAAGTGTGGTTCGGGGAAGGCCGTCATGATGGAGAAAATATGGAATGGTGGCCAAATGGTCAATTAATGTTTCACGGTGTCATGATAAATGGAAAGGAAGAAGGTGAAGAAAAGTGGTGGCATCCTGATGGATCTTTCTCAGATTTCATCTATTACAAAGATGGTCATAAGTTTCCACCCCCATCAGCCCTTCTAAAGGATGGCTACATCTACGTTTTAGGCAAATACTACAAAGATCCCTCCTAGTGCCAACTTGGGCCCAAAAAAAGGGGCCCAACGCTATCCTAGTTGGACCCCAAAGCTTTTGTGATTGTTTTCAAGACAATCGATATGTTGCTCTGTCTGAATTAGGACCCATTGTCGCCCTTTTGCCCTAAGTCTTATCCCCTTGCTCTGCCACTGAGCTACCAAGCCACAAAGCACTCTCTTTGGAAAATGCTCAGAGGCTCGGGTTGGATTCGAACCAACGCATAGGGTTAGGTTTGCAAAAGTCGCTAAATCCTAACGCGTTCAAAGACTTGTAAGTCTGGTGAGGCAAAAATCTGAATCGTGAAACCGGGGGTTGCTATCCTTTCCGCTGACTCTAAATCTGACTCTGAATCTACCTCATTTTTCAAAAAGGCGGCGTGCGGTGAGGCCGCCTGATTGCTTACAGAATACCGGAATTGACAAAGTCGAAGATGCTCTCTCCAACCTTGATCTGATTGACCTCAGCAGTATTGGCCTTTGCCTTCGCCTGCTTGACAGCCAAAATCAAATCATCAATGCGCTGGAGCAAATCACTCTTCTGAGAAGGGGAAATGCGTCCAGAAGCATAGGTCGTCTTATACTGACCAACTTGGAACTCATCCTGAGCAAGCTGAACCTGCGCAGGGTGTTTGTCTGTGGCTGGTGCCAACGTGATAGGCACGTTCTTCTTGATCGAGCGGAACTTGATTTCTTCAGGAGTCTTGTAACGATTCGCTCCTGCAGAGGCATCCAAGTCCCAATGCTTGGTAGGATCAAGGGTTGGAATGTCTTTGTAGAGCGCGCGGACCTTGCCGAGCCACTCTTCGAGCGCCAAGAGAGAAATGGCAGAGAAAGTGCCGAAGCTCTTGTCTCCAACCTTCAGCTCTGCATTGACGGAACCGGACGCGTTGGTCTCTTCCATACTGATGCGAGCATCGATTGCCTTCACAACCGATTCTTTGGTATAGTTGATCTTATCGGAAACTGTGGTCACGATTTCCTTGGTCTCTGGAGGAATCTGCTCTCCGGCCTCTTCCTTAGGCTCGTATACCTTCATCACTCCATCGAAATGTTCGGCCTTCTTGGTGAAAGTCGTGATAGATTCTGCGAGAATCAACTCACCTTTTTTCTCAAGGTCCGCCTTCACAGCCAAAAGCTGATGCAAAAGATTCTTGTCTGCCATTTTATTTACTCCTTTTTCCATTTCACGTTATTCGCGAACGGATGTGTATTGGTATTTTCTATGTTGTTGTATGTAAGAATATATGCAAGATTCTAGAAATGTACAAAAAATAATTGACCATTAAAGATGCGATATGTTTTTGCCAAAAATCCAGAAGCTTGTTTGTGACCCCCGCCACCAAATCTTCCAGCCACCCTACTGACATCAACATCATTTCTAGTGGTATAAAGACTTACTCTTATTGCCTGATCAGATCTGATATCAAATCCCACCATCAATTCATATTTGCTCTCATCCCACTTTGATGCAAAAAATTGATTGTTCTTGATGTTTGTGTTGCAACAAAGGGCGCGAAGTCCTTCAAATTGAGCGTCGAAAAAGTTTGTGTGCATGATCTCTGCAGCGACATTTGTTTGATAGATCAAAATCGATTTACCAGCAGAAATGTTTTCTTCTACAAAATCCAAATCTGCAGATGGATTATTTACAATCTTGTCGAGCAGATTCTGCCAAAATGGCCAATTGCTCAGAGGATCCATACCGAATCTTCTCAATCCATATTGGAAAGGAAGAACAACGTTGTCCCAATTTTCTTTATTGCGATTGTCCCAGCAATCATAAGTTGAAATGAGTTTGATTGATTGTGGGAGCAACTTCGTCTTGAAATAATACTCCCAACAAAGCTCACAAGCTGCCACATAATCATTTCTACGATAACCATCTGGATCGAGTTGGTGATCTTTCAAAAAGTTGATGAGTGAGATGTGATGATCAATAATAGTGGTATGATATTTGTCGATGATTTTCAGAAGCTCAGGATATGGAGCAACAGCATCTGTAAAAATGATTTCATCTTCATCTTTGATGAGATCATATGGGAATGGGTCGTTGTATTCATATGGGTGCAGAACGCTGTCTGGATTGGCGTATTTAATAATGGCTCCAGATGTCTTACCATCATTGTCACTGCGGTGATAGAAGATATGTTTCATTTGAATCAAATATGCATAATTTATATGTTATGGACAACATTAAGACTGTTAAAATTGATGATTTACTTGGAACCCATATTCTTACTGGTGTTGAGACCGACTATGCCCAGGTCCCAGCTGCTTTTGGCATTGGAACTGACAGAGCCAACGTCATCAGATTTATTCTCGATGGAATCATCTACTCCGTCTTCGAAGATCCAAACGATGGTTATCGATCCTCTATGGGAGACATTTTCATTGATGGTGAAGTGAAAAATGTGTTCGATCCGGTTGAAGTGGTTTGTGAAAAGAAGGCCGACGACGAACACGAAAACTTTGATGTTTTGCTCATGATCAACCCACTCATTTCAAAGGTAGTGGTCGAATTCGGAACTGAAAATATTGGAGACTACTATCCATCGTTCGTGGGATCTTTTTATCCTGTCTACCTCACTGAAGCTACTTATGCCAAAGCTCTTTTGGAGAATATAGATGACTGAGTCTATTTTCTCTTCTTTTCTTGTGTGGTGAAGTGGCTTTCGAGTGGCTTGTTCTTTATCCACTTAGTGTATTTCTGCATTTTATCACTGCTCTTCAACGAATCGAGATTCTGATAAAGAACTCTCAACTCTGTATTATCGAAGAGCAGATGGATTTGGTCCCCACATTGCCGGCATAACTTAATCTTTTCATCATTTTTTCTTCTAGAAGCGATTGGTTCGAAGTGATGCCATTCGAACATACTATCATCACCAATTCTTTCACAAAGAGGGCACTGCATAATCTACCTTTCACCACCAAGTTCAATGTGACATGAGAAAATGAGCCAATCGAGATTGATGACAAAATGTCTTGATTCCACAAGCCTCACATCTCCCTGTTCCCAATCATATCTGATGGCAATAGATATACTTGGAATGAGATGAAAAGCGTAGTCGAAACCAGAACCTATTCCACGGTATTGTATCATGACACAATGAAATATGCTAAGATAAGGTTATATGCAGCCAAGAACCATAATCAGAAAACTTTTCGATCCAAACGCTAAGCTATCGCTTCAATTCTGCAACTACCTTTTATTCACTTTCAGAATGCCTGGTAAAATTGTCCAAGCCTTTGGAAAGAACGGGAACGGTTGTTGGGGCACAAACGATCAGGTTGTCTCTTACGAGATAACAAAAGTGACGTTTCCATATAAAGACGAAGAAGAACATGTTCCAAGCAATGTCAATATCTATTTGAAGGGGTATAGAGAAGCGAAATATGGATTCATCTATACAGACGACACATTTGAAAAGAGCATCAATCAATTAGCTGCTGGATTAGCTACACTCGATTGGTCCGAACAAGGGATGCAGGGTGCCAATGCCTATGTCAATATGGACATTGTTTTCAAGAAGAAATAATCAATAAACAAGCTTTTTTGTAAATACAAACTGGATCAGATCCTTGTGAAGAAAAAACATGTCTTTGTTTCTGATTGAAAAGATCTCGCTTTCCCACTGAGATCCCAAATCTGGAAAATGTGTTCCACCTTCCTGTCCAATGTTGCTAATCAAGAAAAGTGATTCATATTCACCAAAATCTCCATCTCCATCAACTCCAATAATCTTTTCTAGAGAAGCATGATTCGAGGACAGATTCTGCCAATAGATAATGTCTCCAACTTTATACTTTGTGGCCATATAAGATTATCTTACCTGGACTAAGAAAGATAACGAATATGAAATACGTCTTTGCAAAAGAAAGATATGGCAATGGGATGATCGCAGTAGAGTGCTTAGAACCTGAAAAATATACTGCTCGAGGTGATGATTGGGTCAAATTCAAAGGACTCAAAAGAAATCTCATGTTTTATGATGAAGGCCAATTAGAACCAATATCTATCGATATGATAGAGCTTGAACCCGACACGTGGTCCTGGGATACCATTGAAGACTATCGTGATTTGGCCACTGTTTTTAGAATTCTCTACTATCATGTCGAAACATATTACATGATTAGTGGTTTCTATCCTAAAGATGAGTATCGAAAAGCTCCAAGAGCTTGGTTGAAGGCTATTTTTGAAGGTGATACTAAGATTAAGAATTTCATTACAGAGTATACTGAATATTTGCTCAATTTATTAGATTGGATTCAATAATCTAAAACGATTCTAGCTGCTTCGTTTGGTGTCTTCCACCCTTTTGTAAGATTGAAATCATCCGGATCATCACCCATATCTTGGTGCATTTCATCCATACCTTCAAAATGGTTCTCACACTCACAATAGGGACAAATAAACCCTTCGTAATCTTGGACGCTACAATCTTCAAAATTGCCTAAATTTACCCACACCTTTTTGTGACAAGAGTGGCAAATCTCGTCTGTTATTGTATCACCCATGTTTGTTTACCTTTGAAAGAGAATTTTCAATCTGTTTCATGTATTGTCATCTATAAGCTCCGGATTTAACTTCCAATCTTCACATGTATTTTCTTTTGGAAAGAGTTGGTTTTTGTCGCCACAAATGGCCCCATCCCAACCATTATCACTGCATTCTATACAGACGTCACACGTTTTATTTTCAAGGAGATTTTTGGCTACCAAGGCATGATTATGAATTTTGATAATGCGTTCTTGTTCATGATTATATTGACAACCGGAATGGTTGCATTGAGAGTTGATAGATCTGAGATGATTGCCACATTGAGGGCACTTGATCATCTATTTTATGACGCCTTCACCGCTCCCTTTGAGAACAATACCGGAAATAAACTTCTGGAGTTGAACTAGATTTTTCTGTTTTGCAAGGTCATTAAAATACCCCTGCTTCTTTTCTTTGCTTACAGAAACATCTTTGGAATTGAGGATATCAATGAACTTCTGTTTGAGCTCATCAAATGTCATTTTCGCCATTTCACCCACTAAGGGTGCGAGAGCATGAGTCACAGATTTTGGTTTATCAGAAAGATCTTGACCTTTGTAGATCGATTTCTTGTCCTTCATAGCATCATCCATCTTCATATGGCTCTCCTCCTAATACATTCAATTATGCTTCAGGCACGATTCCGCGAATCTGAAACCCAACGATCTCAGCGGCAATCTCAAGAGACTCAGTCTGGTCACCAGTAGACCTGAGGCAGAGAACCTGAGACTCAGTATTGTAGTTGAAGTAATGGATCTCCTTCACCTGCAAGAGGCAGCGATAAAGAGCTCCAACTTTGTCGAAAGAGAGGCTATCAAGGATATAGTTGAAAGTCTTCATGGCTTTCCTCCTATATCATTATAGACCACTTCAAATCGACTCTAAAATGCTGGTTTCCATTTCTTTTTGTTTCTTGAAGCAAATGCCTGACGGGAGTTCTTGGACGACTTGTTGGATCCGTTTGAATAGAATCCCCATGATGTAGAAGAAGAATCAAAACCATAGTTCCATTGATAGTATTGAGATTCTTCTGGTGGTTTTGGTGGATCTAATAGAAGTTTGGCCTCTGCCACAATCATTTTCTTTTTGCTTTTTTGATTCATGTGGGACGCCCAAAAACGAACTTAATCCAAGCTCTCTCATTGCTTTTAGTTGCAAGGCCGTCACTTTCATTGTTTTTTGTTGGTCTCTCAGTCATATCAGCAAAGTCGTTGAATTTGTAATAGTGACTCTCCCAATCATACCAATTTTCTTTGAAATGGTCGTATGTAAGGGAAGAGACTAAAAATCGACTACTATCAACTCTCCTAACTAAGTGATATGCAGTGTCATTACCAACAAATCCTGGGGTTATTGTTTTAAAAATGTCACCTGGTTTGATATTTTCGAAATTCATCATTTATATCTTTTCACTTACCTTCTCCATATTGAGAAATAGTTCATCTTCTTCTATTTTGTATCTATATGGTCCAAAATCTTTAACTGCTGCGCCGCACCATTCGTCATCAGAACCATTATTGACAACTCTCTGTTTCAGAACGTCTTCTCCACCATGTTTTTCACATTGATCATTGTGATATTTTCGTAGTTTCTTTACTTGAATCTCACCTAATTTTTTTTTATCTCGCTTTGCCCTTTGGACGTTATAGGTCACCTGAGTCTCATCAGCAAGTCGATGTTTATCTAAGCATCCTGTTTCAATCCACGGTCCAGATTTGACCTCTCTATCAGGCTCTCCATCTATTTCGAAATCACCTCTAGTAGCTTGATCATGAGAAGAATCTAGTCTTTTAATTGAATCTTCTGGAAGACCATTCTCGATTCTGTGCGCACGATACCATTCTTCGGAATCTTCACCAAGTTTTGTTCTTTTTGAGTTTTTATCGTAGCTTCCCATACCTCACCTTTTGTATAGTGTGAAATATGCTACTCTACGAAAATGATGGGAGTGTTTGGATAGACTTCGTCATCTTCGATAAAGAGCTCAACATTGATGCCCTCAATCATGTATACATTCGTTTTCTGGACATATTCTTTAAAAGCGTCCCAATCTCGATACTCAACTATAATCTGTTTTCTGTCAAAGGGTCTATTGTGCCATTTGAAGACATCAAGATTTGTCATTGCAGTGTGGAATATAGAGGAAATTATCAGAGCTCGTTTGTTTTCATCCTTGACTTGAACATTGGCTACTGGAATAACCATTCTAGTAGATTGAGAGATGATGTGATAGCCACCAAGTGTGAGCTTATGATCCGTAATAAGTTTATTAATTCCGAGCAAAAGCTTTTCTTTGAAGATTTCATGGGTCAGCGGTTTCCAATCAGGCAGATCTTTGAAGAGAGTGTTTCCCATTCTATGACTGACTTGTTCTTCACCTTTGATGAATCTTTTTTCAAATTGATTTTCGAAATGAGGAGTTTTTATATAGGCTTGGATTTTGAAATCAGTTCTAGGATTGACAATTTTTTCTGAACTAACTGGCCTAAATCTCGTGCGATCCAATAGCTCTTTAGAGGTCACCGTATCAATGAGCACCCCCTCATTTACACCACTGACAAAATCATCTAGTGTTAGATGAACAAAATCTTTTGGATTGCCTAGGTTTTCTTTCATTGTCTTCCTATTAGAACTATGCTTTGAATATTTTAAGCCATTCAATTTCAAAAATGAACTTGGTAATCTCATGAGATCCTTTCAAAAGAGATCTCCATGTCCGCCAATCAAATTTAACTATCTGATCGTTATCTCTAACATGGCTTGCAGCTTTTCCATCTGGCATAAGAGACATGAAATAGCTAAAGTTTGAATCGCGATAAAAGGCGACTGAGGTATCACCACCGATATGGATTGGTTTGAAAATTGGAATGTTTTTGACTCTATATTCCATTTATTTTCTCATGAGACCAACGCCTTGGCCCAAGTATTGATGAACGTCATAGTAATGTCGGACATTTTATCATATACACTTATATTTTTTTGTGATTTCAATTCATAGATTCTACCAATTCCTGCTGCAAATGCTAAATTTTCTGCGCGAATTGCCTTCTCGATCGTGAAGCCATTTGGTAAAGGAGCCTCAAATAGAGTATTATAAATGTAATCTTTGCGCGCTCTCCCAAATTGTGACATCAATACGAATTCTATTCTAGAATTTAATGGACCCATAGTATGAGCGGCTGTAATCAGAGTATTGATTAATCGAAGATAGGTTGATCTAGCAACAGTATCTAAGCTCATGTTGTTATATTGTCCAACCAAGTTTTTTTGAATGCTTCACCAACAGTACTTAATCGAATCATCAAAGTCGTATTGTTTAAAGGAGGATCACCATCTCCTCCATGAGGAGGGAGGGCGAGGGGCTCTGGAACAATTGGTAGGCTTCTCATTTTAGCTATTGCTGCATCATGGGCCATATCTTCAATAGCATGGGCTCTTTGTGATGTGAAATTCAATGGCAGATTTTTATCCCACAAAACGTTGTAAAAAAAATCCCTATAGTTAAGGGCCATTTTTATTACATCTGCTTGGGGGCATCGTGCCCACCAACTTGCTCCAGCACTAGCCATTCCTAGAACGGTTCGCAGACGTCGATATGCAGAATTAGCAATCTGATTAATGCTCTGATTTTCGAACATATGATTATCTTACAAATAAAAAACCCCTCTTTCGATGGGTTAGAATTCTTTGTAAAAAATGGTTCCAGTAACTGGATTCTTGAGATTGACAGAATAGGCTCCATCTCCACAACAGGTTCTCTTTTCATCAAGGAGTTCTTTTGCTTCCATGACTGTTTCATCCTCTTCATCTCCAGAGGAGAAGAAAATTTGTCTATTACAGTCACAAGAATAGTTGCCTTCATCCCAAATAAAAATATGTGGCTGTTCGCCGTCCATAATCGCGTCGTGTTCAGATTCTCTGATTTCTCCAGTGTCATTCTTACGTATGATGGCCACTATCTTGACCCAATCATACTGGTCATGAGGAGAGAGCTTTTTGACATGGATCCATTCTTCCATATCAAAAACTATGCTTTGAGGATTTTTCGAACCTCTCTTCCAGTGAGAAATCTCCTCTCAAGCAAAATGTCTGCCAATCGTTCGATTTTTTTGAAATGATGATTTTTGATTTGATTGTTGAGCTGCTTCGTAAGTCGTATAATATGTGTTTGGAGTTCTCGTTTGTTCATGTCTCTTCTGAAAAAAGAGATAATTTTTTTAGCCTGATTCAAATCCTTTTTATTCCACTCATAAGTAATTGGAATTCCATTCATCATAGAGATGGCGGGGCCTGCCAAAATACCCTTGACACAGTGAAGATAGGTTTGAGGTGTTAGAATTCTTGGACCAGTTTGGCAATAGAAAATTTGTCTCATGCAGAGTTCTGCAACCTTATACCCGCCCTTTTCCCAATAGAAAGCATGGGCAGCTTCATGAAGAGATACGGCTTGATAGTAAAGTCTTTTGTATCTGGTCATCTATAAGACATATGCCAAAAGGCCCCTCTTTTGAGGGGCAGTTTATAATCTGAAGCTAAGTTGCGGGATGTTCTTCAGACCACTTTTTGACAAAATATTGTTGAACTACTAAAGCTTCTTTTTCTTCTAAGTTTAGATTAGCCCTGTTCATTTCGGGTAATAATTGATTCCACAATTCTTGCCAGCGCTCTATGTCTTCTTTGTTTTTGAATTTTGGCTTTGCCATTTTATTCTTTTGTAAGATATATGCTTGTCAGTGCGCCCCGTGGCCGAACATTTTTCTGAAAAAAGGCCCCTCTTTCGAGGGGCTCTTCACATGAAAAAGAAGCTGATATTATCTGCCCTCGAGTTTCGTGATATCAGCTTCGAGGAATGCCTTAAGACTATTTTCGATCTCCACCTGACTATTGGCTGAAGTCACTCTCGCACCTAGAGTGTGGAACTCACCAAATTGTTTCGACTGTACATCAAATCCAACAAACGAAACAAGTTGGCTTGATGTTGTAATCTTCATATCTTCATTGGTGATGTTGTTGCGGTTGCTATACATCGCCTTCATGACGTCCTCTGGATCAGGATTGACGTTGTTTTCACCATCAGTTACTATGATCAGAGAGTTGAAGATAGTTCCTGATTGAGCAAGAATCTCAGAACCAAGCTGCATTGCTCCACCAATTGCTGTTCCGCCATTGGGCCTGAAATTGCCGGGATTGACCGCATTATTGAGCTTAATAACACCAGCAGTATTCAAGAGAGTCAGAGGGAGCACTTCCTCAACATGATTGTTGAATCTCAGGATTGAGACTTGGATTTTCAAATCCTTTTGTTTTTGAGCTAGAGTTTCGATATAACTTGCAACCGTGGCAAGAGCTTTGGTCGCCTGAATGAACTTAGGCTCTCCACCACTTTGGGGTTGATCGGCCATTGATCCACTCACATCCATCGCAATAACCACAGAGATTCCAAAATCATCGACTGAATTCATTCCAGTCTTGAAGTCACTTCCAAACCTCAGGATATATCCTGGGGTTCCTGCGAACGGTGACTCATGTTTTGGAGCACTGGGTGAAGATGCGGAGGGCACTTGCTCTCCGCATCCAATCAACATAGTTAGAACTGCCAATAGAACCAGTATTTTCTTCATAACTGTTTCTACTCCAGAGAGATAAAGCGCACTTCGACTCGGCGGTTCTTATTCGGGTCATCCGAGATCGGGTTGTCCCATCCCTTTCCTTCAGTGAAGATACGATCAGGGTCCACGCTGAAGTTCTTGACGAGAACCGACTTGATAAACTCGGCCCTCTTCTTGGAAATCAACTTCGCCTGAGCGCTTGCCTCGATAAACTGTTGATTGCCCTGAGCCTTGAAATCGGCAACCTTCGCGGTATCGAGATACCCAGCCAACTTGACAACAGTAGTTGCAAGGAACTTTGTCTGTTCAGCAACCTTACTGAGAAGGACCATATTATTTTTGATATCAGGGCTGGAGCTGTTGACATCAAAGTCGAGTTTCTGTGCTTCGAAGAACAGATCAACATTGTTTGTAAGAACCACTCTCTGGTTCTCAAGATCAGAAATGTCGAATGAGGCCTTCTTGTTAAAAGAATTGACCATCATGTTTTTCTGATTGTTGAAGATGCCCTTCTTATCGAGTGCTGCAATGATCTTGGGAGCAAGAACCCTCTCAGGTCCATAGCTTGCATCTGCGCCCAGAGCACCAAGTTGCTTGTAGTATTCCTGAGAAAGCAAGAACACCTTGTAGGCCCCGATAGAGTTATTCGAATCGAAGAACATCTTGTTCTCAGGAAAGTTTGCGATATGCACATCAGTGAGCATGTCTTTTGCATCCCCGGCTTTTACCTTGTAGAAGGTTGCCATATCGTTAAAGGTCTGAGTTCCGATCTGTTGAGTCCCTTCCATTACTGCCTCGACAAAATCCTGCATCATTTGAGGTTTGTCGGCAAGCAAATCACTTCTGACCATAAGAAGGTCAGCGATAACCTGATTGGCATCCTTCGAGGAGATGACCAAGTGTGCATCAGAAATATAGTTCGGTGAGCTCGAATCTGCAGCATCGTTGATGTAGGGAGTCCAGCTGACCCAAGCTGCAACATCTTTGTTGTTCTTGAACTCTTTGAGGGCCTTATCACCATCATCAATCCAAGCAACCTTAACGTCGTTTCCAGTCAGGCCGTTCTGAGCCAAATACCAAAGCAGCATAAAGCTGAATGGAGTATTGCTCGAAGTGATAACAATCTTTCCCTTCAGATCTGCGGCAGATTTGATGGTATTGCGGAAAAGAATTCCGTCTCCACCATCGCTCCAGTCGAGTAGCAAAAGAGTCTTCGGCGAAACACGCTTATCAGCCTTGAAAGCGTCGAGGAACAGAGGCATTGCGTCCATCTGGGTCCAAATAATCGGCCACTGTCCGCTTGCATATCCCTGAAGCTGCTTCTCAGAGCTCTCTTCGCTGACAATCTGAACTGCGAAGTGGCCCTTCTTGTAAAAAAGACTGTCCTTGTTTGGCTTCAATCCGCCGTTTGCAGCAAAGATGGCGGCATATCCGCCCCAAGTATCAAGAGGAATCGTGAGGAGAGGAACGGGTCCATCCCCAAGATCCACACTTGCCAGCTTGTATCCACCAACTGGAGGCAGAGTAACGGGAGCTGCCTTCGCGAAAGTGAGTCCAGCCGCACTTGTCTGTGCCGTAGTGCTGTTGGTAGAAGGGTTCGGTTTGTTCATGAAAATGAACTTGAACCCAAGTCCCAGACCTACGACTAATACGATAATCAATCCACCAATCAAACCACGCTTCATTTTCATCCTCCTAGGATAAATCTCTTGGCTCTCATATATGAGAGCCAAGCAAATGCCTTTGTTAGTTGCGAACTGCTGTGAGCTTCGCCTTGAGATCGCTTTCGAGCTGGATGAGAGTCTGTTCTGCAGCCGCTCTCTTCTGCTTTCCCTCTTCCTGAATCTGGATACAATCCTCGATCGTTGCGATGAGATCAGAGTTTGTCTGCTCGAGAGTCTCGATGTCCACAATGCCCCTCTCATTCTCCTTGGCAACTTCGACAGTTCCCTGATGGAGAAGCTCGGAGTTCTTCTTGAGAAGATCATTCGTGGCGTCTGTGACGGCCTTCTCAACTCCCAACGCTTTCTTCTGCCTGAAGAGAGAGATGGCGATGACGATCTGGTTTTTCCAGAGAGGAATAGTCGTCATGATGGAGCTCTGAATCTTCTGGACTAGAACTTGATCTCCGCCCTGGATCAACTTGACCTGGGGAGCCGTCTGGATGGAGATCATCCGGCTCAGCTTGAGATCATAGAGCTTCTTCTCCACTTGGGAGATGAAGTTGTTGAAGTCACTGAGCTCCTGTGCGTCTTCAGGCGTGCCAGAAGCCTTGGCCTTCTCCTGCATCTGGGGCAGAAGCTTGGTCTTGAGCTCTTCGAGACGGAGCTGTCCACCAGCGATGTATAGATCGAGACCGTGCATGTAGTCGAGGTTCTGCTTGTAGAGTTGGTCGAGCATGTTGATGTCGGTGATCATCTGCATCTTGCTCTTATTGAGCTGGTCGATGATGTGGTCGATTTGGGTTTCGAGCTTTTCGTACTTCGCCATGAAGTGTTCGACCTTGTTTTTCAGATTGGCGAAGAGACCCTTGTGGTCCTTCGTAAGACCAGAGACGTCCACATCCTTCACCTTGAACATCAAGTCTGTGAGAGCTTCTCCGACCTCGCCCGTATCCTTCGTCCTGATCTGAGTAAGCATGTTGTCGGCGAGGCTGGCAATTTTGCTCTGTGCTCCAGTGCCGTACTGGATCAAGTTGCCGGTGTTTCCCGGGTCGATTGCTTTGGCAAAATCCAAAGCCTTTGAAAGATCGGGCTTCGATAAACTTTTCACATCTACCGGTGCCAGTGCTGTTGAAGAATCACTCATCCTTTTCTCCTTTTCATCTTGGGCTACGTCTCTTTTATTTCGAAAAGAGGCTATCATTCTTTTCCAAGACCATCCATGTTGATAGTCTGGTCGAGAGTTTTGATTTCGGTATCGAGATCCATGACATCATTCGAAAGAATACGAGCATGCTGAGCATCAAACGCGTCTCTGATAGTGTCGAGCATTCCTTCCACCTTCGTCAAGGACGCCTTGATGCTGGTGCTGCTGACATTCTGTGACGAAATATCGATGTACTTCGAGAGGATTTTAATAGTGGATGGGACGTAATAGTCGAGAAACTGCTTGGAATTGTGAAGCTTTGCTGGATCCTTCTTGATGTCAAGAAGGATGCTTTCGAAAATAGTGTCAATCTCCTTGACCTTGGAAACTACGAGACCCTTTCGAATTCTCTTCTCCAAAGATTTGATAGTGAGAAGGTTCTTATCGCCAATTTCGATGGCCTGCTTGAGATCATTCTCCCTGTCGATGTCGGCTGGTTTCTTTCGTTCGAAAAGGAAGAAGCCTCCTATGAATGCGGCAGCTCCTAGAAGGAGAGAAAAAACGATTCCAATGTCAATGACAAGGAAGAAGACAACGAAAACTGCTGCTCCTAGAACCCCTGCCAGAATGCCGTCAGATTCCATCTTCTTCATCTTTACTCCATCTCCATGTCTTTCATGTTTCCCGTATATGGAATGATATATGCATCAGGCTCGCGTTTTAAGCAGACCCTTTGCAACCCTGGGAGCAAGAGATTCAATCGTTACCATCTTCTTCCAAATCCTCGCGCCTGTAAGCTTGATAGGAGGTGAATCCGCATCCATATCAAACTCATAGATTCGTCGATATGGAAAATAGTCTTTCTTGACATACTCCTCAAGATTTTGATAGCGTGATCCGTGCTTTTCAAAATGGTCCAAAATGATAGAGGCAATTTGTTCAAAAGTGGATATGGTCCGCATGGTTTGAATCTTGATTCCACTGTTTGCGTTGTTGCCAGCCACGAGATACACTTTCATGTTTTTCAGATCTTGACGCCGTCTAGAGAGACGTTGCTGGTGTGTGGAAAGATGACGAAGTTACCATCCTTATAGAGAGCACATGGAGTCTCAAAAAAGTCGAGGTAGTGAGCGGTATCATCGATATGAAAATCGATACCGTGTTCTTTGCAGAAGATTCCCTTGAATGAGGCCCATGCAGTGTCATCATAATGGTTTCGACCGTGTCTATCAAGACAGAGGACAGGATAGCCGAGTTTCTCAAGCTCATCTTGGACAGAAACGATTTGATCATATTCATCAAATCCACAAGCAGCCAGTTCCTCATAGAGTTGTTCGTCTATGGGATGACCAGTGATGAGAATCACTTCACCCCCATCTCGTCTCACTTCTCGAGCCAGTTTGATGAAACGGGATGGATCCTTGTCGACCACTCCATGAACATCTAGTCCAAGCTTCATATAGTGATATATGCTACGCATGAATCTGCCTGCAGCATATTTCATTTCGATGACAAAAAGTGAATGTGATCAAGTCTTAGAAAACAACAAAAACTTTCTATCGATTCTGTCAAACCATCAAATTTTAGGATCCTATAGAAGAGGAGAATCTGAAGTCAATGATCTCGACATCCTCTTCGACAAAGATTTGTTCGATCTCAACAAGTATAGAGGCCTCAAGCCTTTCCTCAAATCTAACAAAATCTTCCTTGAAATCAACGACTCTCACATGATCATCAAAGGGCATTTAGATGGAATGAAGTTTGAGGCCTATGGCATTGAAAGCAAATTTTTTCCATCATGGAGCTGTCTCATGATAGGCCCTCAATCTCGGTATGAATTTCTACTCGAAGAAGCGAAGAGACGTGGATTTTACATGACTCACTTTGGTCTATTGAAGTCCAATGAACTCATGGACCAAGATCTAGCAGAAAAGATTTGTTTTGCTTCTGATGAAAAAATCCTGTTCGATGCTGCTGATGAATATGAACGGTTCATATACTCTCAACCAGTCAGCAATGAAAAGAAGGTTTTTAACATCATCAAGAAGCATTGGAAGAATGAATATTTCTTCAGCACAGAGAAGTCTTTCTACATTGAACCAACAACTAGATGCAATTGTAACTGTATTATGTGCACGAGAAGAGTCAAGGAACCAGATCTCACATTCGACCCTTTCAAGACCATTCTCGACAAATTGAATCCACTTCATGTCAAGTTTTGGGGCCGAGGAGAGTCTCTCATAAATAGGGACTGCTGGAAGATGATAGATGAGATGAAGAGACGTGACATCATAATCTATCTCACCACTAACTTCAACTTAGACATTGATTGGAAAACTATCTCTAAAGTTGATGTTCTTTACATCTCTCTCCACACATTCAATGAAACCAATTACCTCAAAATAATTGGAAAACCAATCGATAAGGTCTTAGAAAATCTGCTACATGCTATCGATTTGAAATTGAACGTAGTCATCAAATCGGTGGTAATGCAAGACAATGGGGATGATATCAAACAGTTCATAGAAACTGCTGAGAAATACGGAATCAAATATGTGACTACCAATGTCAGGTCTCCAAACAATGAAACACCTTCTCCTTATTGGACCTGTCGACAACCCAACTATCCATTCATTTCTGCTGCTGGTATCATTTACCCATGCTGCATGACTCCATTTTCAGCTAATATGGGAAGCATCTATAAAGATAATTTAGATCCTAAAGTGATTACTCTAGCAAAAGCTAGATGCCTAAATGAGTGCAGATTTTGTGAATTAAGGTAGGAAGTTATGATACAATACGACATGGAAACTGTTGATTTATATGATAATATGGTAGCTGACATGAAGGCTGAAAATGATGATTGGGCAGAGTGGGAAAAAGAATATGTTTCAGGCACTGGTGATTGGGCGGTTGGTGGAGAAATAGACATAAAAAGATTTGCTAGGAAACAAGATGCTTATGCTGAGTTTTTGGAAAGAATGATAAACTACAAATTTTTGGATTTTTTCAAAGATGTTGGCAAATTTGCACTAGAGGAACTATGCGAAAACCTGGATCAAAAAAACCATGTTGTTTTGTTGAAATGGGTTTTTGGAGAGGAATCATAGACTATATTCCAGTTGGATAGAAATTATTTTTGGGTGGTGATGCAGAGAACATGCCCTTCACAATCATCCTTTTGTGATCAAGGTCCAGTTTGTTCAATCGAGCCCCTTGTTCAGGTCCCAATGGTTGAGCGTATTCAAGCACATACATGCTGCCCCATGAGTGTGGATCAATTCTAACCTTTTCAAAATAATTTAAAGTATTGAACTTATGAAGAATGGTAAAAACTAGGACCCAATCTGAGATATTAGTCCCTCCACCTGTCATGATAAAATACGCCGTCTTGCTCTTGTCTCTTCCACCAGCGTTGAAATAGTTGGACCAAACGATGCCATATTGTTTGGCTCTTCCTAGAGCATTGGCGTTTCTTTTTAATGTTCGTGGTGCACTTATCAGATTTGCCATATAGAGTTATCTTACAGACAGAGAGCCGAAAAAAGCCCCTCTTTCGAGGGGCTGAATCAATTCTAAATACTACTTGTTGTGCATGTGAAGATTGAGGTTCTTCAAAACCTCTCCCATATCAGTTCCACCAAAGAACTGTTGAGCAACTTCGAGAATGCTCTTTCCACCAAGAATGCTGAGAACGTTGAGATTCTGAGACAATCTTCCAACAAGCTCCTTGTCTCCGAACTGTTGCAGGGCGGCGATCATATCTGGAGAAACTGCAGCAGCCTTATCGACTGTGGCCTTTGTCTCGGCCTGAAGCTGTTTGATTGCCTGTTCAATTTTCTCATTTACGAGTTCAAGAGCCTGATTGTCTTTGGCTTTCTGGATCTCCAACTTCTTCGTTTCAATCTCGTTCTGGATGTCTTGGATCGTGCTCAAATCTGTGGTCTTCTGTTTCTCAACTTCAGAACGAATGTTCAATTCGCCCAAGCTGGCTTTCAGCTGAAGATCATAGTTGCCGATCTGAAGAGTATATTTCTTTCTGAGAGTCTCAGTCTTTGCCTCTTCGATCGACTGACTGATCTTCTCAGTTTTCTGAGTGGTTTCAAGCTCATTCTGAGCCTTTTCAACCATCAATCTCTGTGAAACTGCTTCATGCTGAGAATCTTCCAAAAGCTCAGCAATTTCGATGTTCTCGATCGTGAGACCAAGAACTTCTAGGTCATAGACCCTCATTCCATTTTCTTTGAAGAATCTTCCAGATCTTTCTGTTGCGCCTCCATCAGTAGATTCTGGATGTTCTCCGAGAACCGTATCTCGGATAATGTCGATGCTGTTGCCATAGAACTCTTCAATTCCAAGCTGCTTGACCTTGTTGCGAAGGACCGAACGGATATGATCAGTCAAAAACTTGACATAGTTTTCTACATTGAACCACAGCGTTGGCTCTCCTTCGAAATTGACACGATAAGAAACCGTAATTGCGATTGGGCAAAGATCCTTCGTTTCAACTCGGATCTGGTCAGAGATTGTGTTCTGAAGAACTCTCAAATAGACATCATTTTTGAGCTTATCCTCATTTTTCGGTGTTCCAGTTGAGAACGACATCTTCTCTAGAGTCTCATCATATTCCAAGAGATAGACCTTCGGTCCAACAATGACCTTGCGATCACCAGTTTTACTCACAACCTGAACTGCATATCCTGGCCAAACATCAATGGAAACGGCCCCATCATACTTGGTGTCAAGGGTGACAGTTCTCGGTGGAGTGAATTTGCTGCCTCTCTTGAGCTCTTCAGTAGCGGCAAGCCCGACTACCTCAGTGTCTTCGGACATAAACTTATGTCCGCTTCTCATCGAGGTGGCCATGGCCACACTTCTTCCCAAACTCTTTTCAGAGACATAAGCCATTGAATTCTCTTCTTTGGACGAGAACTCTGCAAGAGCGTTGTTGTAGGCCCTTGCTTCCGTATTTCCAGGAAGCCAGAGCTCTACCTGCTTTGGAGAGAGGATCCTTCTCACAACCACTTCGTGTCTAGGATCAGGGAGCAGCATTTGTGGACCACGCTTCAGATCGATCTCACCAGTATCTCTGTTGAGAACGTATCTTGCCTCTCCTTCAGGGATTGCAATAGCGAAGCTTACCATTTGGTCGCCGTATTTGACGATTGCATGCTCTGGTCGAGGGTAATAGATCTTTTGATCTTTTCCAGTGATGAAGAGCTCGTCTCCAGCAGTGTAATGTTCTTTGCCCTCATCGTAGTCTGCAATGACCTTAACGTAGATTCCCATCAGCTCGTTGAGCTCAATGGCCTTGAACTTTCTCTCACCATTCTTTTCAACAAATGTTTCGGTTGGGCGAGGGAATACGACGTCTGGACCTTGAACGTATCGCTTGTTGCCGTCTTCGTCCAGAAGGATGCAGTATTCTAGTCTCTCGAGCGTGATGGCATCGCGTACGTACTTGCCAGCCTCGTCGATGACTTCGATTCCTGTCGGCGGGATGTAGAAGGAAACCTTCGTTCCTTCAATGATCAAAAGACGGCCCATGGTAAGATCTGGCATGGCACCAAGAGCTTCAACCTTGTCTTTCTCAGTGGGTTGCTTTGGCTTTCCATTTTCGTCTTTCTGTTGGAGCTTGATGGTTGCTTTGCTCCAGTTTTCTTTCGCAGCTTCCTCATCATAAACTCGAACGATGAGATACTGATTGCTCCTCATTCGGTGTCCTGGAAGAGTCTCTGCATACTGTCCTGGGAAGAGAGCAAATGTCTGCGGACCTTCGATGTTGATCTTGTTGCCATAGTCTAGTTTTGTATGGACATTTGAACCTTGGTTCGGATGGGCAGGATCGTTTGATCCGGCTACGGTAGGATTATGTAAGACAATGTAGGCTCCCTTTTCGGCGAAAGGGAAAGTGAGGATAGATGCTTCCAAGCTGCATTGAACAAATCTTCGCTGCTTGGGCTCGAATTGAACTGGCCTATCAGTCTGTGATAGACTAGCCTTTGATGGTCCGACCCATACTGTCACATGTCCTTTTGTCTCGTCTAAGATGTTTGCATATTCACCAGGACCCAGGATCAGGTCGCGTTCTCGGTCGCGTCGTCCAGCTTCTACTTCCATTATTTTCTCCTTAGATTCTATTTGTGGAACTTTTATCTATCAACAAATATGCTACAATAATCATAAGCTACGCTTGACGGTAGTCTATGTATGCCAATGTATACAAAGAAGACAAAAAAACCCCTCTTTCGAGGGGCTCTGGATTGAGTCGAAAGCTGCTAGGCCTTCACCTCAACCTTCTGCTCGACTGCCGCAACTGCAGTCACCGGAGTCTCAGGGGCCTTCACGACCACTTTGGCCTTCGGAGTCGGCTTCGCCATGACCTTCTTGGCGACCATGGGCTTGGTTTCGCTGACCTTTGCCTTGCACCTGGCGCACCACTCCATCGGCTTGACCGATGCACTGGCGGCCTGCTTGTAGGTCTTCGCGTAGAGCCGGGTTCCATGGGCCTTGCACTTGGCCACCATGACCTTGCCGTCCTGCGACATCACCGGGGCCGTCTGGGCGCCGTTGAACAACTGGACGACAAACCCCGTCTTCCTGTTCGTCTTCTCGACGATGAGGCCGGCAACGCCGTTGAACTTGTTCATCTTCCGATACTTCCTCGTGACCAAAACACTCTTCTCTGCCATCTAGACACCTCCACTTAAGATGATTCTATCACGTTAGTGGATGTCTCTAAAATGCAAAACCCCTCTTTCGAGGGGCCGATTTTCATTAGAGATGAGTCCCATTGCCAAAATGCCTTCGATTATCTCTAAAGGAAATATTGAGAACTTTGTCGTCAAAAATCTTTCCAATAATCTTGTGATAGACCTTCTTTGGAAAGAGATATTCTTTAGTCTCGAGGCTGAAGTATTCCCATCTTCGATTCAACTGAATTTCGGCGTAACCATCATGACCAAGAGACAACAAATCAACTAGGAGATATAAATTACGCGGACCCCACTTTTTAGCGATGAAGTAATTGTAGTCTCCTTTGTCCACTTGCAAATACATCTTGCCCATTTCATAGTTTATATGTGGTCTTTTTTCAGGTATCATTGTAGCCATCCAATTTGAATGTTAGCTTCCTAAGACGTTTTCCCACCAATTGAAAATAACCACGACCATATCGTGTTTTTCTTCTTCTGTGGGAGAATCCATAAACGCATGGTCGAAATAGTCTTTGAATTCATTTGCATTCATTGAGCTCAAATCAACACAAAAAGGACTGTGATGAGGTCCTTCGTGTGTAAAATACGCTATTCCCGGCTCATCATTGATTTTTAACAACAGAAAGGGGTAAGCATAATCTCTCGATTCTCCTTCTTGGTTGTAGTACCACTGAAAGAGTTTCACGAACGAGGCCATCCAATTTGAATATATCCCTTGTCAAGTTTGCTTCTCTGTTTTCCGCGCGCGTCATATGTGTTACCAGGTTTCACTACAGAATCAGGAGAAGTCGCCGTAATTTTTCCCCACGTGTATTTAATGTAGCCGCCCTCTTGTTGCCATGTCCAAAACTTGTAGTGACCTGCCTCAGTATGGACAAGGACATCACAGTATCGGCCAATCAATCGGATCATTTCATCTGGAACAAGTTCGATGGCCATCTTTTCAAAGACGCGCGGAGGACCTTTTTCAAAAACATTAGCTATGGCTTCTCTTTTTTTCATGGTGTCGATCCTATTTGGCCTTTTTCAAAAATCACCTTCAAAGCCTTCTGACGCATACGATAACCACCTGCTTTATATGGCTTAGCCCCACTCTCTAAAACTCTCAAGCTTCCATAAAGATTGAATCCAAGAGCGAGATTCACAAACGACATGAAAGGCATGCCATTGGGATGCCGTCCAACATCAAAAACATAGATGATATGTTTATATGTTGAACCAGTAAAAAACCATCTTCCTGGCAAATATTCTGGTTCCATTATATTTTCCATTTTTAATCAGATAGTTTGCAGAAGTCGTTTAATTTTTTTGACGACTATTTCGGCTTTTGCAGCCTCAATTCCTAGAGATTGACTCTTCACTGTTTCACCGTGAATTTCTCTCTGGGCCTTGTCGAGAGCTGAAATTACTACAGATTTCATATAGTCTTCTATTGAAGTGACTCCACCTTCAGTATACTCATTTAAAGCTTCCAACAAGGTTGACAATTTCATGTGATTCCTCCACTACTTATATTTCTGTATCATCTTCTGAGCTTTGAACACGGATATCATAAAGGTTCTTTCAAAATCATCAAACTCAGCCTCTGGCATGCCTTTGAAAAATGATGAAAGTGTCATGACGTCTCTCCAAAGGCTGCTATCGACTTCACAAGAAAAACGTCCAGGCGGTATCTTTACAAAGAGGCCGTCAGTTCCTCCCAAGTCTGGATCAACACAAATCCAGAGCTCATAACCATCAGTATAGACGCCGTCTTTCTTTCTATCTTTTATTGGAACCATATCATTTATCTCTAATCATATAGAAACTCATTATATTTACTAAAAATTCTTACTATGATTTTTCTAGCTACATGCTTTCTGTCTCTTGTGTCGTAATCTCTTTCCGACATTTTTCTCCATCGTATTTCACTAATGGTGAGATACTCAAGATTCAGCTCATTCCTAAGTCCCTTTATTTGGAATATGTGGGCTGTTTTCTCGACAATTTTGAGAACCTTGAATGCTGATACCCAAATACTATCAACATTATTTGAGTAATACCACTGTCCAGGAATAAAATCTTTGAATTCCAACATACATTATTATCTTACAGATTCAAAGACAAAAAAAGCCACCCTTGCGGGTGGCTCTATCATTAGATAGAGAGACTTCGTCCTTGATTTGTCAAAAACTGCTGATTTATGCTGTCGAGTCCAAATGGGCAATTGAAATACGGATTGTCGGGAGATTCACCTGGTTGCCATAGAAGAAGACAATTTCCAACACCTGGAAGAGCTACTTCACGAAGTACCCCCATGGTGGCCTGAAGAGGATAACCGTAAGACATAGCCCAACTAAATACAATTGGAGCTCCTATATTTCGTTCTCCATTCAAAAGACTTGGAATTCCAGAAGCACCTATTCCCATGGTTCCAACTGGAGAACCATCTTTTGTATAAAACACCAACAGTCTCTCAGAGAGATTATTGATTCTGATAAGACCATTTGCCTCATCAAGAGTGGTCTCTTGTGAGGAAAGCAATCTATAGCCCTGTCCATCAAACGCTTCATATTCTGATTGAGCAATTGGACAATTGATAAAGACCTTCAAGGTGTCAGTATCAATTCCAGTGTCTGGCAAGAAGAATATTGAGGGTTCAAATAAGGAGGGCACAACCACATCGTTTTGGTAATTGACAGAAATTGGTGAAATTAAATTGTCTAAATATATTTCATCAACATAAAGAGTTCCAGATGAAGAAGTGATGTCAATTTTGAATTTGGCTCCTGTTCCATAAGATGAATCAAATTGAGAAGGAGTCCCGACACTAACACCATCAATAGTAATTGAATCACTAGAAACTCTCATTTCATGCCATGCATTATCTCCAGGGATCGCGGCACTCCAAACAACTCCGTGTGAAGATGCATCAAGGAGACTAAATGCACATGGCGTTCCAACTATTGAAGATCTCATATAAGAAACTAAAGTATGAAATTGAATGTTTTCTGTATTTGAGGGAACATTTCTTTGTATAGAAAATGAATTTAGAAAATCACTCCAAAATACTTCCAATACTTGATTATGAATTCCATTTGGATGAAAGTGTTGATATGTTGTTTGGAATCTACTGGTGAGATCACCACCTGCTGGTGGTGTTGCTGCCGACCATTCTGAAATTTCGGCTACTCTAATGTTTTCAATGGCCGGATCTGTTGTCTCAACTTGAAATGGTGATGTTTCAAATGTTAGCGAATCAATTAGAATTTTTCCAATTGTCGCTCCAGATGAAACAATAACTAGTCGTATTCCTCTGGTGGCGGTCAATTTTCCTCTATCACTATTCAGAAGCGTGAATGAGAAATTCATCCATGATGAAGTAAGAGAGGTTGTTGAAATTGGTTCTTTTGTAACCACGTGAAAAGGATCTTCCAAATCAAGAATACCATTTTCATTCCAATCATGATTGAGCAACCCTGAACCATCTAAGTCCTCAGATAGACTTCCAATCTGCAAATAGAAATTTGCAGAACCAGTCAAATCAAGTCCTTTTAGTCGAATTGTCACTCTTCTTTTTATTGAAAGATCAGTATGAGAGAGAGGAATTGGTATTTGAGCTCCAATCCATTGACCATTTTCCATAGTATATTCAAGAACAAGACTATTTGGATTGATGTTTCCGCCACTGCCTGAAACTGTATAGGTTGTTAGAGCGCCTCGGTTTATCTGAGTGGGTCCTACAATTTCATTTGCATCTGGAACACTAGAGGAATAGACATTATTTGCTGATAAATCGACTTCTAATGTATTTCCTTCCATACTAAAAAGACGAATTGTTGAGATTGAAATTGGAGCGGTCGGATCATCAGCATTCTGGACTACCGACAAGTCACCAAGCGTCAGTTTATACACAGTATCGTCCATTGTTCCAACTGACCAGTCTATCGTTACTCCCATCATAATAGTTGGGAGAAGATTACTATCGGCCAAGCTTGATTGGCCTCTAATAGCTGCACTAATAATCGATTGAATGGCTGCCATCTTCTCAGCATCAGTTAGAACAACGCCCTTGATGGTCTGTATTTGATATCCCTGTTTCCAAAAACGAGTTGGATCCCCACTTTTGAGTTGTGCCATAGAGTTTCTCCTATATTTATCTTTGAAACTGGTACGAAGTAGAGACAAAAAAAGCCACCCATGGGTGGCCCTTACTTTTGGTAGATGTCTCTAGCGTAGGCGACTCGAATTTTTCCTTTCATACTAAGAGCTTTGGGGTCTGTGATATGTGGAAGTATTTTGTCCATCTTTACAAGAGGATAGATTTCAACTTCATGAGTTTTTTCATCAACTTGACAAATAGCCACCATTTCATCAGGCTGATTCATAATTGGATCACTTGGATTGAAACTGATTGAGAATCTACCACATCTTTCAGATTGTTTGATTTCTTGACTCTTCACAGCCAATGGAATATTTTTTCCATCCAAAGTTGCAATAAGATCTGGATTGAAATTCGCTTTATGAACATTGTAATCTGGAGGAGTGCAGCGATCTGATCCAAATTGCCTATAAACAGCAGTTTCTGCCATTTTGCCCACAAAATGGTCTTGGAATTTCTTGTCTCTATTGTCAGTCAGATTTTCAGTCTTACTGTAGGCAAAATCGTGACACTTTTTTACATCATCTGCATTGAGTTGAACTTTCATATGAAGAAAATATGCCTTGCTACTTAAGTCTCTTTTTCCATGCATGACAAAGACCAATTCTGCTCAAATATCGTTTTCCATTGATCTCACTAATTCCACAATGTGTTTTCTTTTTTCGAAGGATTTGGTTGTACTCTTCAATATCAGAAGAAAAAAAGTTGAAGACAACTATCGCCTGTTGAAAATAAAAACAATTCTTACATTCACATCCCTGCAGAAGAAGTTTGGCTTTTCTAACATTGGTCATAAGGCCTCACATTTCTCAATTGAAATGATATCTTCGGCCACTTCTTCAGTGTCTCGAATAAATTCAATCAATTCCTCCAACGTCCATCGATAAACATTTCTATGAACCTTCTTGTGATTTGTTCTACCATTTTCCGTGGCATGAGTCCAATTTACTGTGGTAACTTTATACCATTCCTCTGCGCTGTCCTCAAACAACTTCACAGCTGCCTTTATTGGAAAGTGCTCAAACAACTCATAGATTTCGTAAAATTCACCTCTAATCATTTTATGTCTTTCTCCCATTTTTGATGTACTTGATACCCGAAACCCTCCGCGTATTCCTTCTTTTTTCTATCCTCTTCCCAAATCTCTTTAGCAGGTCTCTTCTTCCATCCTTTCAAGCCAGTTTCTATGATGTCGTCAGGACCATAAACTCTGCGATCTGCATGAGTATGAGTTCCTTGGATCTCATAGAGAAGCTTTCCTATTCTGAAATCATATCGATATCGACGGTTTCCTTCTGGAACAATGAACTCCCGTTCATATTGAATATTATGCTTATCTAGAATTTTTGCAAATCTATCCTCAATTCCAGTGCAGTTGAGGGTTCCATTTCTTCGTTTGGTTTCCATTTGACGAATCATGGCATGATGTTTTTGTTCATCCGTCATATTTTGCATGCCAGTTTTTATATTTTGTATCCATTCTTCTCTTTCTGTCAATGGTAATTCAATGAAATATTTTTGGATTCCTTTTAGGCGCTTTGCTATATTTTCTGGTTTTGAAAGATGAGGCCTTATTTTCTCTTTTACATCTTCTCTTTTGAAGGGATTCTCATCAGGATGCTCAGTAAGAAAAACACTGCGTCCCTCACTTACACTTCTTGTTTTGATTCCATGGAGTTTGAATTTTTTGAAAATGGTTGTTTTTGTAGTGTGATAGACTTCGGCTATTTCTTGAACAGATTTCTTTTCATCGAAATACAATCTTTCGATTTCTTCTTTTGGAATATTGAAAGTATGTTCTTTCTTATTACAAATTTTGTACTTGCAGTTATCACTGCAGTATTTCATATGTTTGGCTTTGCTGGCGAGAACCTCTTTTACGGTTCCACATATTGGACAAGTGAATAAAACACGAGGTGCTCGTTTAGACCTGCATTCAGGATGATATTTCGCTCTAGGGTTTTCTATTGGTTTTTTGCAGACAGAACAAATTCTCATTTCTTTCATACAAGAATATATGCAAACTGTCCAATAGAAATCTGTGTTGTGCTAATTACGGCTTCACTCATGTTCCATTTGGTCAGCTCTTGGTTGTAAGACAAAAAAAGCCTCCCAGAAATGGGAGGCTATAGTTTCTAAAACTTCAATTCTTAGTATGCACCTGGCAAATTGGTAATGGAGAGAACCCCATATAACAACTGTCCAAAAGGTACTTGCGTCAATCCATATCTCGCGAGGAATCCTCTGCGTGGATTGAAGTCATCTTGCCCAACCAGGACTGGTGTCAAGTTGGTAACATAAGGACTGTAAACCAACCCGGCTCCAAATGGAGAAGCTGGAGACTTGTGGCCCATCAACATCTTATCATCTGGGAACATTGGGTCCTTATAAATATCGAATTTTCCGGCATACGTGCCTGCTTTTACGATATTCATGCCCATAGATGCTGTTACTGGATTTGGAATGAATCCCTTCAATACTTCGATATATGATGCAACCTTGGTTCCAGTTACGATCCAGTTGGCTGGTCCAATCTTGCTCTTTCTGAAGATTTCATTTGAAAGGACTGTTACCTTCTGCATGATTGCCAAGTGGCTATCAAGGAAGTTTCCAGTGACGTTGTTTCCGGCAAATGCGGAATAGTTGTGTGTCATTCTTGAGGTAGCTGGAGCAATTGTGAGACACTTCTGGATGATTTCGCGGTCGATTTCAGCAATCATTTCGTTAGAAACGAGTGCAGTCAATTCGGCATCAGCGGAAAGACCGTGATATGCCTTCAAGTCTTGCTCAGATTCCTGTGACCACATAGCCTTTAGCTTGCGGGTCTTTACTGCTACTGGGATAGAAGAAATAGTGATCTTCATCTCAGGGATTGCAGTGGAATATTCCAAGTTGGTCTTGTACCAAGCTGAAACCTTCAAACCTGCAACTGCAGCACCGGTAGCATTGGTTACTGTAACGATACCAGTGTTGTTTGCAACAGAGACGGTATAATTGGTTGTAACCTGTAGCTTATCGGCTGGTCTGACGTTGTACCCAGGATATGTTCCAGCTGGCAACTGACTGTTCTGAGTCACTGCTAGTGGAAGACCTGTGTTGGATGGATTACCGAAATTTCCAAGGCTGATTGAGCCAGGAAGTGGGTATCCGGCGTCAAAAGAGAAAGAAAATACTGCGGCTACAGAGCCATCAGCATTCAACTCTTCAATTGTTCCGAAGAACGCGCTGCTTCCAGCAAGTGGCCACTGAGTATACTGAGCGGCAGCTCCTGGGGTGGCGACTGTTCCGTTGTTTGCAACGTTCGCGCCTGTGGCAACGTATGGTCCGATTTCGTCGGTTGAATACCATGGGTTGTATCCGGCCATCTGTCCTGCTGTATCCTCATACATAGAGAATTCATCACCGACACCAGTTGGCGTAACGCCTGGTCTCTGGGTTCCGAAGATGTATCTCAAGTAGAAGATAATTCCGGCTGGGGCAGCAATTGGCTGTACTGAGACCAAGTTGTTAGCAATAAGATTTGGGAATACACGTCTTACGATTGGCAACATGATCTTTTGCAAACCGACAACGTCGGATGCTTGTGTTGGGGCTTCCGCCAAATAGCGGGCCTCATTTTCGAGGAGCAGTGCAGTGTTACCAGCGATGTAATCATTGTCAATGCCCTCTAGGAAGGGCTGCCACTTAACTAGCAGTTTCTCCCTTTCTTCCATCATCATTTTCTGAATGTCCATTAAATAACCTCCCTAAATTTTTGTCCTGGTCTAAACTAGACGTACAGACAAAATAGTTGGAAATGGATCGTCGTTTCGTTTAAAAACCCGTAGGTTTATTTCTTTCTGTTTCTCTTGATACCAGCTAGTACTAGCTGCTCGTTAAGATACTTCTCGAATTCGGCGTCCTTTGGCTCTTCGACCTCTTCTCTAGTTGGCTCAGAGACTGTCCTTCTAACTCTCACTTCTTCTCTCGTGGTCTCCTCTTCCTCTTCTTCCTCTTCCTCTTCTTCGGTCTCGGTATCAACTGTTGAACCAGTCTCTTCCTCTGTGACGACCTTCTTCTTAGGAGTCATTTCTTCCTTTAGCGCGGACTTGATTGAAGCGAATCTCTCGACGATCTCCTCTTCTGTTCCTTCGCCAAGAAGCTTATCGACTACCTTGCGAACGTCTTCCGACAAAGATCCAAGCAACTGGGCCTTTCTGTGAGCTCCTCTCAACTGCTCGCTCTCTTCAATGGAGTTCTCATACATTTCGGCCAACTTGGCAAATTCGTCGCGGTATCTCTTTGCTGTGGTTTCATTGAGTAGTGGGAATATGATTGTCTTGATTTCCTCAAGAGCCTTAGCTTCAGGAGAATTCAATGACTCGACCATGACTTCAGCCTTGATCTCATCATACATTTCCTTGAGGGCCTTGGTAAATCTCTTGGCATAGACTTTCTTCATATTGCCTTTGATTTCCTCAACGAGGTTCTCATACTCTTCTTTGAGCTGAGCTTCCATTTGTTCGTATTTTTCGGTGAGCTCTTCCTCGATTTTCTGCTTCTCTGCAACCTTCCAAGTATCGAGCTTGTCTTTCAATTCCTGCTGTTGCTCTTCCGTTAGCTTTATATCCTTAAGAGTCATTACTTGTCCTCCTTCTTGCGGTTCAATGTCTGTGCATCGTACCCAAGATTTGCAAGTGATTTTCTAATCTTAGATGCGATAGTATCGCCATATACGTCTTCTATAAGCGATAGGTTGGTGTCATTGATTCCCAACTCTTCTCTGCGATCCTCGCTCTTCATTAGGAGATGGAAATCATGGGACACGTGAAAATTCAAATGTCCGTATGAATCTTTCTCGCCCTCTACTAGGTAGAAGCGGTTTCCTTCTCCATCAGTGCAAACAAATTCTTTGTTTTCTTTTACGACTTCAGCACCAGTATCGAGGATCTCTTCAACAACTGACTCTAGAGTCACGACATATTCGGGCTCTTGCTCTTCTTCCTTCTCTTCTTCTTTCTGTTCTACTTTCTTGTCCTCATACACTGCTGAAGGAAATGCACCAGGTGTTGATGGATCAGATACAATGTCGAATGTCACGATCTTGTAATCGCTCTGAACTTCATCAAGTCCAGCATCGTTTGCCTTTGTGCTTCCAAATCCGCGTGAGGAAATTCCAAGCTTCACCTGGCTTTTCAGCAAGGATTCAAGGATTCTTCCTGGTGCGGTTGGGAGAACTTCAGCTTCACCATATACTTTTCCATCTGCTGTCATTTCCAATTTTGTCACAATGTGTGACACTTTATCTAAATGGATCTTGGCATCAGCTGGGTGATCCAACTCTCCAAGCATCCTTCTTTCTGTTACCATTGGCTTTACGCCAGTAATTGCGCTTTCGAGAACTGCTCTCGGGTACATCCTTTTGTTGCCGTTGGGCACGTCGGCCGCCTGAAAAACGCCCTTAAGACGAAACTTCTTTGGTTGTCCGTCTTCGTTGAGTTCTTCTAACTGGTAGCTTAGAGCGTTAAACTCTTGTAGCATGTTATCCATTAGAGCTCTACCTCTTTGTCTTTGTCAGGCGTTGCTTCAGCTTCTCCCTTGTCACCTTTCTTTGAGTTTCCAACAGAAGAAAGGAAATCGATGACTTCCTTCATCTTGGAATCCTCAATACCGCTGACTTTGGCAGAATCGAGAGCGCTGATCAAACCGTCAATGTAGGAAGCTTCTGGTGAATCTTCCTCTAGGTTCTTCTTGATCTTCTTGAAAATGTCGATGATCTTATTGACTTCATCTGTATCAAGATCATTTCCGGCCTTCTTGCTTGGTTCAGCAGGAGTTGCGGCAGCATCGGCTGCTGGGGCAGCTTCGCCCTGCTCAACAATAGCGTTTACTTCGGCAAGCTTGGATTCATCAATCTTATTCTTTCTGAAGAACCCAATCTTCATCATTCTTCCTTCCTTGCTTTCCATGATGTTCTTGAAAATCTTGAGGACTGAATCTGTATCAGTCTCACCAAGCATCAATGACGTCTTTACCATCAATTCCTCAAAGAGTGAATCTTTGAGCAAAAACAATTCCTTGTTCTCATCCAAGAAATTAAGGACTAGTGTGCGTGCTAGTTCAACAGACTCTGTTCTGATAATCTGATTGACCATCTTCTCAAACTTTCCTCTGAATGCATCGGACTTCCACTTGTCTGACAAGTGCTTAGCAACGTTCTTCATTGCGTCCATTACATTAGTGTTGTCTCTGAGAGTGATTAGTCCTGGCTCTGGGTTTGGATCCCAAAGATTTACAAAGATTGGATAAGGCTGCTTAAAAGAAACCTTATTAAGTGCAGGAGCGATTGCGTCCTGTGCTTGATCGGTCTTCATCGTTAGATGCTGAATGAATGGCTCTTCCAAAAGATTCTGGATTTCCTCTGCAAACATATCTCTGGCTTCTCTTGCCTTCTTAATTGCTCTGATTCTTGGAGACTCCATTTCTTTTCTTGCCTTTAGATCTTCGGCTTCGGTAAAAACATGCTTGCTTTCATTCTTAAACTTAAGATTGAAACCAGTCAACATTTCACCAAGGGTAATTGGAGACTCGTCATCAAGATCGAAATACTTATCAACAACCTCTTCGAGGTATGAAGAATCGTTTTCGATAAGGCTTACTGGCTCGAAATTGTGCATTCCGAGTTTTCCATTTTCCAAAGTGTAATTGCAAAGGTACAGCTGTTCGTTCTGCTCATCCAAGACCATTAGCTTGTCATCATACATTGCAACAAGTGCAGCGTTATCAGACACAGCAAGCGCTTCAGCCACTTTGTCAAACAACTTCTGATTGCTAAGATCCACCACCTGCTTAAATTTATTGTAGGTTAATTGCATATTCCTCCCTCCGATGGAGATTACTGCTGCTGTACAGCATTACTGTTTGATGTGTTTTGATTTTCTTCAGAAGTGTCTTCGCTTAATGTTTTGGGAGAGCCATTAGTTATAGAGGTTGCCTTTAATAGACCCCTGAATTCACCCTTAATGGTCATTCGGGTCAGCGAATTATCCTCATAAACTCTGTGCTTTTTATTAGATTTATCTTTATTTACTTTTTCGTATAATGAAATATACTGCAATAGTTTTTTTGCGTCACCCTTATTTTCCATCAACCATTTTCCGCCATCAAAACTCACCATATCTCTGCTAGCGACTTGTAGACCTCCACCACCTGGTGCTGGGGGTGCTCCACCCGCCGGAGGTGCTCCCCCTGGTGCTGCTCCCGCCGCTCCAGCTCCCATTGCTCCTCCACCTGCTTCAGCCCCAGCCGCCCCTCCAGCTCCCGCTTCTGCTCCCATAGCTCCACCCATTTCTGGCCCACCTGCAACTCCAGGAACTCCACCTGCTGCTCCGCCTCCACCACCCATAGCTCCACCACCTTCAGCCCCTTCCCCACCAAACATTTGCTTAAGTTGTGCAGAGAGCTGCAATTGCATTTGAATTTGCAATTTGATTTGGTTGATTTGTTTATCATTGAATCCCAACACTTCCTTATAAATCCACTCATCAGAGAGGAAAGGAAGATCAGGGCTGATTCCCTTGATTGATTGAATGAGTGCAAATTGTTGATTGCGAACTTCAATTTCCATCAATTGATCTACATTTGATGGAGGAGTCAATTTAATTTTGAAATTCTTGAATTCAGATTCATCAATTCCACTGAACACCAATTCTACTATGGCTACTTTCTCAAGACCCTTTATCAAGTGACGTTGAATTCTTTCAACTGTCCTTGAGAATTGAATTTCTTGATGCGACAAATAACTCTTTGGATCCCATCCTGCACCACCTTCACCAGTTCCCAAATAAGAAGATGGAATTCCCATTGTTCGAAGGATTTGATCTTTGAAGTATTTGACGTCATCAATTTCTCCAAGATTCATACCAGCTGGAAGAGTTTCAATTCTTGTTCCTGTAGATCCTTCTCTCACTGGAACAAAAAAGTCTTCATCAACTGCTAATGGGTTTGCTTTTTCATCAACATCACCAGTAGTTGGATTGACATAGACCTTCTTCTTGAAAGTTCTCTTTAGCTGCTCAACATAATGATTAGCATCCTTAGTGGAAAGGTTTCCAACATCAATATAAAACACTCTTCTTTCTGGAGCTCTAGAAATGCGATAGATCAACATCGCATCTTCCATTAATGTCAATCTTTTGAAAGTCTTTCTTCCAGCCTCAAAAATAGAGCGGCCATATGGATGCAAATCATCGTCATCTATAAGGAGATGAACCACTTGCCATGGTTGGAAATCACCCTGCTTCTTATGTGATTCATCCTCATCAAAAGTGTAGGTGAATTTTTCTAGATTGCCGTCCTTCTCAACTCTCTCCAATCTTTCTGGTCTTCGAATCCTCTCAATTGCAACAATATGTCGTGGTTTTGCTAAATTATCTGGTACGACTTCGAGAAATTCGTCTCCCAGTTTGCACATATTTCTTGTCCAATTCCACAATTGGGCATTAATGTCGAGTCTCTCAAAGAAAAGTCGCTCGAGTATTTCTACTACTTTGTTGTTGTCTGATTCAATTTGAAGAACATTGTTGTTAATGTCTGATTGGGTTGCATTATCGGCGTAAATATTGAGTCCCTGATTGAGTTCAGGAACTCTACACATTTCTCTATAATCTCTATATCTGACAGGTCTGCTATTCGTGAGATCAGTGATGTCCTGAACCCAGGAATACCCCTGCCAAGGAGAAGTCATATTTGCTGCGTATTTTCTTGCTTCAGAACTGTCTAGATCTCTAGAAGTGATTTTGAAACGGTTCAGGTAATCCTGAATCTTTTCAGCTTTTTTTTGGTTTAGATTTTGCTCTTTCTTAACAGTCCCGACGGTAAGACCTAAGAATTGAAATTCCATTAATTTTTTTCTCCGGGTTACTTATTTATTAGAAGACTTTTTATCGCGTCTTGGATCACTAAAGCCAATATATTTTCTAATTGCTCTGAAAACCCTCCTAGCTTTTTGTATGGTCCAAGTGACGCCTGAAACTTCTTGGGTCATATAGTCGGCTAGATCCTTGTAGTCTATATCATAGTACATATAGAAAACCTTGCCCCTAGTCTTACGAGCAGTAGATCTGTATTCTACAGCCCTTCTGGCACTATATAGCCCCTTTTTCTTTGGAGCATCAATTTCATCAGGTCCGCGCTTTTCTTCCTCATCCTCATCTTCTTCAGAATCATCTTCTAATTCATCATCTGCTAAGTCGAGTTCTTGCGCAAGCTTATTTTTAAGCTCGTCTAAATTCATTCTTGTTCCTCTGCATTCGGATTAGTGTCAGGAACTGGCTCACCACTCTCTTCTCCCTTTGGTCCACCAACTTCCTTGTTCATTCCCTTGTTGATTTTCATAGTGAGGTGAATTCCACCAGTTTGCTCTAGAGCAGCTTTGATGTTGTCTTTGAAACTGGTCTTTATGTCGGCCTGTGCAAAGAAATCATCCCAGAATTTTGCACAATAATCTTGTGTCTTTTCACCGAAGAGAATATTTAGAGGCATAGTGAATTCATAGCCTTCACCTTTGTCCCTAAAGTGGAATTGGAACATCTTATCGTCCTCGATGCTCTCGTCGTTTTCGTAATACTTTCTCTTAATGAGCATGTTGAGCTTGTCTTGCTTTAGCTTCTCGAGCTTGTCATTGTGCTTTCCAAGTTCGACGTCGAGGTCGTCTTTAACACTAGGCTTTTCCTTTTTTTGTTCGTCCAAAATACTTGGAATAGCCTTTACCCATTTTTGATAATCTTTTCTGTAATCGTCCATAGCAGACTCCTGTCAAGCTTATAGAAGTGAATATACTTTTATCTTTAGCATCTCTATGAGCAAAATGTTCTTTTGGTGCATAAAAAAACCGGCCATGTGGCCGGTTTCTATTTGTTTCTTAATTCTTAGTATTCAGCAACAGGAATGCTGGCATGCAATTTTGAATTTGGATCATCTTTTTTCTTACCAAATTTAGCAATAGGGATTCCAGCATGGAATGATTTCTTCTTACCAAAATTAGCCATTGGAATATTGTTTGCACCCATCACCTGTTCTTCTACTTTACTTTTTTTTTCTTCTTATCCTTAGGCTCTTCTTCCTCTTCCTCTTCTTCCTCATCCTCTTCTTCGTCTGCTTCTTCGTCTTCGTCTTCATCCCAATCCTCGTCGTCCTCATCGTCGTCTTCATCTTCATCCTCATCCTCTTCTTCCTCTTCCTCTTCCTCTTTCTCTTTTTCATCGTCCTTCTTGGCCTTCTTTTCATCTAGGGCTCTTTCAATAAGTTCAAAATCCTTTGTTTCAAAGGCCTTGAGGTATCTGTCAATAAGTTGTTTCCACTCGACAAGCTCTTCCTGGGAGGAGAATCTCTTACCGAACTGCTCTCCAATGTATTGAGCAGCCTTATAGTCGATTTCCCTGTCCTCAGCATATCTGTGGATAGCGTTCAGTAATTGTGTGTTCATTATCAGCCTCCAGAAAACTTTTAAATTACAAGGTTATCTTTATGTAGGATGGATGAAATGATTAGTCTTTTTCGTTTTTGAGATGGTGCTTGGCAACGAGGACAATTTGATCATCGGTAAGCTCTATAACACCAAGATTAGAGAGATAGATGAGATACTCAATTTCTACCTTTTTTTGACTTTTTTCAGCTTCCTTCTTCTTTTCTGCTCGTTCGGTCTTTTTGAAATGCTCCTCTTCATACCATTCGGTTTCAAAGGTTCTAGGGTCATATGTTGCAATACGAGGAATATCACCATCGTTGCCATCCTCAGTTTGTTCAATTTCAATCAATTTGATTCCAGGATATTTATCTTCAGAAATCATTCTGATGAATGGCCATTCTGAGACGTCGCGCCAATCATTAAACATAGAAGTGTCAGCATACCATTCATAGTGATCTCCCACCTTCTTGAGCTTTCTCCGAAGAAGAGGTGGTGGATTTTTAAAGATTATTTGTTTGCCTTGCTTGTTTGGAAATGAAAAAGTTGTTGGGGCACCATTGTCCCAATTGTCCGCTATCCATTGGTGACAGACTTTGATGGCTTTTGCAACTTCACTCTTCTTGAGAGAAGTAGTAAATTTGACTATGAATGAGGCGGCAGATGAATTGCTGACAAAACCTGTTCGAAACTTCATTTATTTGGTAAAACCCTTTCAGGAAGAACGAGGTAATGTACCGTCCTAGTGTTTCGGAAATTGAAGAATCCACTCGGACTTCTCTTGACAATCTCACGAATATAGAGATCATTGCCTTCAATAGAAAATTTGTCAATCTGATAGTTGGTAAGAGAAAGGCCCCCTTTTCCATCGCTGACCATCAAATCGTATCCAGGAATCTCAGAACCAATTCTCCACATTGCTTGAATGTCCGCAGCTTCTTTTGCTGAAATTGAAAGTTTTTTATCACTGAGTGTGATCGACATTTTGCTAATGTCGGTTTCCATAGTGCTAACTCCAATCATCAGAGCAACAAATGCAACAAAAACTGAAAGCGCGAACCAATGCTTGAATTTGAATTCTTTCTCACCCTTTGTCTGGCTGTAGATCATACAAATGAGTGTTCCACTAGAAATTAGACCAACAAACCCTATGAAAAAGATTGACACTCCCATCATATACCTCTCTAAGGAAGTATGCTGTAAGGACCCTATTGCGACCAAGCCAATGTTACCTTTTTAGCTAAAAAAATACTGGACACTGCTTGGTGTCTATATTCTTCTCCCTGTTTTTTTCCTGCCATAACAGCACCGTGATCGATCCATCTCTCATGAATATGAAGGGTGTTGAGGTCTGGTTTGCTCCAAGTCGCATCAAAAGAGAGACCACGAGCGTCCCCCTCCCTCACTTCAACAACAACCCATGCTCCAATGTAGAGAATTACGTCGCCAACTTCCATTTTGTATTTTCTCTTATTTCAAGTGAATTGAAGATAGTTGATATAAGCAGCCGTTTTTGGTCTAAGTTTGATTCTTGAAATCCAAAGTCACCGTATCCAACAATGTCCCAACTATCAGACGTGATGACTTTGTTGAGTTGTAGGTAGTGAAGTTTATCAGTCATAATGTTTTCATCACAATAGAGATGAACTAAAAGGGCATCCTGATCAGCGCTGTGTTGAAAATCATAGACGTCTTTCAATACCCAAAGGATAGAGGTTTTTCCACTCTCAGTAGCTACAAAGAGTTTTCCAGTCAGATGCATGCTCATATCAATAATGAAATCATTCATATAAGTTTATCTTACAAAAAAAGGAGACCTGTTTCCAGGTCTCCTTCTCTCTTAGGGAAGAAATGACCAACTCCAATTTGTGGAGTTATTCGCTTTTTATGTCGATGGTGGTACCAGCAACTTCAGCGCCCTTTGGTAGAGTGATTGTGAGAATTCCGTTTTTCAACTGAGCGTCGATTTTTGAAGCATCGATTCCAGGGAAATAGCCGTTAAAGGAGTACTCCCCAGTTCTCATGCAACCACACTCACACTTCTCTTCATCCTCAGTACTATAGTCAGCTTTGACGGTGAGGTAATCGTCCTTGTAGGTCACCGTCACCCTGTCCTTTTCAAGACCTGGTACTTCTGAACTTACGATGTAACTACCGTCTTTCTCATCCCAATGTGTGTGGAGTGGTTTGGCCCCACATTGATAGGCCCACTTGCGCGCTGTATTAAGGCCTTCGCCTAGAAACTCTCTCATAAGTCTTTCCATAGGATACATTGTATAGCCCTCCTTTATTTTTGGTTTACAATAATAACTTTGCTTTTCTAGAAAAAAATTGATTTGGTCATCCTTTTGACACTTCTTTGCTTTGTTTCTTTTTGATACACTTTTGAAGCTATTTCATGAAACTAGTTTCTTATTGGAACAGTAAAATGATCACTGTATCATTTTGTCTAATAATGTGAATCATAATGATCCAATTTCAAAAAGTTGAATAATTGTAAAACAAATATACTAGTATCCAAAACTTGGCATAATTCTATGTAGAGGAGAAAACATGGCAATTAGGAAACCTGTTCAAATTGATTTGGAAACTTGGAAAAAGCTGAAAATAGTTGCAATGAGGGAAAATAAGACAATGAATGATGTTCTTGCCCTCCTTGTAAATGATAGATGGGAAAAAGGCAACAAGGAGAGAAGGCTTCCTAATTCTATTGTTGAGGGGACACTTTAGTAACAAGTGAAACTGGAAGCCGTATCTGATATGAGGTCGATCCACTCAATCCTAGACTTAACCACCCCGTAACATCAGTTTTTGAAATGGCGGTTAACATGGGCGAAACATCCTTATCGACGACCTTCAAATTTTCTACCTTCAAGTCCATTTTTCTGAGAAGATTACCATCCTTGAGATAGAAATAAAAACTATTTGTTGAAATGTCTTTAATTCCTATAACAAATGGATCTCGATCAGTTTTTACATCTTTCATGAAATAGATTGGAATCTCATCAACTTTGGATGGAAGCTTGCTTGTCGTCTTAACATTATAGGTTCCTATAGTGAAAAATGTTCCCAAACTAAGAATAAAAGCAAGAAAGAAAACCACCGAATTTAAATTCTTGAGAACTTTCAAAAGAGTGGCTGCCGCAAAGAAAAGAAAAATAAGAATCAATAGTAACCACATCAGCTTATCTCCTTGAGCTGCATACTGACATCTTTTTCAAGATTCAGTGATTTAATGGCCTGCTTCTGACTGTCTGTCAGGGTCTTAGGCATTTTGATTATGACATTGATAAAGAGAGTGTCTCCAGCAATGCCCTTTCCGGGTATTTTTATGACTTCTCCATTTTTAGTGTTAGAAGGAACAACAATAAGCAATGTTGTATCATCTATCCAAACCAATGGAATTGTATCTCCTAAAATTGCTTGAACAAATGGAACCTCAGCAATGCAATGAAGAGAGTTTCCCTGACGCTTAAAGTGAGGATGAGATTTTACTTTTACGGTTATATATAAATCACCAGAAGGGCCACCATTTGGACTCTGATGTCCCTCACCGTTGAGCTTCAGAGTTGCCCCATCACTAATTCCTGAAGGAATCCTGATCTTGACGGTTTTTGTTTTTAATACTAACTTCTCGCCCTTGCATGTATGGCAAGGCTTGTCAATGGTCATACCTGTTCCACCACATCTCTGGCATCCCATTTCCATGACAAAGAATCCTTGTTGTTTGGTTCTGATACGTCCTCTACCACCACACGCTGGACACATTGTTTCTTTGCCGTCTGAAGCTATTCCATTACCATGACACGTGTCACAAATCTCTTTTCTTGGAAAATCGAACTCTATTTTCTTTTCGTGAAGAACGTCTTTTAATTCGAAATTGAGACGGTATTGAGCATCAGCTCCAACAAGAACTCTATTCTGTTTTGGGATTCCACCACCAAAGAAACTGTTAAATGGGTTTTCTCCACCCCATGCTCGATTGAAAAAATCATTAAACGGCATGCCACCAAAAATGTCTTCAAATCCACGATAGTTTTGTGGATTTGGACGGAATCCATTCTGATTCAATCCACCAAAACCAAATTGATCATATTGAGCCCGCTTGCCAGAATCCATGAGAATATCATAGGCCTCTGTGGCTTCTTTGAATTGTTCTTCGGCTTGTTTGTCTTGGTTTCTATCCGGATGGAACTGGAGGGCTAATTTTCTATAGGCCTTTTTGATATCGTCTTTAGAAGCTGTTTTATCAATGCCTAAAACTTCGTAGTAATCCCTTTTTGTCATATGCGTTATTTTTCAACCGATTGGATTTCTTTTCTCTTTAGACTGTTTATCTTTCTAGCTATCTTATTTAGTTCTTTTACAACAGTCTGATAATCTTCTGGTTCTGGAAAACTGCGAACTAGTGTTCTAACACTTTTATTTGGGGATGAAAAATAAGTGACTTCAATAGCATACCTGTGTGGTGATTGACCACTGTGCTCATTTAGGGGAGCTTGTTTGTCTTCTCCAAGGATTTTGAGATGAACATCAATCACGAGATTGTGTTCAATCCAATAGTCGTGAAAAACTTGTACCAACATTACTTTTTTCCTTTTGGCTTTGGTTTTCTTTTCTCTGCAGCATTGTATTTGTTGATCAACCTTGTAAGATGGTCAATATGCGCTAAGGCCGTAGGCCTTGTTCGGTCTAGGTGGTTGTATATACTCGAAGAATTGGTTCCAGCTTTGTCGGTCCAATAATGAATTTCAACTCCATATTCTCTCGGAGATTGTGGAGTTGATGCGGGCTTGTTCTCTAAAAGCTCTAAAGCCTTGCGAGCTGATTCTTCTCTTTCTTTTTCTTGTTGTTCAAGCCGCTCTTTCTTGTTCCAAAGTGTCTTTTTTAGAGACACTGGCTGTGTCGTTGGTTCTTCTTTCTTTTCCTCAGGCTTTGGTGGATCAATTACTTTCTGTCTGATTTCGAATATGAGAGAATGATCCATTACAACATCATGAAATACTTGTATCAACATCTTTATCTTTCTTCGTATGCTCTGGACAAGTTGTTCTGACCCATGATTTTCCAGTCAATGTTCCAGGTTTTCCACAAACCTCACACGTGACAGCAGAAGCTTTTTCAGCTTCACTTATCCTCTTGTACATCTTGTCGTCTGAGTTTTCAACATAGAATCTGAGAGTTCCAAACTTTTCTTTGACTTGAATAACTTGAAGGCCAGGATTTCCTCCTTCAAGAAAAATCTTGGCCTTCTCATCTGCAGGGATTGCAGCCCACCTTTCTCTTTCCATTTTGTCGAGATCTTCGCATAGATCCCAAATGATTTGAAACCATCCGTCTGCACACTCAAATCCGAACTCTGGATTCAGGAAGTTGAAGAAATTGAAATGCGTGGCCAACTTTTTTTCTAAATCATCTGTCATTTCATCGTCCACCAAAAATCCACGCAATGAGGGCAATAACTCCCACAACTGCTAGGATTGCGAGAATGACTCCTCCAATGGCCGCCATCACACCGATTACAAAAGCTGGTCCTATCCACAGTGGAAGAGTGATTATCCACCAGCTCCAATCAACGGTGTGGGTGAGCTTTAGGATGAGAAAAACGATGAAAAGAACTGTTGGAATCGACCAACTCTTCTTCGTTGTCCTTACGATAGTTTTGGGTGCCTGCTTAAGGCCAGTTTCAAGACCTTGCTTATAGCTGTCGAGATCTAGAGCCATGTCAATCTCCTTGTGTTTGTCGGGTAAAAGTGATGCAGACAGGATCAGGTTTCATCAGAACTTTCAGAGATCTACATTTCCTGCACTGGTATTCGGTCCACTTGTCATCTTTGTCTTTGACTTCCATCATCTGTCCCCTGAGACAGTTCGGACACTCAATTCTGTCATTGTCCATTCGTGATCCTCCTGTATAAAATATGCCTAACTAGAATGGTGTTTATTGATCAACAGCTCAGCTACTTCGTCAGGGACAAACTTGCGTAAATCGTACAATAGGCCTAGGTTATAAAGCTCTCGTACTGTTGAAGAACTGATACAACTGGCTTCATCTGGAAGATGAAAAAAAACCGTTTGAATATCAGGTTTAAGTTTAAGATTGACACTGGCGACAGATCTTTCATACTCAAAGTCGGTCACTGATCTAAAACTACGCACAATGTTGGTGGCACTGTGCTCGACACAAAAGAGAACAGTGGCTCCGGTATAAATTTCCACCTCAATATTGTGTATACCATGAAGACAACTAGAAATTGATTTTTCCAGAAGATCTTTTCTTATTTCTGGACTGAGAAAATTATTTGGTTTTTGAGGGTTGACACCAATCATCACATAGACTTTGTCGAAAATATTGGCCGCTTTTAAGATGAGCAATAAATGGCCCAGAGTAGGAGGGTCAAAACTACCAGGGTATACTGCTATTCGTGGCTCTTTCATATAGAGAAATATGCCAAAATAACAACGGCTCCCTTTCAGGAGCCGTTGTTTCAATGTTTGATTGCTCTTATGAGAGCATCATCCGTCTGATCTATAATGTGGCGCTGCATAGCATCCACAAGAAGCTTATTTGCCCAATCATAATCCGGATCCTTTCGAAGAGTACAGGCCTCGACGGCCCTATCGTATTCTACTTTATAGGAATCGAACATTTCGTAAAGATGGTCAAGTTCGACAGTACCAGCCCTAATGGCCAAAATGTCTTCCCTAAGTTTTCCAGAGATCGGATACTCAAGGTGACCAGTCTTTAGAAGGATGATTCCTTCGCCAAGGATACGAATTGTGTGGTATCCATTTTTCAGATCGTAGTGCAGCTTCTCGAAAGAATCGGTCTTCACTCTCCATCCATAGTTCTCGAATTCACTTTTCACATGGTCGTGAATCATATCAAGGTCGAGTCCCTTGTGGAACCGTTCCACATGCTGACGACCACTTTTGTAGTACTTTAGCAACTTGTTGAGAGTAATTGAATCTATCTCGTCAATGGCGTAATGTCTTCCAAGAGCCTGTTCGTAAATCTTTTCCATCTCAGCAAGACCAGTTTTGAGCGACTCATACCGGTTGTACTTCTCGTTCAACTTCGCCTTCTGAGACAGGGCGTAGCCAAAAAACTTGTTGGAGATTCTCTGGGAGACGATTCTCTCAGGATGAATCAGAAGTTCCTGAATGTCTCCAGATGAAGTGAGAACATTGTCGTCTCTGGCGAAAATAGTCTCAACGATGTTGGGGTTGTTTCCAAGCAACATGTGGAGATACTTTGCATAAGAGTAAGACTTGTCATCAACATCTTCAGGGGTGTTCCTTGTCTCAGAACCAGAAGACTTGGTGGAATTGTCTACCTCGTCGATTGGATGAAGGCCAAGCACCTCTTCAGGAGACGGAAGGAATACTTCCATGTAATCTGTGTCAGAATCAGCATGCATCAGACCATACATGGCGGATCCAATTTTTATTCGATAGATTACCTTTCTGGCCACTTTGTCTCCTTCAAATCCTTTATCAAAGCATTCCATGACTTCTCTGAATACTGAATAGTCACATTGTCGTTGACAAATACCATTATACGCCATCTCTCAGTGTCTCTATAATGAGAAAGGTTCCAGCCGTCTGCATTGAAACTATCAAAAAATCCTATCGAATCGACAGTGAAAGGAACATCTGTTTGTTCCACCAAGATCGTTGGAGCTGTTTTTGGAACTAAGGCTACTTTGGGTATTGGAAACAGAAGCCCAAAAACAAATCCTACAAGAAGACACAAGACACAACAGAAAATAATCCATCCTTGCAACCTCTTATAGGACCCAAAAACAATGTCTTTCATACTCATTTCATACTCCCTGTTTTTCTAGTTCTTCTCTGATCAACTGTAGCCGTCTTGTTGAATCGTTCAAAAAATCTCTTGGAGAATCATGATTTCTTTCAAGTGAATCTTCGAGCTCTTCAACAAGCATACTCAACTTAGTGAGAGGATGTAAATCATAGTGACTGCTTCTGTCGGTGATGACTCCATAGATCCTTTCAGCCCTATCATCATAGGCAAAAATAACACCATCATCAATGATCTCCTTGATCTTTTGAATCTTTAATTTTTCATCCATAGTAGTAAGCAACATATCACTCTCCTTCAGCTTGATTTGAACCAAGCGTATAAAACCATACTCATTACTAATACTGCCGGAAGTACAAGTGGAATTGCTAGATAGAAGAGGGAGAAATGGAAGATAATAGTAAGCACACCGAGAGCTATAATACCTCCAGCAGAAATGAAACAAGAGATATCAAAGAGTTTTCTTGGTGTAGTGTCTTTCACACAATGGTCTCAGTTCTGACGGCGTGGCACGTTTCACACTCATATACTTTCTTGAAAATCCACATCGTACCAGAGGGGTCCCACCCGTCCATTTTGATGTCATGGATGAGTTTCCATTTGTGATTGCATGGAGCGAGAATGGCTCTGCCACACTTAGTGCAATATTGATAGCCATCGTTCTGAACCTTATCGTATTTGTGTCGATGAAAGATCATACTCACCTCTGAATGAAATATGCCTGCCGGAAAAATACACGTTAGACAAAAAAGGGCTGAGAGGAACTCTCAGCCCTGGAAGGAAAGATACTCGCTGCGATTAGCGAGTGTTGGTGAGGCCCGCGCGGACGGCGGCGATGGCCTTGCGCTCCGAGGTGAAGTAGCCCAGATGCACCCTGCGACCATTGATCGTCGGGCGCGCGCGCCACATCTCGCGAGCGGACTCGTAGGAAACTCCAGTAATCTTCTTCGTTGCCATTCTTAACTCCTTCTTCTTTTAGCACCTTTACGGTAGCTTATTATGTGATGAAATATGCTCATGCCGCAAGCAGATGCTTGCACCGCAGAAATAAAAAACCCCTCTTTCGAGGGGCTATTATGATCACTGTTCATATTCTGAGCGTTCTCGTTCTTGCCGAGATAACTCAAGAAGCTTTTCGTTGAACTCTCTGGCTTGACGAACCCCATTGAAAGCTTTAATACTCTGTTTCTTCTGCTTTCTGCGTTCCATCCAAGCTTTGAGAGTCTTCATCCACATCACTCAATCGTCTCCGTGACGACACACGAGACCACGTCGTAGTAGACGCTATACGCACTGGTCTTGGCTTCGATGAAGCGCTCAGCCTTTTCCTTCGCCTGGTCTTCGTTCTCAGCCTTGACTAGATGGATGGCGTGGTGCTTCTTCTCCTCGTTCGATTCATACCAACGTTCTGTGTAGTAAATGTCCGCCAAAAAGAGTTTCATCTGACCCTCCCTACTTTACCTTCCGAGGTCGGCCACGCTTCCGCTTGGGAGGCTGTTCCAACGAGGCATCGACCACCTTTGTGACAGTCTCTTTCTCGTCACTCTTGAGTATGGCCTTCTGCTCTGCATCTTCCTTGGCTCTTGCAGCCTCACGAACAGCTTGAGCTTTGGCGATTTTCTTGCCGAGCTTCTCTTCCATTCCAGGACGGACGGTCAGAGAGTTCTTCCAGTCACCAGTATATGGAATCTTGACGGTGAGATCGGCTTCGTTGACAGTCTTCGGATCGAATATGGAATGCCACCAAAAACCCTTCCACTCGTCACAAAGAGGCTCGTCTCGGAACATCTGCCAGTGACCATCTTTGTCGCCCGCAGCATACATTGCCCAAGTATACTTGTCCCAAGGAATCTGTTGTTTCCAACCCATTATTTTCTCCTTTAGCTGTTGTAGCGATCAACGAAATCGACAATCGAAAGAGAAGTGGCGAGCATCACTCTCACCGTGGCATTGTGAAGCTTGACCCAGAAAAGAGAGCTGATCAGGCTTTTGTTTTCTATGATCGAGACGGAACACTCAAGATCCTCGGCCTCAATATCATCCTTCAGATTTTCAAGAGCGAAACGGAGATTCCTGCGGTTGAGAGCCCCTATTTGCATCGGAAGCTTCATGTCTCCGCGCTGATCACCTTCTCCAGCATTCATCTTGGATTGGAGCATCTCGACTGCTTCGTTTGTTTCCATATAGAGATTATATGCTTTGGAGCAATTGCTCTAAAATGCCCCTCTAGACCCAGCTCTTCATTACTTTGTCGAAAGCGCGACAGAGACTCTCTTTTGTGACGATCTTGATGGAAAAATACGATATGAGAGTTCGCCAATCTTCATCCCAAGTCATCGTTCCCTTTGGATCAAAATCCTTGAGATTGGCTCTCAGAGCCAGAAGTCGGTTTCTGTAAAGATCTCGATGAAAAGAACCCACGCTGGCTTTGCATGCAAGGGTGGCAGTTGGTTCATTGGGCTGAGTGTATTTCTCGTAGTGTTTCTTTTTGGAAGAAGATTGATTGGGGTTCCACCTCTTCCCCTTCACCCAACCATCATCATAGTCGTAGTCTTGTTCCTTCTCTTCATCATATGATTCATATTTTGACTGAGTCGGACGAGATTGAGAAGTTTCCCTCTTTACAGAAGTCACCCCCATCAAAGCATTGTAGGCTTCTGTGAGACGCTTGAACATCTCGGTGGCTGCTTTATCGGGATTGTGATCAGGATGGAATTGAATAGCCTTCTGCCTATAGGCAGACTTGATGTCCTCGGCGGAAGCCTCAGATGATATGCCCAAAATCATGTAGCAGTCTATTCGGTCCATGATAGATTATATGCCCTGACCGCATCGCTCTAAACACATCCTCCACAGCAGACATTGATTCCAGAGAGAACCTTTTCGACAGCTTCTCTGACCCTGTCATTAGCCTTGTCGGCATCATCCCAAATCAAACTGCCACTACTATCGACAATCTCTTCCCAGTCTGGAGTAAAGCTTACACTACCGGTTGAGTGACAACAGCCATGCTTTTCATAAATGATCTGATCATTGATCGTGATGGTGAGAGTACCAGAACATGAGTTAGGATATGCGCCGTCATAAGTGACTTCGATTTTTCCTTCAAGAAGTTCTTTTGCTACTTTCCAAATCTGATTGTCCATTTTGTCTTTCTTTTTCTTCCTTCTTATATTGTTCCAAAATCTTATCAGCCACATCCATCAAAAGAGTTGCCTCCTCTCCCATAGTTTTGATTCTGTCCCGAGTCATTTTATCTTTTTCTTTCCACAGTTCACACGTGCCCTCTTCTGAAAAAGCAAACCTACTCTCTTTTGTGTTGAGGATACAATGTTTGCCTCGAGAGTTTTCACAAACTCGGCAAATCTTTTCTTCGAGGAGATTTTTTGCTAGTTTGTCTAGATTGTCTTTTTCCATCTCCATTCCTATAAACTAGTTTTTGATAGTAGATCTTGTCTTCTGCAGGGGCCATTGGGAACACCCCTTCTTTAAACTTCACCCATCTTTCACACGTAACAAGAGATTTGTCTTTCTTACGAAAATTACAGTTGATTGCATAGGTACAATCTTTGCAACCTTTTTCTTCGAGAAGCCTTTTGGCTATCTCATTAGTTTTCATCTTTCCCACTCTTTGCAAGTTCCAGTATCTGGTCTGCTAAAATCATATTGACCTTGATGTTTGCAGAGAAATCCTAAAACGTCGTAATAAGCATGTTTACATGTATCACAACCCTTGCCTTCAAGAAGAGCCTTGGCTATCTGTACAGTGTCCATTTTTTACAAGTCCTGCCATATGGCACTTTTGTGTAGAAATGATCTCCTTGCTTTGAACAATAGGATCCAATTCCTAGATGAACACCAAAAGCACATGCATCACATGTTCTACCACTGAGAAGAGCATTAGCTATTTGGGCGGCCCATATTTCTTTATTCATAGTGATGTGGAAATCGTTCACCATTTTCTAATATAAGGTCGTCATAAATGTATTTATCACAAATATTTTCTGAAGGTCTGTCTTTTAGTTTGAAGTTAGTGCAGAACCTAAAGTCTGGATCATTAGGAAAAGGAGGAATCCATGCCAATTGGAAGAGACAGTTGATGCAACTACGTCCTTCTAGAAGGCTTTTTGCTGAATTTACTATCTCCAATTCCGTCAAGTGGGAACTCTTCCTTTTTTATCGGTTTTCTTCTGTTGGTAATAACATTGTCTGGCAACGTCCTCAGTCCAGCCAATGCCAACTGTTCATTTAGAGTTGCTCGAAATTTTGGACTATTCAAATCTTGATCATATACTCCACTCAAATCGTTTTTGAGCTCATCTTCTGCTTCTCTTTTGAGATCATCCCTTATCTTAGTAAGTTTTTCACTTACCTTCTTTTTTGATCCCTTTGAAACATCCACTTTAATGAGACGTCTGCCATTTCCTAACTCCTGAATCTGCACGTCAGGATTAACAGGAGAAATACGATTCTTATGGTACATTTCCTCTATCTCTTCTCGAGAGTAAGAGTTTGGACCATTCACTTGAGGAAATAAAACTGGCATGCGACTTTGTGGTCTAGGAGCTACTTTTGGTTTTGTTGCGATCCAAGCAGTTTTTTCTGCTCTATTGATTTCATCGATCTTTGCCTTCATTCTATCGACAAAATCAATCTCACCAAACAAAGTGAGCAGCCAAAATCTGAAACGAGGATATCCTATGACTCTATATGGAATCGGTTTTACGTGTACCGGCATACATTTGTGATGAAATATGCTTATAACCTTGGTTCGAAATGATTGCAATAGTATTCGGGCTCGACTGGAAATACATCGGCAGGCGACGATGGCCATCTACAATGGCATTTCCATAGAATAGTTCGGACAACTTCTTTAGTCTTTGGATCATGAACAGGTTCTTCTCGATAAATACAATGTTTGCAAAACATGCAACATTTTCCAATGAGGAGACGTTTTGCCAGGGTAGCTGGCTCTTCTATCATCGTTGTTTCCAATGATGGCAGGTATCTTCACGACTGACTGATTGTCCTCTTGATTTTCTCTTGTCAAGTTCACAAGAATAAGAGTGCATGGTTTGTTGTGTCCATTTTGACCAGTGACTGCTGACTGAACAATTTCTGCAGTTCTCACAAATCTTTCCAAGAATGAGTCGCTTAGCATAAACATCTGCTGAAAGATCCATATCAGTAAAATAGGGTGCGTTCTCTTTCATTTTTTCTCCTGCCAATATTGACAAAAATCAAAAGGTTCAACTCTCATCATAGTGATTTTGTTTGGATTATAGATCTGTTGATGCTCAATTATATGATATTCGCGCGCACATTTCTAACATACAACTTCTCGAAAAGGATTACCATTCATGTCCCACGCTGGCCGCTCCGTCACTGAACACCATTTACAGGTTTTACACAGCTGATTGAGTAAAAGATGTTTAGCCTCTGTTATCTCATTCATCTGATGAATGCTACATCTATTTCATTTAGTGCCCACTGATCGCAAGTTCCACTCTCATGCATTCTTTCCCATTGCCATCCAATAGCCTCTCCCCACCAAGTGAAACAATGTCGGTCCTGTTTATTAACCTTGCAAGTGTTGCATCCTTTGCCACTCAATAGATTTTTAGCGATTTGATCATCAGACATGTGGATGATTTTTCTCCCATCGTCTACAAGTATAGATTTCTGGTCGATCTCTCATCAAAGATACATAATCGTTGTCGTCATTGATTGCGTATGTTATTCCAGCTGCTCTCTTTTTCCTCATCTCGTCCAGCCACTTTTCATGGACGACATCAAGCAAGAGATTACAGTTCTTGTTCAGACTGTTTCCATGCCAACACGCGTCACAGTTTTTGCCCTCGAGAAGATTTTTCGCTACAACATCATTCGAAATCACCGGGTCGAATCTCCTTTTCTCTCCAATGCTCACATGTTCCTCTGGCTTCCATTTTTTTCCAAAGTAGTGTTCCAGTTGGACCGTATGGTGTAAAAATCATGCACGCTCCCTTGTTTTTGAAAGTTTTGCATGTATCACAAATCTGATCCGATAAAAATGCCTTTGCTAGTTCTGTCTCTGTCATAAAATCTTATTTCCACCCATATAGATCATGGTCCATAGTCCCCAGTTTTTGCAAGTTTTCTTCTTTGGAAGTGGTCGATTATTGCTGGCAAATCGGCACACATTGTCGATGTTGTTTGGACATGTATTACATGTTTTTCCTTCAAGATGATTTTTAGCAGCTTGTGATGTTTTCACATTCCAATCCATTGTCCAACTTTAATGTTTGATAGCTTTTGCAAAGCTTTTCTAATACGAAGAAACTTCTTGCGACGAAAGAGCTCTTGCTTCTTTTCTTCCCAATGATCACAACTCTTCTCAGGAGGAAAGTGATAGCGAATCAGATAGGAGTTTGGTTCGGTTCCGGCGTCTATGACAAGCCCACAACATTGTTCGTCTTTAGCATCTATAATGAGAAACTGTGCTGGAAGGCTTCTTAGGCAATTATCACACGTTGGACCGAGTAGAAGGACTTTGGCTTCCTGAGAGCGACCCATCATCCTCCCACCAAATGCAGAGCTCAGACTCCACAGTAGGCCCTGCAATAACGAAATCTTTCTGTTTGTTTGCCGGATTGATGATTCTCTCACAGAGACTTTCTTTCGCATTGAAGTTTTTGCAGTTCCCACACCTCGCTCCAATCATCCGAAGTTTAGTAAATCTATGATAAGACACTAAAACTCCTGATTCATTTGCTCTTGCAGATTGATGCTATCCTGGGCTACCTTTATATTGCTTCTTGCAGGATCATACTTGGGGCATGTGCTTAGACATTCATTCCAGAGCTGAATTGCCTTGAGTAAATCTCCATTGGCGAAAGCTTCAACACCGTCAAGATAAAGTTCATCGGCTTTTACTTTAGCAACTGCTCTTCCAAAATCACCGAGTTGAAACTTGGCCTCTACAGAGAACTGATCGGCGAACCCAGAGCTTGCTAGGTTGAGATTATAGTTGGCAACAATAGAGAGTGTGCCTATATTGACAGAAGCTCCCAGAGTAACAAATGGGTCTCCACCCGTCACTCTAAACCCAGTCTGCAATGAAATAAACTCTGCCATTTCGACGTTAGCTCCTATGGCAAAATAAGGAGACATGGCTGGATACCTATTGTCAAAGCTGAATGGAAAGTTGAGATCCACATCAATAGTCAATGGTCTGATTGGAGAATAGGCCAAACCAACAGTGGTCATTGTTGGAAGATTCTCTTGAAGAGATGTAAATCCAAGATTCTTCACGGTGAGACCTATTGAAAAGTTTTTGTCAGTTGAGTAATAGAACTTGAAAAGATTGAATCGAGTAAGAAGTCCTATGTCAAAAACTCCAGCAATAGTAGACTGATCCTCAGCAATATTTGAAGGAACATACCGATAAGCAAGCTTTGAGTTCAAACCGACTGCAAGACCAAAGAAATAGTAGTTGGAGAAAAAGTTGTATGAAGTGTTGAAGGTGATGACCCCCTCACTATAGTAACCATTTCCAAGTGAAAGTCCCCAATCGTTGTAGTGAGTGAAGGGAACATAGAGGAGTTTTGCACTCGCTCCGAATCCGAAATCACCGAGCCTCATTGTGTAGATAACGCTTTCGAAGTTTGAGTCAGCAATCCAGTCATGATGAATGAAGCCAAGTTCAGTGAATGGAAGAACAGAACTAGCTGCGGGATTGATTTCGATAGCAGTTGAATCGTTGGCATAAGCTGTGAATGCAGTTCCCATTCCTTCATACTTTCCGCCAACAGGAATTAGAAGGATTGGAAGAGTCGTGAGTCCTGAGTTTGGATCTATTGAGAATAAACTAGTCGCAGATGAGTAAAACGATGCAAAGTCGGCAAAGCAGCTTGTTGAAATGAGTATCAGGATTAGGATAACTAAGAGCTTTTTCATAGCTTTCCTTTGGTATCAAGTCGTCGCTCCTGTTCACTTTTATTAGTTTCCAAAATAAATATGCTCTTCCGCACACGGTTTGACCTGAACCAAGTTATCTTTCTGCACGAACATGTTCGATGCAGAATCAAAAAAGGGGCCGAAGCCCCTTTTTTATTTTGCCTCTTCAATGTTGATGATTGTGCCATGCACTCCTGCCAAAGGTTTACTTGAAATGTGGAGAATGCATGATTGGACGTATTGCTGGTGATATACTCCCTGTACGTCCCAGAAATACAAGTACTCAATTGAGCCTCCATATGTGCCGTCATCACCAAGAACTTCTTGAGTGTAGTACTGCTTGCCATCGATGACAACGGGCATATAATAACCACTTGAGCTGCCAGAAACAGTTGAGGGACTGAGTCTCTTTCCAGAGCTGGTAATCTTTCCCTTCACGGTGAAATACATCATGACCTGTCCTGAATAGGGCGAAATCACATACAGATGCTTGATGCTTCCAATCTGATTCTCTTGTTCCAGTCTGTCCGACACATTTTTCTGTTCAACTGTGAGTCCATCTGGACCAACGGCAACCTTTGCCGTAATCTTTGTGACTCCCGTGTCCGACTTTGCCTGAACATTTGGACCGCATGCAACAAGTCCAAACAGAACAGCTATAGCTGCCAAAACCATCAAAACTCTTTTCATTCTTCTTCTCCTCTCTACTCTGTCTTATAAGGTGTATATTCTCTAGGCATAACTTCAGTCTCACCTTTTGGCAAATCACCAACGTTCGTGAATCTCCAGTTGAACTTGGCCATCTGAGCGTTGTATTCTGCAGCTGTGCTATTGTAGCTCAGAATAACTCCGGTAGTCTCATCACTCCAGATATTGTATTGCTCAAGATCGCTTCTAGGCCAATCCTTGCGAGCGGTGCCCCTATACATGTTTTCCATATTTGTGATGCGACGCTGCAGCACCTTGATATCAGCGTTCTTGGCATCAAGAGATGCTTTCGCATTTTTGAAGTATTCATACTTCGCGAGCAGTTCTTCGGGCTTGAACTGATTATAAGCAGTATCAAACCCATTATTGACCATCTTATTGGCTGTCACAACTGTTCGGACACATCCAAACAGAGACATCAAGACAATCAACACAACAAAAATCTTTAACAACCTCATTTCTTCCTCCATGTTTAAAAAATTACTGAGGCTCTTTGGTTCCAAGTCGCTTCTCCCACTTCTCACAGGTTTTCTCTTGTGGAAGAGGAGGACACGCAGCCTTGAACTCTTCCCTCAGCTCAAACCCAGGAATGTGATAGATTTCACCAACGATGATGTCTCTGACACTGTGCCCACAGCGAGATTCTTTTGAAACGTAATCTTCTAGCCTGAATCGGCAGTTTTCACATTTCTTTCCTTGAAGGAGGTTCTTCGCTATCACATTCTCATTCCCGGTAACTGAATCCATTTGTTATTACGTCGGTTTCAAACCCCTCTACTTCTTTTACCTCCCCTTCAAAGTAAATAGTGGCTTTTCCGTCGTATCCTCTCATACCCTCATACCTTTGCGGGTTTCCCTGCAGTCTGATCGAGGGGTAGTATTTCAAAAGATGTTGAACCTGAACTAGCTTGTCTTTCTTCACGTGCATGTTCGCTAGCATGTTTCGGACCTCTCATCCCAGATGATAAATCTTATTGCGATCATACTCTTCATATTCAAAAATATGCAGAGTGTTGGGTTCATGCCAGGTGACATTGTTTTGAACCGAACATATATACCTGAGATCCCAATACAATTCATCATCAATCCCACATTCGTTCTTGAAGAGTCTGAAATGACGGACCTCAGTCTTTGTTTCAGAATCATCAACAATGAACCAAAGATACAATCTATGGTCATATTCCTGAATAGATAGGATCTTTGAATGTTGTGGGAGAGTGATGTCAAGCTTATCGGCAGGATCGAAGAAAAACTCTTGGACTTTTTTCATTTATTTTCTCCGACAGACTGGGAGGACGTCCTCCCAGTCGTTTGATTTGTTGAAATGCTAGAGAGACTTGAGAGCCTGAACATTGATCTCATGCATGCTCCTACGCCGAAAATCGCGTCTGATTCCCTGGCTGGTGAGCTTTGCGAGAATCGTATCCACGTTCTTCCAGACTGCCACAGATCCATCTCCAAGAGCGTTTGCGACGGCAGCAACTTCTAGGGTGCTGAAGCCCTTCCCATTTCTCCAACCCTGGTGGCCGATGACCTTTGCTCGAATTGCCATAACTCCTCCTATTTCGCCGGTTTGATGGTAAAAGCGTGTCCGTTTCTGACAAATGTGAACTTGTCAGAAACCTTATCGTCTTTCATCCCTGAGAGCATGTCGTTGATGTCGTCTGGATGGACCAAATACGTCATCCCTTTATTCTCAGATTCGAAAGCAGATAGACTGCCACGATAGTTTTTGTCGAAAATGAGAGTGTCATTCCAGACAAAATTGTTTTTCCAAATCGGTTCGTATTTCACTCCATCGCTCACATAATCGTGAGGAGTGTACATGGGTTGATTGGCCATAAATTCACTTGTCTTGGTGTAAAAAGGAACCGGAAAATCATCACCATCGATGCAACACATAGCATGATACTTTTTGGTTCCAAGAGAGATAGTGAGAGCGATGAGAAAAGAGACAACCATCATCATGGCCGCCATGAGACCAAAATAGGTGATTGGAAAACCGAGAGTAGAAGGATGAAACTTGACGAAATCAGTGAAAGGAAAAACGAATATGCAAAGAATGCGCATGCTCACCATGGCCCCGAGCCATGCAAGAACGATCTGCGCACCGTTTCCAACTCTTGTGTTGAAAAACTTGATTCTCTTGTCTCTCATTTCATCCCTCCATCTCTGACCAAGGATAGATCGACTTGATGTTTTCAAGTCGGAACCATCGCCCATTCTTTTTGTCTTGACTCCCACTGGGACCACAAAACCCACCATCTTTGTTGATGGCAGCTAGATCGTTCAACCTCAAACGGTCGTTCTTTTCCTGCATTCCACCATAGGTGCCGAAGTAGCGTGACCCAGATTTCGTCACTATAAAGACTTTTTTGCCTTGCCAATGGAGCAGAGTTTTCTGATCCAGCTTAGGATGGGGCCAAATCATCTGTGGGATCTGTCCCATCATCTAGAAATCCCTCTTTCCATCGTAGATGGCCTTGATCACCGGAAACCGGAGAGAGTAGTTTCCGTTCTGATCACGTGATTCTTCAAAATATTTCACGCAAATCGTCTTTCCGATGATCTTCTCAGGATGGGCATAGAAATCCATGCGCTGTTCCTGAGAGAACCCGGAACCAACCGAAACGACATTGCCCTTGTGCTCGATCTTGACATCCGAAAGCATGGTTTTCGTGACTTCCTTGCCATTCACGATGATGCGGATGGGCCCCATGGTGGCATCCTTCACAACCCATTCTCCATCTTTGAACTGTTTTACCTTCAGCATGTCCTTCGAACGGCCAGCTTCGTAGACGGTATCCATGCGGAGAATCAGACCCTCCCATCCCTTTGCCTGGCCCTCGGCGACGAAGTCCGTGAGGTCCTTTTCGCAGGTGACTGGACGCTGCTCGACAGGATCGAGGACCTTGCGGTCGAAGATCCCTTCCTTCACGAAGGAGTTGATGTCAGCATTGCGCTTGGAGAAAGTGTCGCTCGGCTTCAACATCTCGAACTCTTCGAGAGACATCATGTCAAAGATCTTGTACTTGGGATTCGGGATGGTGAAGTCCTTGCGCTTGATCAACTTGATGACATCCGTGAAGTTCTCATTGCCGTTCGCATCAACGATACAAATCTCCCCATCAAGGACCAAACCAGTACCAGTTCCACTCCACCGCTTCTTGTTGGCGGTGTTGAACGACTTCTCGATGGCCTGCTTGACTACGTTGAGTGTGGTGAATTCTTTGCCGGAACGAGAAAGAAACTCGACATCTCCATTCGCCTTGGTGATGCATATGCAACGGCAGTTGTGTGTCAGAATGCCATTGACAAAGTAGTTGTGGTTGTCGGCGACCTCGAGGTCAAATCGATCTTCTGATTCGATCTTCGTGATGGATTTGATGGCTATTCTTTTCATGTGTTCATTATACTCCATTGCTTCTCT